AGTCTTATAAAGATCTGCAATAGGGGCGATATCAACTCCACCGTCACCATATTTAGTATAAAATCCTACACCATAATCTTCAACTTTGTTTCCAGTACCAACAACAATACCACTTACAGAACCCGCAACTTGATATAGTGTAACCATGCGAATACGAGACTTTGTATTCGCATTTGCCAATTGATTTGAAACAAACTGAGAATTAATTGATTCGAAAGAATTTACGAGTTGGTCATATGTACTCGTTAAATCAATTCTAATCTTAGTAACATTATCATACTTATCTTCCAGTAAAGAACTATACTCATCAGACAAAGTATCATTCTTAGCACTAGAATGGAGTGGCATAGAAAGAACATAAGTTGGAAGACCGGTTTCTGCACAAAGAGTTGCTACAACAGCAGAATCAATTCCACCAGAAACTCCAACAACAAAAGACTTAATAGTTGGATATTCTATGGCATAATCACCCAACCACTTAACAATATCAGTCTTTACCTTATTATAATCAGTAATTCTATTCATGACTCATTGTAAATTTTATTGATCGTTTTTAAGAAGTTTTCAATAACACTATAATATGTTCCTTTAGATTTTGCAAACAACTTTCCTTGTTTTTGTTTTTCTAAACGTGCTTCTTCATTGTTTAGATAATACTCCACTTTTTTTTCCAAGTCAGTATAATCCGAAACATAAACTGCAACACCATCAGTTGCATCTACAGCCATTTCACAATCAGTTAAAACTACACAACCGTAAGCAATGCCCTCAAATACTCTTTCTGTAGGTAGACCATTTTTAATATTATCGTCGGAGTTAAACCCTAGACAAATTTTAGAACCTAGAAAAGCGTTTCGGATACGTTCAGATTCATCAAGAAATGGAGGCCAATAATGAATAAAGCAATTATATTTTTGTTCTAACTTACGAGACCATTCCTCCTTATAGTTGCATCCCGAAAATCCACAATCATACTCATCAGTTCTTTGGGATAGAATATAATCAATATCATTTGGATTAATACTGGCAGCAAAAGGAAGAGAAACATAATTTGGATGATTTACATATTCCCTGAAGTGCTCTCCAAAATATGAAAAATCAGGATCTCTATAATACTCTCCAGTAAAAATATACTTTTTGAATGGAAAGTCTTTTTCTTTATAGTGATTATTCAATACATTATGGAAAGTCCAAAAAATCCAAGTAGTTTTTTGAAACTTATTTGCCAAATAATCAAAGTAGTCCATCCAATTAGAACTTCTTTGATCATAAAAGTTATCACACATCAAGAATATTTGATCTTCAGAATCTTCGATTTCTTCAAAGTTTTTTAAATCATATGCTTCAAGACCATATAAAGAAAAACCATTCACAAATTTCATACTCATCAAATAGTGAGTACCCTTTGTCGGATACTCACTTGTATTAACAAGGTATATTTTTTTCATTATCAAGAAGAAGTTTTGGAGTCTTTTTTCAGAATTTGATTTTTAATCCAAGAATAAGTTTTAGCAATTCCATCTTCAAGTGCCTGAGAATAATCCCATCCCAGTTTTTCACGAATCAAATCATTATTTGAATTACGTCCACGAACTCCAAGAGGGGCATCTAAAATATGTTCTTTACCTACCACTTTATCAGCAACTTTGGCAGCAGTATCAACAAGTTGATTGATAGTTACCATTTCTTCAGAACCAATATTAACTGGTCCCATAAAATCACTATCCATCAATCTGCGGGTTGCTTCAATGCATTCATCAATATACAAGAAGGAACGAGTTTGTAGGCCATCTCCCCACACTTCGATGGTTCCACCTTCCTCAGGAAGATAGGCAACTTTACGGCAGATTGCTGCTGGCGCTTTTTCTCTACCTCCTTCCCAAGTTCCCTCTGGTCCAAAGATATTATGATACCTAGCAACCCGAACAGGGATCCTATAATTACGATTATAAGCGAAAAACAACCGCTCTGAGAACAACTTCTCCCAACCATATTCAGAATCTGGATTTGCGGGGTATGCTGAATCTTCACGGCAATCTGGATTATCTGGGTCTAATTGATTGTGTTCTGGATACATACAAGCAGAACTAGAGTAAAAAATCTTAGTTTTGTTTACTCCCTTAAAGTCATTCAACTGTCTCTGAGACTCAAGGACATTCAAATTAATACTTGCAGAATTATGCATAATGTCAGCATCATTCTCACCAGAAAAAACAAATCCTGCACCACCCATATCAGCAGCAAACTGATAGATTTCATCAAAAGTATCAATATATTGAGATGCTACAAAGTGATAGAAATTGCCGAGATATCCTTTAAACTGAAGCACTCTTTCCACAAAATTAGCGTCTCTCAAATCCCCCTGAACAAACTCATTTGCCTCAGAAATTGAAAATTCAGGATATTTAAGATCTACACCACGGACCCAATACCCTTCTGCCCGCAGTCTTTTTACCATGTGGCTTCCAATAAAACCACCAGCACCAAGAACAAGTGCTGTTTTCTTATAGTCACTCATAGATGAATAAATTACTCTTAGTATATATTATATAAAAAAAGGTGGGTTTATGCAACCCACCTTCGCAATTCAGGCTCGCCACCAATTCTTTGACTGGAAATTGGAAACCAGGCGGGAGAGAGTCCCATCCGCACCACTTGCTCTTGAGAGAAGCAAGAAACTCATAGGGGTCATTTTGACTCCACCACTTAGTTTTGTGAAACTAAGAAAATTTGGGTTAACTTTGATATCTCGGTAATACCAAAGAATGCACATAAGAATAGTACATCCCAAAGTTTAAGTTTAATAGCAAAGGGTACTGTGAGTAATCCTCCAACAACCTTTATCATTAAACCATATTTAAATTCTCCCCATAACATAGTTTGATAACCAATGATGAGGAGAATATTCCCAATCCACCGAAGCAAATCAGATTTAGACATAAGGGGTTTTGCTCCCGACCAGTGCTGTTAAAGTCCATCCGTGACTATTTACTCATCATCGTCTCTCACATAACAAGGGACCCTATCAGGGTCTAACCATTTCGCATATTCAATGTCTTCCATAGCAGTAGAACATTGTAGAACATTATCAAAAAGATAAATGTCATTCCAGCGTTTGGTGTATTCGTTTTGCTTTTGCATACGATAATCAGGTTTACCGTTGATTTCAAGAATACCAACTTCTACAAATCGATATCCTTCACGTTCTAAAAGGACTTTAGGAAGTCGTGTTGTCATGCAACCTCAACGGATTCAAGATCTGCAAGAACATATTCCATAAGCATTTCATAGTCATCAAGGGGATCACCAGAGAATACTACACCTTCATTCTCATAAAAACGACGAACCTTTTTGTAGAGTTTCGGATTCTTTACATCAAGATAGAAATCGCCGTTTGCTGCACCACGAAGGGTTTGAACGTCTTTCTTGAATTTTGCTGTGAGAGTCATTGTTTTGAATGTTGACCTTAGTATTATAAGGGTTTGACTTGGAGAAGTCAAGGTGGACAGATTTGTTTCTGTCCTATGCTCCTTGCGTGGATCGAACACGCCTCGGGCGAATTATGAGTTCGCTGCATTCACCAGATTGCTAAAGGAGCGATGGGAATACTGGGAGTTGAACCCAGACTAAGCCCTTATAAGGAGCCCGCTCTAACCATTAAGCTATACTCCCGTGGTAGGACTGCTGAGACTTGAACTCAGTTCACACCGTTATAAGCAGTGGGCCTTAACCCATAGGCGACAGTCCCATAAGACCAGATCTATTGTAGAGGACCTGGAACTCTTCGTCAAGAACCTTCTTCGTGGTCGGTATGTATTCGTATTACATCAGCATCCACTTTAGATTCTACTGCAAACTTTATGGTTTCGTTATATGGAACTATCACTGCGTTTCTTTCTCCATCAGTAATAATAAATGATTCGCCATTTTCTACTCTTTCTATTAGATTATCAAAATCTTCTTGAAACTCTTCGACTGTAAACTTTTGGAGATCTGAAAGTTCTGGATACATTTTCATAAAGTGAAGTTTTATGAGTCGGAATGACAGGATTCGAACCTGCGACATCTCGCTCCCAAAGCGAGTGCTCTACCAAACTGAGCTACATTCCGTTACTTGTTTTTGTGTATAAACATAATACCAGCAAATGGTATGATTGTCAACCCACATCCACATAAGAAAAGAAAGAAAGGACTTGCTGCTAGTGTCTCAACTAAGTGGAAAATCATCTTCCTCTCCAGTTCTTGTATTCATAGTACATGTATTGGTCCACTTCGTCAAGTCCTTGTAATGGTGCATTATCTGTTCTAGTAGACCATTCTTTGCAAAACTGTTTAATATCTATATTGTTTGCAATACCGTGTCCATACATTCTCACAAAAGCAGACATTGCAAAATTATACTTTTGCTTATTGGGGATATGCATTATTGAGTCCCCATACAATAAACAATCCAACAATACCAATGATAGTCATTGCTGTAAAAATTGTATTACTCATCTTCTTCGTCCTCGTAAGTTGATGGTTCTTCGAAGAGTTCATCCATTTTTTGTTGAAAAACTCTTTGATTTAATTTTTGCAAATCTTCTTCTGTAATTGATACCATTAGTTTAAAGTAATTTTAAGAAATGGAAGTAAAGGTGGAATAACCCCAACCAATCTCAAAAGTCCCTCAGCAAATAAAGCAAGAACCACCCAACCGACGCACATACTAATGATAGAAGCATTACGGTTGTGTCTTCGTATAGCAGCATCGATCATCTCCTGAACTTCAGAACGTGTGATAAATTCTTCTTGTTCGTGCATCATTTCTCATCTCCAAGAAACTTTGCAAGAGGATCTTTTTTAGTCTTCACGATTTCACATGACCTATAATAAAACATATTATTGGTGTTACCAGAGGCTTCAAAAGTTGCCTTGATCTTCACCCAATTATCATAGGTGTGTTGATCCATAGGTTTGTTCCTGTGATACTACTATATAATAATCACAGACATTTTAAAGTCAACTCTTTGTGTTCATATCGTAACACTGTTGAAGAAATTGTTAAATTTGTAACTATTCTTAAAACGGAAGCGGTAGGATTTGAACCCACGAACGCTATTAACGTTGGTTGTTTTCAAGACAACTGCCATAAACCACTCGGCCACGCTTCCAATATTAGAGGTTCAACGAACCTCAAAATCCAAACGCTTTACTTTACGTTGGCGTCTTGCTTCCTGAAAAGCAAGATCTTGTGAAGAGAGAAAATTTGATTTTTGTTCTCTCTGAATAGAGTTTAACATAACAATGCGAGATAAGTCAACAGCTGAAACTTTATCTCCACGAATTGTTGCCATATTTGGACAACCACAAGTAACTGTTTTAGTTTGGTGTCCTATTAATTCTTTATTACAATCTTTACATCTTATTGAAATCATTGTTCTTCATCCTATTCATTGTAAGTGCGATCTTAACATCCAAACAAATTTGCCATGAGACTCCATTAAATCTTGAACTAGATTGGCAGTAGCATATGACTTTTGATTTTCAGACTCTTCCGAAATCTCTTGCATCAGTTCACAAAACTTGGTATTGTTATCAAGAAGTTCTTGAAGCATTTCTTTTGCTCCTGTTGAACTTGCTGCTTCTTTGATTTGAGTTACCTCAAGCATTCTCGAAAGAGAACTGAGAGGTTTTACGTTCAAATAACGCATATGCTCTGAGAGACGATCAATCTCTTCAAACATAGTTTCATATTGACCACCGAAGAGTTGGTGGAGTTGGGTGAAATCTTCGCCAACAACATTCCAATGAAAAGCCCAGGTTTTATGGAATAAAACAAAAAGTGATGACTGAGCATCACTTAAGAGTTTATAAAGTTTTTCCATTATACTCTTTTTGAAATATTTATGCAACTATCTTCCATAGTCATCTTGCAATCTTACTATATCATCTTCATCACACTTACCAACCTGAACTTCAATAAAGGTCAGACCATCACTGTCGGCAGATGCTCTATGAACGGATTGTTTTTGTATATAATATGAAGTCTTTGAAGAAGTTGAGTATTCAGTTCCATCAATAATTACTTTTCCAGATCCATCAACAATAGTCCAGTACTCATCTCTATGATTGTGATACTGTAGAGAGAACTGCTGATAAGGATTAACTACGATTCTTTTAACTTTATAATTTTCCTCTTCTAGAAGAATTTCATAAGTTCCCCAAGGTCTTTTGTATATCATATTTTTTACTTTATATATGGGCGATGACGGATTCGAACCGCCGACCTACTCCGTGTAAAGGAGGCACTCTACCGCTGAGTTAATCGCCCTCTAACGGGGGTGATCAAGTCCCCGACCTAAGCAAACTTAGGATTTAGTGAATCGGATATGATAGTCCCGATTCTTATGAAAGAACCTAAGTCCTTTCAACTGGGGCGGCAGGGATCGAACCTGCGACCTAGATGTTAACAGCATCCCGCTACTACCGCTGAGCTACACCCCATTATAAGGAAGTTACTGGACTTACACCAGTTCAAAGGGCATTGTCTGCTTGTCTCGTTTCTTTGACTTAACTTCCTTTGGCGTCTACCTAGTTAATCGCTAGGGACTACCAAGAGCGGAGTATCGGAATCGAACCGACGACATCTAACTTGGAAGGATAGCGTTCTACCGCTGAACTAACTCCGCAGGAGGAAAACACAAAACGTGGCGGTGTTTTGTGTTTTCCAAGTTATAGCAACTTCAGAATGGCGGTTCTTTAGTTGCTAGGTTTGGCATCTACAGAATGGCCGTTCCATAGATACCGATTTGGCAATTATAAAGTGGCGGTTCTATAATTGCCAATTCCCAAAGTAGGATTCGAACCTACAAGTTATAAACTTCTACCTTTTAGATTTTAGGATTTGTTTTTTATATAGTAACAAACTTTTGATAGTTTGTCAAGTGTCGATGAGAGGACTTGAACCTCCACAGATTAATCTACTGGAACCTAAACCCAGCGCGTCTACCAATTCCGCCACATCGACTTGATGGAGTAAGTGTGATATATCTCATAAGGATATAACAGTGACTTACCCTCTATCACTTTTATATAGTAACAGACTCTAAAGAATCAGTCAAGCATCTAAAGGAAAGAAGCATTCTGAAGAAACTAAAAGAAAAATGCGAGAAGCAGCACAATCTTATAGAACTCCAGAATATAGGAAAAAAATATCAGATAGAATGACTGGAAGAAAAATATCAGATGAAACTAGAGAAAGACAAAAAATTGCTGCTAAAAAAAGATGCGAAATGCAAAAACTTGATAGAATGGTAAAGCAATCAAATCAAGTAAATTTTTTAATTTGTTTATGGGAATCTGATTTTTAATCACCACGCCCAACTTACGGCTGAAAATCGACGACCACGAGTTGCTTCAGTTACGCCGTGTGGGTAGAGAAAAAGGCTGGGAAACATTATGATGTCGCCTTTACCAAGAGGCACAATGTAGTCGTCCCAAAAATATAAATCTGCTCCTTCATAGTCATCATTCAAATTTAGAATGAATGAAAGCACTGGAATTCCAGCGTCTTGTGTATTCCAGAGACTGTGAATGTGGTCGTGATGTTGTCTCATAATCTGACCAGGACTATAACGATTGAAACGAATCGCAGAGAACTTGTTCATAATCTGCATCGTTCGTTCACATTCAAAGTGATACTTGGCATTATATGCAGCACCTGCCTGAATCATAAAAGGCGTCAAGAGCGATTGATGTTCCGCAGTAATATTCTGAACATCAAGTTCCATTGTTTCTTCTGAACCAAATGTTCCCTGCACGGCATTATACCAACTATGAGGTCTCCATTCTTTCTTTTCAATCTCATCTACGAGATAATCACATAGATTTGGCGGAATAATACCACGCTCTACGTGAATAAGGTCTTTCAGTTGTGTATTAGGATTGTTCATACGCACCTCTCAAGTGGAAGATAAGTTAAAGAATTTATATCACCAAGACTACCCTTTGCCCAAGTATTAAAGGACAAACTGATTCGTTCTGTTTCTGATTGATTAGCAGGAACACTATGAGTCAGATTACTAGGGAAGATAATCAGTTCTCCTGCTTTCATTGGCAACAGAAATGTAGCACTATTAAAGTTATTGAACTTCTCACATTGAAGACTCACATCTCTTTGTGATTTACTACGAAACTGAATGGGTGGTAGTTGTTCATTAATCACAGGATACCATACTCCACTCACCAAACTATTTGGGTGAACGTGTTCGTGATGAGATTCTCCTTTACCAGACTTGTTAATCCACGATTGAGTAATTACAAGTTCATCAGTAGAGTTCATAATCTCTTTGACGAACTTATAAATCTTGGATTGAATAAATGCTCTGATATTATTCAACTCTGGTTTATCAAGTACAAAAGTATCTTCTGACTGGCGATTGTAGTGAATCACATTACCCACTATCACTTTTATATAGTAACAGACTCTAAAGAATCTGTCAAGCGTCCTTTGAGAGATTCGAACTCCCGACACATAGGTTCGTAGCCTACTGCTCTGTTCCACTGAGCTAAAAGGACAAGTTCTGAGAGTAGGATTCGAACCCACGAATGGCGGGACCAAAACCCGCTGCCTTACCACTTGGCGACCTCAGAAGCCCTCAGTCGGATTTGAACCAACGACCTACTCATTACTAGTGAGTTGCTCTACCACTGAGCTATAAGGGCGGGGTGCCGTGAGGGAATCGAACCCTCATATAGAGAACCACAATCTCCTGTCTTACCATTAGACTAACGACACAAGGCAGTAGATAGATTTGAACTATCGACCATAGGCATATGAGACCCGTGCTCTGCCAGACTGAGCTATACTGCCAAACGGAAGTGGTTGGATTCGAACCAACGGATGCCTATAAAGACATCGGCGGATTAGCAATCCACTGCATTAGACCTCTCTGCCACACTTCCTTAATGTTGCCTTCAATTAACCTAAGTGCGATTTAGGTTGCCTCAAGACAACAATGGAAACAACTGGACTCGAACCAGTTATCAGTCGAATGCTTTACCAACTAAGCTATGTTTCCTTGGTATTCCTAACGGGATTCGAACCCGTGCTGCCACCTTGAAAGGGTGGTGACCTAACCGCTAGTCGATAGGAACTTAATGCTGACGGCATTCTGGATTATCAGCTCCAGCGCAAATCAGCAACGACCCATACGGGATTTGAACCCGTGTTCTCCACCGTGACAGGGTGGCGTGATAGACCGCTACACTAATGGGTCAAGGTGGGACATCTCGGATTCGAACCGAGGACTAATCGGTTAAAAGCCGAATACTCTACCGCTGAGTTAATGTCCCAATAATGTGATAGATATTCAGTTGTCGATGTGCTGGTGGTCTCTCAACCACCCTTTAAGAATACCACCTTTTGGGCTCTGGGGGGAGATTGGTGGACGCTTAGGAAACTGGTCCAAGCAACAAAAAAGGGGAGGAAACTTTTGGTTTCTCTCCCCTGTCTTTTGCTTTTATGGATTACATCTTACATATGTCTTTCCATTTCAGCAAACAGGGGAGTACCCTCAATATGCCATTCGCGGCAATCGAGATTACTAATCTGTTTGATGGTGATTTGGAAAGACATTGTTTTCGACCTAAGTGTGTTTATTTATAAGACTTTTATTTAAAAAAGTCAACAGGCTCACCTGGAATCGAACCAGGGACGACCGCTTAGAAGGCGGTAGTTATATCCGCTTAACTATGAGCCCTTAATTTGTTTACCTGTTTATTCTACTACTCCTTTTTACAGGTGTCAAGCCATGGAGCACATATCCTCATTTCTCCTCCAAGTTTCTTGCACTCTTCAGTATAACACTTAGAAGTATCTAAAGGCCTCTCTATCAACCTCGACAAAGGTACTCTAGGTGGATCAGAGTCTCTTGTCAAGCGTTCATACTCTACGATTGCTCTGTCCACATCTCTCCAGACTCTCCTATCCACCACACCAGGGTCCTGAAGCAGCACATCGTTGATTACGGTGCCTGGGAACAGAACCCTCTGAACCTCGTCTAGGAGGTCCCAGAGGCGCTCCTGGGGCGCTCCTGTGCATTGGGAGAGGGTTGCTACGATACCGCTGAGTATGACGCCTATAAGGATTATCTGCTTCTTATCTGGTTTCTTCTTTCCGAAGTTAAAATTAAACATAAAAAAAGAGGAGTAGCAACCGCTCTCCTCTATTTATTATTCAGTTTTATATTCTATTGTATCAAACTTCTACCGTGATCAGTTTGGAAGCATACTCATGAGCATACGAAGTGCGGGCACCATGAATGCCCCAACCAATCCAACTATACGCATAGTCCATGTAACGATTGATAGGTTTCCCAGGAGTTTTCATCCTGTTCTCAATACGTTGCCATTGAACTTCAGTCGTCAGATAACGAAGCTGCGTGTGAAGTTCTGATGGAGAACCACCATACTTCTTAGCAAAATCACCCAATCCATAATATCTGTTGGCAGATGTCCATTGAATCAGTCCGTAACCGCCTCCGCAGTTACTCCAACTGGTTCTGCTACCACCTTCGCAGATATTAGGCACGAATGTGGATTCCTGTCTAATATTGCCCATGATGGTAGCAAGGGCGTTTCTGTCTCTAATACCACGATCCTGGAAAAATGCCAGGGTGACATTCTCTTGTTCATTACACCCTTTACAAATTAACCTTTTCTCTTTTGGCTTTGGTGGTGCAACCTCTAGGATTGCTGTCTTCTCAGGTTCAAACTCTTTAATAATAGAATAAGGTTTTGCATCCACTGGTGGAGGCGGACCTTGCAGTTTATAACTAGAGAATGGCAGTGTTGCCGTATTGGTTGTAACCATCGCTACTAGAGGAACGGCTACAGTAAAGAAGTTAAGCATTAAAATTAATTGAACTCTACATCCGTATAGAAAGGGGGTACACCCTTTTCTCAAAGGGCACTTTCCACGGCTCTAATTTTCATTCAAAGTCTCATTACGAAGAAACCCACCTTAGGTGGGTTATAAGCATTATAAGTTTTTATTTAGATTTTGTCAATCTTCTGGTTCTAGGGAAACAATTTCCAATTCATCAGTTTCTGGTTCAATCCACTCATAGAACTCAGCAAGAATAGCACGAGCATCCTCTTTATCTACATCCATATTCGCAGCACGATCAAGGGACCAAGACCTTACATGAGCGACAATATCTTCAGTCGTTGCGTTCATAATAGTCCTTTCGGAAGTACCTGTTGAGGATGTTGCTATTGTAGTACCTTGGGATTCCACTGTCAAGGGATTCTGTAAGGACATTGTTGAAGAAGAGTTGTCTTGTTTCTTCGAAGTTAGTTTTGCCCTTTGTTTTATGTAATGATAAAATAGTGCGCGTAAAATTCTCCCTACCATATTTGTCTACATCTTCTTTGAGTTCTGGGCATGATCCGTAATATTTTTTCCAATCAGACTCTGATTTAACTTTTCTAGATTTTCCCTTCGGTGTGCGGAAACTCCAGAAATATTTTCTACCAATATAGTCCCTATTAGTTTTGTTGCAATGAATATGGTATACAAAACCAAAATAATCTTGAATATCACTTGAACCAAACACCTTTCCATTGTAGGTCCAAGGATTTTCATAGTCAATATCTGTACTCATCAATAATATCAAGAACTTCGTTCAGATATTTATTGGCAAGACCCTTCATATCCATTTCGGGTCTAATATGATCTTTGTGAAGATTATTTTTTAACTTTAAGACTCTAACTTTAATTTCTTCTTTAGTCAGTTGATTTTTGGGCATAAAAAAAGAGGAGTGTGATCTCCCCCTATCTATATGAGATTAGTTATTTGTGCCTAACCATTCTTTACAATAGTCATAGTCACCAAACATAAACTCATCACATTCTGCTGCTTGTTTATATGCGTTCAGGATTTCCTGTTCGCACCATTCATCATAGTTTGAATCCTGAGAAAGTATTTTTGGTAACATAACAAATCAAAAAAACAAATTAACCGATAATGGAGTCTCTCCACTCTTCACTCATATTCACCATAATTGCTTCTGCTGCTTCTGGGGTTTCAGCATATCCTTCATCAAGTAAATGTGAAAGGATGATGTCGTAGTAATCATAATTTTCATTTTTTTGTGCTGACTTCAGTGCTCCCATCATTTTTCTTACTTCTCCAGTTTTCTTGGCAGCACTTTGTTTTAATTTATCTCGGATACCTTTTGGCATAAATCCTGATCCAGAAGCACTAATCTCCGTTGATATACTATGAGCTCTTTTTCCAATTTGTCTGCCAATTCTAGTTCTTCTTTCTTTATCTAATGGCATTTTACCCTCATCAAGTTGCTGATTTTCAACAACTTCCATATATGCTTCTTGAAGACTACGAAAATCTTGTGCGTCCATTTTTACGAATACTTTTTAGGTATTTATATTGTTTTGATTTAAAAAGGTAAGTCTCTTCTTTTTACTTTATCTCTCATTGCTCTATATCTTTCATCGTGCCTAACTTCTGCTTCAATATCACCACTTTGAGATGCTTTCTTTGCCGACTTTTTAGCAGCAGTCATTTGTTTTTTAATTCTATTTTCCTTTTCTCTACTCATTCCTTGGTAGGACATTTCAAAAATAAACTCCCTAAAAGTTTTCATTTGTATTGATTATTTTTAGGTATTTATGATAGTCCAACCTTTTGTATTCTTACTTTTCTTTCCCAAAACCGCATCATAAGTTATTCCTATTTCCTTACAGAACTTCTTAACACCACCTTCTATAATATGTTTTTTACCCTCTGGAGAAATAAAGATATATTTTTTTGCTTTTGGATTATTTTTACCAGAAACTTTTAATGAGGTTTTCTTTTTACTTTCTTCACTATGTTTTCTACCACTAAATCCCTTCGTTTTTTGTCCTCCTGGTTTTCCTTCTCCACCAAGATTTTGATTTAATAAAACTCCTCCATCACATTCTCTTTTCCAGAGTGCTATGTGTTTTATTTCAAGTTCTATTGCTTCTTCTTTAGTTAATCCAGATTTTACAATCCACCTTCTTTCTCTTGATGGTAATAAATTTGCTCCATTACTCCTCAAATGTTTTGCGTGTATTCTTCTTGGTTTTCCATAACCAACATAAAAGGGAGAACTAAAGTCCTCCCTTAAGTAATAGTAAAGAATATAGTTATTCATTTTAAGACTGAAGTTGAGTTATATTTATTTATACAACATTCAACTTCAGTCTTAAATCATAGTTTAAATCCACTAAATGTGTCTTTTTTCATATCTTGCTTCAAACCACCTACAATATATGTTTCCTGCTCCGTTTCCTGGGGTGCCACCTGAAGACCTTTAGAGGAGATCCAGTGCTGAGTCCAAGGTAGTGGATTATTGTTTGCTGAAATATCGTATTGGGGCTTTAACCCAATTGCTTTAAGTCTTCTATTTGCAATCCATTCTACGTACTGTTGAAGAAGTTTGTCGTTTAGTCCAATCATGCTGCCATCTTTGAACAGATAATCTGCCCATTTCTTTTCTTCGTTTACAGCACGATCAAACATTTTATACGTCCACTCTTCTTCCTCTTTCATAATCTTTTGCATTTCAGGATCATCACCTTCCCTCCACTTATTCAGAATATTCTGAGTAAGTGCTAGGTGTTGATTTTCGTCTCTTGCAATAAGAGAGATAATCTTAGCGGATCCTTCCATGAGTTTAAGTTCGCCAAAGGCGAAACTGCAAGCAAAACTAACGTAGAAGCGAATACCTTCAAGAATATTAACGTTTGCGACTGCTCGATAGAGTTTTCGTTTAACGTCATTGAGTGTTTCCTTTGCGTTTGTGACACCTTCAAGTCTATACATCCAATCATTAGATGTACCATAATTTTGTGCTGATTGAATAAAGTCATCATATGACTCTGTGACGGTTTTAGCACGTTCCAGAATACGCTCATCTCCAATGATAGTATCAAAGACCTCAGAAGGGTCAGAATAGATATTTTTGATGATGTAAGTATATGAGCGACTATGAATCATCTCCATAAATCCCCATACTTCCATACATGCCTCAAGTTCAGGAAGTGAGCAATAAGGAATGAATGCCATACCAGGACCACGACCTTGAACAGAGTCAAGCATAATCTGATACTTCAAATTAGAAGTATAGATATGCTTCTGTTCGGGACGCAGCGTTTGATAATCTCCACGATCCTTCTGAAGAGAGACCTCTTCGGGTCTCCAGAAGTATCCAAGTTGTTGAGTGGTAAGTTTATCATTTTAAACTGCACAGGATTCACACTCTCCCTCCTCTACTGAACTTAACTCACTTAGCAAATCTTGAAGATTGGGTTTTTCTTCTACTACCTCATCAGTCTTAATATCATAAGTATTTTGATAGTAAGAAGTTTTCCACCCGTACTTGTATGTAGTCAAAAAGTCATTTGCCATAACTGAAACTGGAACTTCATTATCGTCATAATTTTCTGGATTATAACTCCAGTTACCAGAAATTGCTTGGTCAAAGAACTTTTGCATTACAGCAACAACATTAATATAACCACGATTAGACTTCATATCCCAAAGAAGCGTGTAATTATTCTTAAGAGATTGATATTGTGGAACAATTTGCTTAAGTGGTCCCTTTTTACTTTTCTTAATGGACAAGAATCCGCGAGGAGGTTCGATTCCATTTGTTGCATTTGACACAACGGAACTGCTCTCCGATGGCATCTGTGCGGACAGTGTTGAGTGCCTGAGGCCATGTTCCAAGATAGATGCTCTAAGAGTTTCCCAATCATGCTGAAGGTCAATAGATGAAATTTCGTCTACATCTTTTTTATAAGTATCGATTGGAAGAATTCCATCAGCATACTTAGTACGTCCAAAATATTCACAATATCCCTTTTCTTTAGCAAGTTGATTAGATGCCTTTAGAAGATAATATTGGAATGATTCAGAAAGTCCATGAACAGCGTCCCATGCTTCCTGAGAATCATAATTGAATCCAAGTTTAGCTAAATAATGAGCAAGACCAATAAACCCTACACCAAGAGAACGACGTGCCTTAGTGGCGATTTCTGCCGCCTCTACGGGGTATTTCTGATAGTCAATCAACTCATCAAGTCCACGGACAGAAAGATCACAAAGTTCCTCAAGTTCTTCATCAGACTTTACCTTTCCAACATTAATAGCAGAAAGAATGCAAAGTGCAATCTCTCCCATATTATCATCAATGTGCTGAATAGGATCTGTAGGTAGAGTAATCTCTTGACAGAGATTACTCATGTTTACCTTATCCTTAAATGATGAGTGAGAATTGCAATGGTCAATGTTCATAATGTAGACACGACCCGTTTCTGCACGTTCCTTAAGAAGACTAAGGATGAGTTCTTGTGCTTTAATAGTTTTTTTCTTAATGGACGGATCGTTTTCATATTGTAGGTAGAGATTCTCAAACTCAGGGAGTCCAAAGCTATCATAAAGTCCAGGGACATCATGTGGAGAGAAAAGCGTGATCTCACCGTCTTGAATAAATCTTTCATAGAACAACTTGCTAATTTGGATGTTCTATTTCTTGGTGCCAGATTGGGAAGTGGACTGTCGCGGATCCACCTCGTATGCCATTTTGCGTGCAACATCTGACAGTTGCTTCAAACTTCTTGAGAAATGGTACAACACCCGTGTGTTGAACTTCTCCCCCTCGGATTTTGCTGTTGATGCCACGGATCCTACCAGCGTTGATGCCGATTCCCGCCCTCTGTGCAACGTATCGACCAATAGCCATATCACTGCTAAAGATAGAATCGAGGGTGTCATCAACATCAACAAGAACACAACTAGCAAATTGTCTAAGTGGCGTTCTAACTCCTGCCATGATGGGGGTTGGAATGTTGATTTTGTGTTTTGAGATTGCGTCATAATACTTCTTTACATAGGAAAGACGTGTTTCTTTAGGATACTCTGCAAAGATAGTCAGAGCAATCATCATGTACATAAATTGTGGAGTTTCATATACTCCACCACCGCTTCTATCCTGCACGAGGTACTTGTCAACGACTTGACGTAGACCTGCATAAGTGAAAAGATAGTCACGGTCATGATCAATAAAACTATTAACTTTTGCAATCTCTTCCTGAGAATACTTGTTAAAGACATCATTATCATAAACTTCATGATTAACACACTGATAAATGTGTTGTTCTAAGGTGGGAAGTTCTTTCATCTTCCCATATAGTTGCTTACGAACAGCAAAGAGAAGTAACCTTGCGGCAACATATTGGTAGTTTGGGTGGTCCAGATCAATCAAATCTGAAGCAGAACGAATCAGAATCTCTTGAATTTCTGCAGTGGTAATTCCGTCATAAAATTGAATACCAGAGGTCATTTCAACTTGACTTGCAGAAACTCCTGCAAGACCATTACATGCCTCTTCAACCATCAAATGCATTTTGTCTAGGTCAAGAGATTCAATTCGACCATCGCGCTTTTTAACCTTTGTACCATTGCTCATATTTTCTTCCAGGTAGTAAATTTAAGTTTTGCTTCTAAACCAGAGTAAGTATTAGATTCTATCACAGATTGAACATCAAGTCCAGATAATGTCATTTCATTAATGTCCTTTTCTTTTATTGTTGAAGGCCAGATAACAACTTTTTGTCCGTCTCCGATAACACGGGAAATTCTTGATAGGATTTCTGGATTACGTGGTTCGTTATCGTATATCCAAACACAATCGCAAATACCCCACTTAGTAACATCACCATCAGCTCCACAAAGAGCAATCGCGTTGCGAATGAAGGAAGAATCAAATGGACCTTCTGTAATGTAGACAGTTTCACTTTTTTGGACTTCATCGAGACCATAAATTTTTGGTGCATCATCGTTGAGCATTACTGTAATGTATTTTACCTTACTGGGACCAAGTGCTCTACCCTGAAATCCGACTAAAGTATTTTGATAAAACAAGGGTATTATAATCCTTGGTTCATCTTTATCTGTATTGTCGAATGTTAGTTGAAGAGAATTAGTCCACTCCTTGAATTTTTCGGCGTAATAATAGTTATCTGGGTTTAATTTTCTACTTTCCAAATAACTTTTTGCATTGGGATTTGTTGACGCTTTAGGCAAATCCAATTTTTGTTTGAATTTTGGCGTCTCAAATTGAAATACTGGTTCTTCTACTGAAAAATTTTTTCCAGTATGACCTTCTTTAAATTTTTCAAAAGTATACTGCTTATGAATTGTAGTATCAATTTGTTTTAAAAAATTATTAAAGGATACATTAACACCACAATTATGGCACTTAAAATTTGTATTATTTTTTACTTGATAAAGATATCCCCTTGCCTTATTCTTATTCTTTTGGGAATCTCCACAAATCGGACAACGAAAATTATACAGATTATTTTTTACCTTTTTAAACTTTTGAAATCTGGAAGAAATCAAATTGATGTATTTAACATCAACAAAATCCATGACAATACATTGAGGAGTCTACTTATTCTACCAGACTACTGGGTTTTGTCAATACACAAAACCGTCATAATTGCAGTCCACTTTATAACTGAATTTGTAATTTTTTGCAGTGAATAAATCGTTGTCTTATTTTTAGTTTTCACTGGCATCTTGTGCCAACACTCAATTATTTATTTCTTACTTGTTCTGATAATGAATTTACAGAAGAAGTTATAAAATCTGTTACAACTGGGACAAATAATAAAGCAATTGCAACTACGCCCGCTACCATCCATTTAAATTTTGATATTTCATCAACTTTAACTTCCAACTTACCAATTTTCTCATTAATATCTTCATCACTTCTGGCACAGTTAAAAATTCTTTCGTCGTGAACCGCAAGCATCTTACAAATGTTCTGATTAGTCTCACTTAAGGTTTGAATGGCAGCATCTACACGCTCTACCATTTCTTCATGAATTTTCACTCTTTCTTCAAGAACAGCAACCTTAATTTTTGAGTCTTGACCGAACATTTGTTTACTGCGATGGTTTATTTTTCATCCAGCGTTTGCGGGATCCCGTTCCTAAAGACGCATATTTCTTTCTTCTTGATAATCCCATAACAGGGTCAAATCCAGCGACTGGACCTTTTGAATCTGCAGAACCAGAAAAACCACCTTGAGCTCCTGGAGCATTGGCAACCATTTGCTCTCTTATTATTGAAATGATTCTATCAATCTTCTTCTTTTCCATTATAGATTTTATAGAGTTCTCCTAGACAGTAAAGATCGACTTGAATGTTATGAATACCGGATTTTGGATATTCCGGTAACCTATTCAAAAATATTATAAAAGATTTTAAACAAGGCCAAAGTTCTTTTTCTATTTTAAAAAACAGCATTGGTGTTGCTGCCTCAGAAAAAATATTATATAGAATAATAAAATGGTTTAAAATCAGGTGAGTTTTAAGTTCACCTGATTTTTTATACCTTTTCAAAAGTCTTTTGATATATTTAAAATGATTTAAATCTTTTTCAAAATCTTCTTTAGTTACAGCTTGAGGGTTTTCATAATTTTTTATAGCAAATAAAATAAAATTATCCTCATTCAAATCATTAAAAATCATATTTTATCAAACAGGCGTTGGATAAAGAATTCCGTCAGCGCCAGTTGTGATTCCAGACATTGCAACTAATACTTCACTCTTAACTCTGAAGTTTCCATCACAATCAATATAAGTTGTTACACCAACCCAACCCTGATGTGTAAATCCACCATACGTTGAAGGAGCACCATCCGTAGAAATACCATAAACTTGCTTATCAATTACGCCGTAAGATGCTTCACTATAAGTACTATCAAGAACGGTATATTTTGGAAGCTCGCTAATGTAGAAACTTGTTGCTGCAATAGCGGATCCACTTAGACCAGCAGTTGAAGCAATTGAAAGGGAAGTTGTGCTAGCAATACCAACGATTACAGCATCTCCAAAGTAAGTACCACCACTACCACGAATACCAAATCTGATAACATCGCCAGTTGCGGCTGCGCCAACCTGACCGAATGTAGTTGCGGTTCCGATTACTTCAAGCGTAGTATAATTTAATGATACTGTGCCTCCAGAACCTTTGTTGTCATTATTTCCCCAGAGTGCCATGTTCTTTTCCGTAAAGTTATTTGCTAAAAATTATTTATAAAAAAAAGAGACCTTACTTTTGGTCTCCTTTACGTAAAACAACTCTCAAAAAACTAGTTGTTAAATCAAGTAACCCATTCTCTTCAAATCTTTTTGTTTTTGCTAACCACTCGGAAGCGGTTAGTAATAGACCAAGAACAATGGTTACTCCCCAGTTAGTTACAAAGCAAGTAATCATGCTTGTGGTGTAAAGAGTTTATCCTTAACCAAAGCAACAACTACATCATCAATGGTATTATCAGTTGTCTTTACATATTTCTCAAGAAGCTCAACAACAAGTTTTTTCACTGCTGGATGAGTTGCAATTGAAATTACAAGTGGTTTTACCACTGCGACTACTGCTCCCATGATGTCCTCCTATACAGGGTATCCATAGATATTTAGGATTTTACTTTGCAATTTTTTTGGCAAGTTTTGTAGCAGTAGCATACATTACTTCCTTACCACGACCAGGATATCTCTTTTCAAAATCAGATGCTTTATCTTTCATAGACTTTACAATTCTTTCTTTTTCTTTAGTCTCTTTAGAAGATAAAGTTTTTTCGTCAATTTGGTTTCCTTCTAGTTCGTAAGAATTTTGAAGACCCATCATCCTTCTTAATTCAGGTGGTTGATTTCTATAATTACTTCTTTCATCATATTTGTTTGCAATATTTGCTACACCACTTAAAGGAGTTCCCTTAAATGCTTTAGCCATAGCTGCAGATGCAGTTTGGGGTTTGGGTGCAACTGGTTTTGCTGGAGTTGTAGATGCAACAGTTGGTTTTGATTTTGGAATGCTAATATGCCTATTTGCTAATGGACCAGAACCCATTTTTTCCAAAGTACTTGGCGCACTTGCGCTGCGATTATATCTATCTACAGAAGATTGGGAATAAGTCTTACTTAGTGGAAGTTCCTGTCTTGGACCAACATTCATTCCTAAAAATTTGTTCTGAAAACCAAGGGACATTCCTTTGGGTGCCATCACTCTACCAGTTCCTGGTAATGAGAGTTCTTCAAGATTTTCACCATCTACCTCATAAGATTGCTTGAGAAGTCCACCAATAGTTCCTTTTGCCTTATCATACATTTGTCCTCCTTTTTGTCTACCAAGAAGTCCACCAACAGTTCCTCCACCAGGAATACCAGTTTTTTGTCCTTGGTTTCTACCAATAGTACCACCAACAGTCTGTGCTGTGCCTCTCGCTAATTTGTCAAGTGAAGTAAGAGGATTTTCGCTCAGTTCTTTACCTCTTGGTTCATAAGAATTTGCAAGTGGGAGACTAATTCCAGAACCACCAAGTCTCTTTACAGCAGAACTTGCAGCACTTGATTCTGCACCTTTAGTTGCCTGTTGCAATTTAGTTGCTTTTTCAATTCTTTGCTGCTGTCTATGCCCTGCAGGACTAATATCAAAACTTTGTTCGCCAAAATGAATATTCTCACTGCGGACTGATGCAAGAAGGTCATCTAATTTAGACTTTCTTTTTCTCTTTGGAGTTGCTGCAGGAGTTTTTGCTTTAGGTGCTGCTGCTTTTTTAGTTTTTGCTTTTGGTTTTGCTGGAGTTGTTGCACTTCCTTCCCAAGGATCGGCGGGTTTTTCTGCTTTCTTTTTAGTTGCACTTGGTGCTTGATAAGAACCGCTACTTACTCTTTCTTTTTGACCTGCTCCAGCACCACGATATGTAGATGCGCTTCTTGTTTTAGTGTGTGCTGCACTTGGTTTTGCATCTCCACCCTCTGCTTTTCTGGCAACACTCAATGCACCTTTAGCAACCTTTCTTGCACCTCTAGCAACTGCTGCACCTGCTGCTTTTTTAGCACTACGAACTTTGCTAGAAAGTTTTTGTCTTGCAAGTCTACCGACCGCTGCAACTAAATTACCTCTTTTCTTTTGGCTGCTGGGAGTATCATGGCCGAAAGTTACTTTTGCTTCAGTAAGTGCAAATTCGATTGCCTCTTCAATCTCATCTTCATCATAACCTTCATCTAAAAGTTCGTCATATACACTTTCAACAACATAATCAACTTCATCAACTTCTACCATCTCAAGTAGAGTGCCACCAAGATTTTCAACCGCTTCTTTAATATCAGGATTAATCTTAATAGTATTGTTTACTTTTTTTTCTGATATTTTATCTTCTTTTTTATCTTTAGCAACTTCACCAATTACTTCAGAAAGGTCTTGTCTCCAATTTGAATACTCTTCCTTGGTTACTTTTTTCTTTTTACCACCTAGTTGGTCTTTTCCTAGAGCACCTGCAATAACATCACCTCTAGTTACTTTGTCGTATGGGGGATAATTATTTGCCAAGTTTCCATCATTCGCTTCTTCTACTTTATTTTTTGCTTTATCTTTTAAAGCTTTTTTCATAGATTCTTTTTCATTCCCATCTTTATCAAAATCCAAATAATCTGGTTTTGCTGCTTCTTTAATCCCCTTTTTTTCTCGCATTGCTTTTGCTTTTGCAAGTAACCTCTCTCTTGCAGCATCTCTCTCTTTCTTTGGAATGGTAGTTACTGCACCAAGTCTTTCTGCAGGTTTTCCTGGAACTGCAGACTCTCCCATTGCTTTTTGCTTACGGAGTTTCTTAGGATTCTTTGTCTTGTCTGCAGAGTAGTTATTATCATTATCATCATCGGGGTCTACAGCACTACGATGTCTTGTGCGTCTTTCTTCATCATCCATATTTGCACGACTTCTCTTTGCTTCATCTGGAGAATATGTTCTTCCACTGTTATACCATTCTTTACCTTCGTGCCCTCTTGCTCTTGCCTCAGCACTTTTTTCTTTTCCAGCAAGACTTCTTCTACGCTTTTTGAATGTTGCTTTATCAAGAGGAGTTTCAACATTTCCAGGACGTACACCTTCTTCAACAGTAGCGACCTGCTCCAAATAAACCTTGGAAATATCATTCAGAGGATTAGTAGACATCTTTATCAAGCACGTACTTTTTGTTTCTTATACTTATTTATGAAATTCAAGAATGCTTTACCGCCTGGTTGGATATTTTCTTTCCCAAATTTAGAACCAGGTGTTTGTTCGAATGCATATTTAAGATATCCAGCAGTTCCAACAAGCGTATTTGGTTTTCCTGGAGTTCTATACATACGATCCATCTTAACTTCAGTATATTCCATTAAATCTTTGATCCAAGACTTAAACATATAACCTTCTTCGGTTACACAAATTAAATGATTAGTTCCTCTACGCATCACTTCACCAATCAAACCAGTATTTAAATTCTGAACTTTATCGCCAAGATTGAATATTTTTCCTCTTATATAATTTTCTCGAAGATTTTTCATATCATACTTTGGAGCAATCTGCCATAAAGCAAAACTTTCTTTCTTGACTTTTGATTTCTTTGCTCCCATTCCTTGGCGAACGGCATTAAAAAGTGATTGAGTTTCTGCATCATCAAGTGTCTTTGGAGTTCCTCTACGAAATGATTTAAAATCATCATCTACTACAGCCTTTCTCATCTTAGATGCAGACATTCCTTCAACACCCTCAGCATCTGCATCTCTTACACCAGCGGAAACTACACGAATTAAGTCAAAGTTATAAAGGTCCCCATTATACTTTTGAGCAAGGTTTTCAAACTCAGCTTGACGGTCAGAACCAACAACAATATTGACATTAGTATATCCATCTTCATTTGCAGTCACTAGAACATTAAAAATGGTTTTCATTTCTTCATCATTAATAATGTTCTCTTCAAATTCGGGGAACATTTTTTTCATATAAGAAACCTTAGTATTAGGATCTAAAGGATTCTTTTTAGGGTCTTGAGACCTTGAAGGGTAAATCTTAATATCTCCACCAGTAGCAATTCTCTTTGCCGACTTGAGAAGTTTTTCGTGTCCTACTGTTGGTGGATTGAAGCGACCAAACACAACGGTAAGTGGTGGCAGTTCTTCTGCAGGTTGCTCTTCTGGTGCTTGTCCTGGTGCTGCTTGAGGTTGTGGCGCAGGTGCTTGTCCTGCTTGAGTTGGTTGTGCAGTTGGAGCAGCACCAGCGGGTTGTCTTCCTGCTGCTGGTTGTTCTGCACCTTTTGGTTTTCTTCCATCAGTAAATTTTAACTTTCCCTTTTCAGTTCTTGCAACAAGTTTACCGGAGCGGTCAATCCATCCACCATGGCCGTCCCCAGAGTATCCAAGTTTCTTCGCTTGCATTGCTGCTTGCGATTCTTTTGCTTCAGTTAGAAAATTGAGAAAACTTTTCATATTTCGTGTTGATATACTTATATTTAGATTAAGAACATTCCTGCCTGTGCTTCCAGATAGTTTCTTGGATAAAATCTATAGACTTTACTTCCGCCAGAAGTTCCGCTGGCAACTTCTAATTTATACCTTATCTGCATAACAAAATAATCTTTACCGCTTCTTTTCTTGCCATTCTCGTCGGCAAGATATATTTCTATTTTAGGGTCTCCAGTTTTTTTAATTTCAACGGAATATCTATTTGAAACTAAAACATTTCTGAACTGCCTATCAGCAACTCTGGTTTTTACTTTTCCACTACCAGCAAACTTAACAAGTTCAGTTCTAACTCCCCTAGACAAACCATAGATGATATAATCGGCAAATTTTATTTTTACAGAATTTTGTCCTTCTGCATTCAAACCTTCCTGCAGAACTTTTGCTGCGTATTCATAAACTACTCTGGCACTTTTCTTTAGATTATCTCCACCACCAGTAGATTGTGCCTGCTCTCTACTTGAATATTTTTTAGTATAAACTTCAACATCAAAAAAGTCACTTAAACTCTTCTCATATGCACCTGAAACTGGAGATACATTTATTCCCATCTGACCGAATATATCTAAAAACTTGTCAAATCCCAATCCAGAAACTTGGTGGAACTGTTCTCCTCCAGTAACTTTTAGAGAGTAATCAACATTTCTAAATTTTTTGTCTGGATTGGTTGGAGAGTTTACTTCAACCTTAACATCCGCCTTTGTTCCCTTCTGGTCTTCTGTTCCAGCAGCAGTTACTTTAATAATATCTTGCCTTTCATTTATAGATAGTCCTCTCGCTTGTGCGTTAAGTCTTGAATGAGAGTTTGCAAAGTTTACTGCACCAGTTCTCAAGTCAGAAACTTTAGCCCAATTAGACCTATCCTGTAAGAAAGACAATGCTTTTTTGGGAATTGATACATTTACACTTACAGTATCAATTACCGCACTACCAACATCGTTTACATTTTTAGTATATCCTTTTTTCATCATCTCAGTTAAAACACCATCCACATCATTGGATGATATCTTGGGGAGTACTTTTGCACTTTTTGTTTTTGCTCTTTTAACAAATCTTGCAGCAACAGCTGCAGCAAAAAATGCTTCAAACAAATCCCCTCTATTGGCGTCTATTTTTTCTGCTGCCATTATAATACTTTTTACAAGTATTTAGAATGGAGATAAGGAGACTCGAACTCCTGACATCAGCCTTGCAAAGACCGCGCTCTACCAACTGAGCTATATCCCCGAATATAAAGATTATAAAACCCACTCAACTAAAAGTCAAGTGGGTTAGAGCAACCTTCCGTGGTTATTTATCAGTCGTGCTCACCCATTGCTTTTTGCTTACGCAGTTTCTTAGGATTCTTAGTTACAGTACCAGAACCAGGTTTGTGTCCACCAGAAGTATACTCAACAGCACTATCTCTTGCATAATCTCTACTATCTTGGTCAAGTTTACCCCTACCAGATTTACCTAACATCCCAGAGTATCTTGGTTTAGTAGATTTCTTACCACGATTTCCTACATCAGGACCATTATCAATCCTACGAGTGTGCTTTTCAATTTCTTTTACTTTCTTAGTCTTTTCACCTTTCTGTGAATACTCACTTGCTGGTTTCTCACGTCTTGCGATAGCAAGTTTACCCATTGCTTGTCTTGCTTTAGGTGTCTGTCCGTATGAACCTTCTGCTTCAAGGATTGCATCGATGTCTTCAGCATCCAATTCATTTGCCATAATCCACTCTGCTTCTTCCAGAGTTTCTGCGTATCCTTCTACTTGGAGGAACTCAAGGACAATATCAAAGATATCAAAATCTTCTTCGAGTTGATTTCCTTGTGGTTCGTATGACATAGTTAATCCGCCCTTTAGAGTTGCTTTAAGGGGAGTTCCAGAACCACCATGAGAAAATTCTCTACTTCTAGGTTGTGGTTTTATTGCAGCAGAACCTGCTGATGATTTTGCTGCTGGTTTAGCTCCATGGGTCAATTCAGAACCTCTCATGCCAGCAGCATTTTGCGCTGACCTCTGCGATGCCATTGCCGATTTAATTCTACCGAGAGTTGGTTCTTCGTCAATCTTCCCAACCTCTTCATGCGTCATACCAACAACTGAAGGTCTTGTTTTTTTAGTAACCTTATCGTAGAACTTAATATCTCTTTCCATTTTATCAGCATTTGCTTTTCCTGCTGATGGAGAAAGACGCTTATCTCCACGCTTTCTTTCGCGAGACGCTTCTCTTCTTTCTCCAGTATCTTGTCCCTTTACTGCTTCATCAACAGATACATGAACCTGCTGATAAGCTTCAAATAAACCTCTAAGTTCTCTGGTATCCATCTTTACAAATAGTTTTTTATTTATTTATAAAAAAAGACCCCGAAGGGTCAAACACCAAGAACAGCGCCAATATTATCATCAAGGTCTCGAATGACTCCACGAATATCAGAAACCCGAGGAGGAACACTCATTTCATCATAAGTGTATCCTTTTTGTGCGTCAAACAGAACTTGACGAACTGCTGCTGCTGTACGAGCATCCATTTTAACTGTTACTTGTTTTTCTTTAGTCACAGGTCTCCCTCCACACGATTTTCAGAACGTTCAATAGTAAAAGCACCTTCAGGATAACGAGCATTCAGTTTCTCAAAGTTCATCTGAATAATTTCTTCAAGTGAAACATCAAGTCCAAGACACGCTTGAGCAACATACCACATAATGTCTCCAAGTTCACGCTTCAAATGGAAAAGATTTTCTTGATTTACTGGTTTACCTTGAAAGATAATCTTCTTTACAATCTCAGTGAACTCACCAGCTTCAGCAGACATTCCTACAGCAGCAGTAAGAATTCGTTCAGTAGGAAACTCTTCTTGGCGAAGTTCCATTAGACGATCAATAAATGGTGTATGCTCTTTACTTTGTTTTGAGGTTGTTGTATTAACAAACTCAATATACTTATTAAGATCAATAGTCATATCAGAATTTAAATCCTTCGAATGATTTTTTAGGTTTCTTTTCTTCATAATCATACTCTTCATCCTTTCCATTGTCAAGGATATCTTGTTGAGCAGATTGTTCGCAATCATAAAGACGCATCTTAGCACGGTCAATACCAACAACAAAACGTTTATGAATGGTAGGATCATTATAACGATTCTTAAGTTGCTTGACTAGAATCTGACCAAGACCTTCCAAATCTTCTGTAGAAATCAATGCAAACATCAAGTCAGCAGTTGCAGGAAGACCGAAAGACTCTGAAGTATCAGTTAGTTCAACATCAGAAGAACCATAACCACTACGAGTAGTTTGAGTAGCACTGACGATTGGAACATTAAACTCCACAGCAAGACCACGAAGTTCTTCTGCAATTGCTTTTACAAAGGTATAAGAGTTAATGTTACTATTCCCTTTATATCGGGAGGAAGCACAGATATTTAAGTAATCTACAAAAATAATATCGGGTTTAAATGATTTTTTAAGAGAAAGTTCATTTAATAAAGACTTAAAATGCCCAGAATGAGCAGATGCAGTCGGATACTCCTTAATAATTAAGGTCCCTTGTGTTTTCTTTGAAAGGTTGGTTACCTTGTTTTCAAACATCTGCTTTGACAAATTAGTGATGTCCTGAATAGGAACATTCAGGAGGTTTGCATCAATTCTTTCAGCAATGCGTTCTTCTGCCATTTCCAACGTAATGTACAGAACGTTCCGCCCTTGGAGCAAGACGGAGCTAGCCACATGGCACATGAATAGAGATTTGCCGACGCCCGTACCAGCAAGAGCGATGTTAAGAGTTTTGTTAGGGAGACCACCTTTCGTGATTTTGTTAAAGTATTCAAGATCAAATTCAATTTTATCCTCCTTTTTGTGATAAGACTCATATCTTTGTTCATAATCTTGCAGGTAATCATGACCTACGTGGTTATCAAAACTTACAGCAAGGGCATCAGAAAGAATAGAAGGGATACTATCGCGATTTTTGTTTTCATCATTACCATCAGCAATATGAATCGATTCCATCAGAGCAATATAAATTGCCCTATCCCTACACCATTTTTCAGTGGTATTGACTAACCATTGAAATTCAGTAGGTACACTTTCCAAACAAGAAATTAAATGAACAATCTCCTTAAAAGATTGCTCATTAATGTCTGTTCTTTTCTCCACCTCAATACAAAGAACTTCTTTGGTTGCTGGTTGATTGTATTCTTGAACGAAAGATAGTATTTCATCAAATACTATTCTTTGATTTTGATCTTCAAAATATTCAGATTTAATAAAGGGTATTACTTTTCTAATATATTCTTCATTATGTAACAGGTTTCTAAGAATTAGAAACTCAACCTTCTCCATAACTAAATTCCTTACGTGCGATTTCGTCCAATTGTTGCATTACTTCTTCTGTGAAATATACCTCAGGTTCTTTTAGAATCTGCTTAGCATAAATCTTTTTACCATCAATTTCATAACGACCTGCTACATTCTTCCAAAGTCCACCAATCTCACCGAGTTCAAGAAGACCATAGTCCATCCTTTTCTTTCTTTTTGCTGAGATAAATGATCGTACTTGCTGCGTATTTGAGTCCAGAACCTCCTCCCATTTCTTTAGTTGGTACGTAAGCTCCGATGACATCGTATGTGTGATTTGTGACAAGAAGTGGAACATTTGCTTGACCTAGTTTGAGTGTGAGCATTCGGAATGCACCTTTGACCAGTTGGGATTTGGTCATATCACGAACTTGTTTGTCGTTGAGTGCGTCAGTGATTTCTTTCTCAGTGGAAAGCATACCAAGAGAGTCTAGCACAAACATGCAGGGTTTGCGCTCTCCTTCAGGTTTTTTTAAGTATAAGTCTACTGCCTTTAGTGCTTTACTACGAAACTCTTCGATAGTAACAACATTAACAACAACCAAACGAGAAGTATCAATTCCACGGGATTCTACAAGCGATTTAGTAATAGCAGCCTCAGTATCAAAGTAGAGACAATAACCATCGGGGTTAGAATCAAGAAAATTCTTAACCACAGCGAGAGAAAAGAAAGTTTTTCCAGTAGAAGACTCTCCAGCAATAGCAGTAATCTTGTTCCCAGATACGCCGCCAAATATGCTACCTGAAACCAGTGCATTAAAAATGTACGAACCTGTGTCAACATACTTTTCAGTTTCATCAATATCTGAGGCAAGTTGGGTGTACTCACCACCAATTTCTTTTACAATATCTTTAAGGAAGTCCATCAAGAGAAAAATGATTCAAGGTTTACTTTTTTTTCCACACTCCACCCAATAGCATCAAGGATAATTTTGAGTGGTTCTAGAAATGCTTTCTCAAATTGTAGGTCATAGTCTATGTATCTGTCAAGGTTAAGTTCCTTAGGAAACTCTTGGATGAAAGAGATAATATTCTCATGAATACTATTTGGTTTTTTCAAATAGATAAACTTTATCTTTTCGCCATTCTGAATGAGGGAGTATTTGTTTGTTAGTTTATTCTGTTTAATATAATGATTGAAGAGAAGTGCTCCACGAATATGAATAGGAGTCCCCTTGATATAGATATTCGAAGATGATTGGTACTTAACTACATCAGAAGCTGACCTTGGGAAAGAGATAGTTTCTGGAGCAAGTGTCTTAAATTCAAGGCGACATTTCTCAATAAAATCGATTACCTCATCTTCAGTCCCACTCATCATTAATTTAAGAGCATCTTTAATCATCTTGCGACAAGGAGCAGGAGTTGAAGATTTAACTGCTTCAATGCCCATCATCTTCAGTTTAGGTTCTTTATATCGAACCCCTTCACTATCCCAAACATTAAGAATATATCGTTTCTTGGCAGTCCAGATTCCACGGTCGGCAATATTCTCCCGTTTCATCTGCATCTTTTGGTCATATGCATTCACATATGTCGCCAGTTCTTGATAAGAACTTTCAATATACTTTTCAAGTTCCATCGAAGCGACCTTATCAAGGAACGAAACAACGCTTTCAGTAGTTTTCTCTCTTCCTTTGTATACACTTTCAACCAAAGGGCCCATATTAAGATAAATGGAATCAGTGTCAGAAGCAATGACATAATCAACATCCTGGGTCTTAAGAATCTTATTGAGGTATGTATTCATTTTACCTTCAATCCATCGGATAGAAACTTGACCACTCAAAGTGATTGCTTCAGCATTCTCAAGTTTGTAATAACGAAAATACTGATTACCAATAGCACCATAAGCAGAGTTTAGAGAAATTTTCTTAGCCATCTGAATGTTATTACATCGAGCAATCTCTTTCACAAGTTCCTTGTTCTTGGTCTTCTCATATTCTTTTTTTGCTTCAATCATCTTCTTTTTGAAGATGACACGATCCTGATACATTTTTTCCATCAGTTCTGGAAGAAATCCACGAACATCTTTGCGGAACATTGCGCCATTAGCACATACAGCATAATCACTATACATTTCAAAACTAATGTCTTGATTTAGAATCTTATCTACAGTAACAGTTGGGTGCCTCTCTTCCATAAGAGTTTCTGGTGAAATATTATATTGCATAATCAAATGTGGATATAGACTATTCAAGTCAAAGTTTACAACCCAGTCATACTTTCCTGGTTTTGGCTCTTTTACATACGCACCAGCATACTTTTCATTCTTCTGAGACTTATTTCTTGGAGGAATAACAATGTTACGTTTCTTGAGATAATTGTAGATGATATTATCCCACATCCGAACTTGGTAAAACACATCAGCATAATTTACTTTAGCATCATATGCCATCGTAAGTGCAAGTTCAATCAACTTCATCTTGTCTTCCAGACGGTCAACAAGTTCTACGTCAACGATGTTATACTCAATAAACTTCTGCCACCCCTTCGTATAAAAGTCCTTAAATGTATCAAACTCAGAGTGGTCCAGTTTTTTCTGACCGAGTTCTACTTCAGCAATGTAATCGAGACGATAAGATTCCTGGGCTTTATAAGTAAACTTTTTATAAAGATCGAGATAATCAAGTTGAGTTAATCCACCAACGTCAAATGTAGTGTGCTTACGTCCATTAATAAACACTTCACCTTCAGTCACTAGTCCCCAGTTTGAAAATCTCTTCATGAGTTTCTCGCCAAGAACACGATTTAGTCTCTTACAAATATATGGAATATCATACATTTGAATATTCCATCCAGTCACAACATCTGGAACGTCAATCATCCAATAGTTGATGAAATGATTAAGAAGTTCATGCTCACTGGGACAGTAGTGATACGTCACATTACTCTGTTTGTTATTGAATGGTTTAACTCCCCAAGTAACAATTTCTTTAGTCGTATAGTCCTGAATTGTAATTGCAAGGATTTCTTCCGAACAAGATTCCACATCAGGGAATCCTTGTTCAGATGCAACCTCAATATCCAAAGTTACAAGTTTGATTTTACTAATATCAAACTTGATTTCATCTTCTGGATATTTTTCCGAGATGTATTGATAGATATATCTATCATTTCCGTAAATTTCGAATCCATCAATTTCATCATACTTTTTGTAGAACTCACGACAATCCTTTACTGTTCCAGGATTGATTGGTTCTACTGCTTCTCCGCTTAGTGTTCTATACTTAGAATCTTTTTTAGTTTTTACAAAGAGAGTTGGGAAAAACTCATCCCTAGTTTCAAATCTTTTGCCATTATCTACTCCACGAACCAAAAATTGATTCCCAATCAACTGAATATTAGTATAGAACTTTTGTGTCATTCTTTAATCAAATCCTCGTATTTTTCAAGTAGAGTTGGAGTTGGGTCAGCAAGTGTAATAATTTTATCCGAACTAATCATAAAATTCTTTTCCTTTGTGTACCCACAAAGAAAAGGTTCCATAGTATAATCACTCCTAATAACAAATGGACTGACTAATTTACAATCAGGTTCTCCAATATCGGCACCAACTTCTTTAATTTCACTTATTAAAATTAAGTTGTTCAATAATGCAATAATTTTTACTAGGGGTTTTTCCATCTTACATCACAAGTTTCCCTTATTCTACCAACAAAAAAAGGAGGAGTCAACCTGGATTTTGCCAGGTGCTCCTCGCGCCGACGATATTCAGTTGTATTTATAGATAATCTTTACGAGTATGGTGTTCTGGAACGATCTTGCCAAGTTTTACTGTAAGTAGTCCATCCTCAAATAAGACTTCTCGTACTTCCGTATCGTCTGATAGTGTCCATGCTCTCTTGAAACTTCTTTGAGCCAGTCCCTTATGGACGTAATTGGTATCAGACTCTTTATCTTCTTTTTGTCCTTCGATAAAAAGTTTTCCATACTCTGTGTATACATGTACTTCCTCATTTTTAAATCCAGCGAGTGCAAGTTCAAGTCGAGATTCTACATTACTAATATGAATCAAATTATATGGTGGGTAATTAGAAGTAGTTTCATGAATGTTAAAAATTCGGTCAAAGTATTCATCCATTCCAATACTATTGCGAGCAATCCTATCCATCAGACCAGGAAGATCCGCAGAGGTAAACCTAGAAGTTGCAAGGTTAGTCATTATGGTAGCTCCTTTAAAAGCGAGTTTGTGTTGTGTGGACCTATTTATTCGGTTTCTACTGCTTTTCCTTTCTTACCAATGTTATACTTTTGCTCCAGAATCCAATCTCCTTTGTCCTTATATGCAAGAACTTTAATTTGATTTAGTGGTGCAATATCAAGTACAGAGTCTGGATTAACAACAGTAATTAGACCCCAATCAGTTAAAAGACGAACAATACGATTGCGTCTCTGAACGTCATTTACTGTAAGATTTGCATGTTTACCATCAAGAGCAAACAATTCTTTAAAGTGAACGATGAAATATCTACCTTGCTTATGTAGAATATGGCAAGATTGATAGAGTTTTTTCTCCTTACGTGAAGCAACTCCGATACGGGTCAGGGTTTCACGAACTTTAAGGAAGTCGTCAGGTTCATTAAGAATTACTTCTACCATTTGGTCTTGAGACCATTCAACAGTAGGTTCTACCGTAGTAGTCATTTTTTTCCTCCAATATCAAGTCGTTTTTTGATGAAAGTTAGTTGTTCTTTTGTCAGGATTTTCAGTGCTTGGGATGCTTTTTCATTACTATAACCATAGTATTGTTTTATACATTCTAAGTCTGTAACCTTATCCTTTCGGAGCCAGGGAGAAAATCTCTTCTTTTTCCTCAAACTATTTAGATAAAATGAATATTGCATACGTTTATCGAGATGGTGATTCATATTCATTTCATTAGCAAAAAGAATCGTGTCAATCTGACCCGATAAACATTTATTGATAATGTAAGGTGCATATTCTTTTATGCTTGTCTCATCATCTTTCATCAAATCTTCTTTTGTGAAGTTGATAGAATTCAACCAATCTTTAAGTTCGTAAGTCATCGTATAATCTGAATATCGTCATCATCGGTCCAAAGTTCAACTTTTGTTCGGAACCTATTTTCTTCTTTTAGTTTTTCATATCTCTTCGACGCTTTTTTCTTCCACCAAGAAATAATGTTTTCTAGATAAAATTTATCCCAGTTTGAACCACGAAGAAGTTGGGTATGTTCGCCAAGTATCACTTCACGAACATTTGAATATCCATAATCAGAAATATAAAATCTCTTCTTTTGAGTGAGATTAAATGCAACATCAATTACACGATTAAACTCATCAAGTTTTTTCTTATCTTGAAGAGAATTTTTTATGATCGAAATCATTTTTGTCTGACGCTTCATCTTTTTAGATGATGCCTTATTATCAGTCAAAGGTGTATTGTTATTGAGATAGGTAAATCTATCGTGAAGTTTATGAAACACATCATCATGAAGAAGAGGTAAGAACTTACTCTCAGTCAAACCTTTATATCGCATGAATGGTTTTAGACCATCATACTGAGATGCATCTGTAGTTGAACCATACAGAGAAGTTGTTTCAAAGAGAGCAATATCTTTTTCAAACACTTTGTTTAGTGTTTCTCTTGCGTAGTGAGAGCAGCAAAGTAGAGCAAGGAGTTTTCCACCAAGGTAATTGTATCCAAAAGGTTGAGAAGGAACAATTACAAATCCCATAGCAGCATGACGATTGAAAATAGAAAGGTCTGGAGTTTTTCCCAACCATTCATTTCTTGGTTTAGAATTAATAGTTGGAGAACCAAAACGAATAAATCCAACTACCTTTCCAGTATTCTTTTCATACACCATCCACCGCAATTCTCTACCAGGAATATTCGATTCATTATTGTGGGAGGATACAACCTTCAAAAGAGTGTTGTAGTGTTCTTGTGGTAATGATTGCTGAAAACGGTCGCCAATAAACTTAATATCAAACTCCATATCTTCCGGATGAATATCTTCATTCAGAAATTCATCATGAAGTGGCGCAAGTGTATTAGAACTCTTAATAACTTCTTTCTTCACAAAACGCAAATAATCCTCAATATTTCCCATTTGAGAGAAATAATTGATAAATTCACCAGCAGCCCATTGAGCGTCTTGTTCGGAAATAATCATTTAAATTCACACTCACACATAATTTCAGTAAGAGCAGCAAGAAGATTTACTTCCTGGTCAGCCACAAACGCACATTGGTATTGGTACTTAGCAACAACAAGAACGGCAGCAGGGATAGATGAGGGTGAAAGACAATCAAAAGCGGCGTCATAAACCCTGCGAAGTAGACTAGAAGCATCGTTATCCAAGTTGGAGACCACCCACTTTCGGACTTCAGTAAAGTTTTTATCTTTGAGGTTTTTGATGAGTTCATTTACAGAAACGTCTGAGAAAGATGCAAGAATGCCCGAGTCGATTTTTCCTCCTGTAGAATACCTCTGGCATTCGTTGAGGACCCTACGAAAATCTGGGAAGTGTTTTGATACAAGTTCCGCAACGACTTTTTGATCGTACTCAATCTTTTCCGCATCCAAGATTGATTGAAGTCGTTGAAAGAAACTACCTGCGAGTTGTACACGCTGTTTCCCTTTGATGGTGAAGTCGATGACAGCACATCGGGAGTGAAGAGGTTCAATAATCTTGTTCTTGTAGTTGCAGGTGAAGATGAATCGGCAGTTGTTATAAAATGCCTCAATATTCGCCCGTAGTAGGAGTTGAACATCATTTCCCGTGTTGTCAGCTTCGTCAATAATGATGACCTTGTGTTTAGAAGATCCCGTAAGTGAGACGGTCGAAGCGAAGTTCTTTGCTTGGTTCCGCACAGTATCCAAGAAACGTCCTTCGTCGGATCCATTGATGACATAATAATCTGCCCCCAACTCATTGCATAATGCTTTTGCGATTGTAGTTTTACCGATACCAGGAGGTCCAGCAAGAAGGAGATTAGGAATCTCCCCCTTCGCTACAAACTCCTTAAAGGTTTTTTTAGTATCATCAGGAAGAATACAGTCATCAATTACTTGAGGACGATATCGTTCCACGAAGAGGAAATCACTGCTCATAATTAAATCCATTCAGGTTTTCGTTGAGGCATACGAAGATAATTATCAGCAACCCAAGGTTTGGATGCGATGTATTTTTTGTATGCTTCAAATGTATCAATAGTGTCGTCAAACTTCCATTCCTCGGGCATAGCACGAGCAAATGGACTTACTTCTGTAATCTTACCCTTGGGGAACAAGTAGTATGCATCTACAAGGGTTTTATAGCAGGAGTGAGTTTTATTATACCTCAGGCAGTATTCATCAGACAAGTTCAATCCCCACTTAATTAACCAGTAGGCATTATGGATACTCTCCATTGCCCACTTGGTGCAGGGATGATTGCGGAATGCTCCTTTCTCGGTCTTGTAGGGGGTCCCATCTGCCTTAGGGAGAGTGCCATATCCATGCCCCCACTTGTCAGAAGCAACGATAGAGAGCATCTGACAGCACTCTAGGGGCATTTTGACAATATGTTTGTCGGGGAGGCAAATGGCACTCTCAGCAGGCCAAGGAGAAGTAACAAAGATGTTCATCAACCAAATGTAGAATCAGGCTCCAGAGCAATATGATAAGTCACATCAAACCCAGTATTCTTGAATCGTGACAAAAGTTTACTGGAGATTACGACCTCATAGTTTCCAGGAATAATCTTGATGTTCTCTACCTTGAAGTTAAAAGTGAATACTTCATCGGTTTCACCGACAACCACAGAGAAATCGTTAGAGGTATCGTTCTTCTTATCACGAACTACCAGTTTCACCACACCTGCTTCACCAACCACAGACAGGTCAGGAAGTTGATACACAGCAGCAGCCTTAAGGAGTTTGTCAAGTTCTTTGGTATCAAGAAGGAAACAAACATCTTCACTAGGCAAAACAATATCTTTGTCTGGAGGAGTGATGATTACATTGGGATCAGCAAAGAAATACTTAGAGCGAGACTTACCTTCTTTGATTACAACATAACCATCATTCTGAAAATCTAGTTCAGCATTTTGGTGAAGATTGAGTCCATTAAGAAACTGGTTTAGATCATAGATACCAAAATCCTTAGGCAGTTCTTCTTCAATTGTTGCCTCTGCAAGAATGTTCTTCATTACAGAAATAGTGCGAAGACTGCTCCCTTCCTTAAACAGAATGGATTGATTAATGGAAGAAAAGTTCTTCAGCAGAGTCAGAGTTTTATCAGAGAGTTTCATCACTTATTTTCAACAAGGTTAAGGTGGTTAATCAAAAGAATAGTATAGTGCAGAACCTTGAATAGATCAGCACGAGGAGTACCTTTAGTATCATAACGATCTGTGTACTTGGTAATATTACCAGCACAGAAACCTTCACGACGATTGTGCTTAATCTTGTCTAGTGTTTGCTCAGTTCCACCACCAGTCCTATCTACATAATGCTGACTATAAGTGCCAGCAATATACTCCTCAAGTTGCTTTAGGATTTTGTCTTCATTGTATTTCCAAAATCCATTTTTGTTTGTATCTTCAGTCATAGGCGAATTAAAAGTAATCGTATCAGAGGCAGCATAAGGATTTCCAGTTAAACTAATTCCATCCTCATACAAATAATCTTGAGATGGTTGAATAGTACCAAAATTAATGATGTCAGTTCCACATCCACCAGAAATCATATTATCTCCAAGAATAAAATCTTTATAAGTGCTCTCAAAGTTTTCAGACATTGTGTTTCATAGTAAAGGATAAAAAGAGGAGGCACATTGACCTCCAAATATTCTATCAGTTTGCTTGTTGTTCGTCAACAGGCATCTGAAAGTCAGCATCCACTTTATCATACAGTTCCAGGAAAGCCTGTTTGGTTTCGTCATCAAAGCGATTCACACACACTTGGATTGCCTTTGCCTTATCTTGGAAGATGCTGTAAGCACGGATGATGTGGACTAGACGACGGGTGCTGATGATTTCCTCAATACCACCGTCATAGAAGGTCTTGCGGATGATATCCGCCCAATCCACCATGCGCTTGCAGAAGTCACGGTCTTCCACACCAAGGTCCAGAGCGATGCCTTCCAGAATCTTTTGCTCAGTAGCAGGAGCAGGATATGACTGCTCAAAGGTAACGGGGAAACGCTCAAGGAATGCCTCGTTGAGAACGTTGGTGCCAATGAAACGGCCGTCATCAGAACCCTTACCCTTGGTATTGGCAGTAGCAATCACATTGAAACCAGTAGCAGGTTTTACCCAGCGACCAATCTTTTTCAGGAAGACACCTTTTCCTTCAAGAATGGATTGGAGGCACAGAATTTTGTTGCTAGCGAGGTCGATTTCGTCAAGAAGTAGGATTGCTCCTCGCTCCAGTGCCTCAATGACGGGACCGTTGTGCCAAGCAGTATTCCCATCAACAAGGCGGAAACCACCAATCAAGTCGTCTTCATCAGTCTCAATCGTAATGTTTACACGAATCAGTTCACGCTTCAGTTGAGCACAAGCTTGCTCCACACTGAACGTTTTACCATTACCCGAAAGACCCGTAATGAACGTTGGATAAAAAAGACGGGACTGAATAATTTTTTTAATATCGTTAAAGTTACCAAACTTGACGAAGGTATCATCTTTATCAGGAATGAGGTTTTGTTCGATAGGAGGAACCACAGAGGGTGCTTGGAAAGTACGTTCGATTTCTTCTACTTTTTGTTGAGTCACTTCAAGATTCCATTTGCCACGACCAACTTTGAATTGATCAAGTTTCTTAGTTACGGTTTGATAGTTAGCATCGTTCAGATTACACCAGGCACGAATATCAGCACCAGTTACGGTGTTTCCATAGAGGTTTTGAAGAGAAGTGCGGATGTAGTCGGAGGAGAGTGCCATTCGTTTGCTTTGTTTCAACCTAGTCATTATAAACCAAAAAAGGGTCCGCTTGGGACCCCGGTGGTCAGTTTGCCAACTGGTTCTTGAGTTCTTTTAGGTACTCCTCACTGGCAATATGTCCGGTATAACCTGGGTAATATTTTTTTACAAGTGCAGGAATGCCCATAGCAGTTGTACTACTATTACACTTAATCCATATTTCTTTAGTGTCGTATTTTACTACGTGTTCAAATGGAAATTTAGTCTTCATAAGTAAATGTTTTGTTTTTAACTTTTGTATCGAATTCACCAGTTCTACCTGGTTTCATTTTACCAACTTTAACACGCTTACCTTCTCCAGGCCAAGACTTATTAGTTCCAACAAGTTGAGCACCACCTTTTGGTTTCTTTTGAATTAAAACAGAATCTTGATTATATTTCTTACCAAGTTTAGTGATTGCTTTCTTAAAAGTTCTTTTACCCTTTTTACCAGAAGAAATTACGTGTGATTTCTCACCAACTTTCTTCTCTTGAGGAGTTCCTGGGTTTTCGGTATATCTTCCAGAAACTTTAGTAGGTCCCGGAAGACCAGCACCTCTAATGTCTTTCTCTAGTTGCTTAGAACGAGACTTATTTTCCGTCTTTGACTTATCACCTCTTTGGGCAGACATAATTGCCATGCCACCTTTTTGTGATTTTGAGCGAACTCTATTCAAAGAGGTTTCTTGAATAGAGCAGCACTCTACCATAAATTCTTGGAATGTCTTCATGCTACCAAAGAAATAAATTCTCCTAATACTTTTTTATTTAGTTTTTTAGTCTTCAAAGACTTTACAAAAGCGGACTTGATTTGAGACTTTGTTGCATCTTCAGCAACTTCAAACTCAGATTCCTGAGAAAGTGCGGTTGCAGACAACCCAAAATATGCATCATAACCAGACTTAGTAATAGTGAAGCTTTTCACTTTCTTCCAATCATTCTGGATTTTTTCATACTGATTATCATTATGAGAATGGTAGAGTTGAATAAATCGGTTTGCATTGCGAGGTTCAAGAACACGAATACCAATAAAGTTTGTAGAAGAGAACTTGTCCTTCAGATTCCTTAGAAGAGTATCGGTAAAATCATGATACCCATAACCAATCTTATATGTAGTTCCAAGTTTACGATCGCGAATAAAAGTATTATGTGGATTAATATATCCAGTTCCAAGAAAGGGGGTTTTTTCCCAATGCCTTTTAACTTCTCGATGATAAACTAATTGACTTGCTTCACCATCAGTCAGAACAATACACTGAACTTTTTGCAGTTTGTTCTCTTTCTGAAACCTAGGAAGAATTTGATGAAGGGTAATCAGTGCTTCATTTAGAGGAGTTCCCGAAAGACTAAGACGATTAGAGTATGTATAAGGAGAACTATAAGTCCTACCAAAACAATAAGCAAGACGCCAAATGTTAAGAATCTGATGTTCTAACTCTTTACCAGAAACTTTGCTAGTAAGCATATTCATCATGGAGAAAGTTTCATCCACAACCAAAAGACCATCTTTCTTCTCATAATGAGGAGTACGGTCTGCAGCAAAATAACGGTCATTCTCATAATCATACTCACCACGACGCCACTCATTGGTGAAAGCATAAACCTCAAAAGGAATGGAAATTTTCTTGCAGAACCAAACAAGATTAAAGAGTTGCTTGCAAGTATCAAGCATCACTTCAGCCATAGAACCACTCCAGTCCAGAACAAATACCAGACCATGATTCTTACCATCAGGAATCACAGAAACTTTCTTGAACAGGTCTTCATTGTACTTGTAGGTATGAAGACGAGTAGTATCAAGAACACCAGTTCGAGCAGTTGAAGAACGAGCGTACTGGTCTGCTGCTTTGCGACATTCAAACTCTTTCACCAGATAGTTGACCTCTTTTTGAGCAGAAGACTTAAACTTCTTAAACTCAATATCAACTTCTTTATAAAGATTTACTGGAGCATATCCTCTATCTTTTGCATGTTCATTATGAAGTTTCTGTTGATGAGAAAAAGAGTCATCAATATCCTTATGAACATCATAGTTCTTACCAATAATAGTTTCAAGATTTACTTTAGGAATCTCAATGTACGTATTCTCATAGTCATCGTTTCCAACAAGATCACGAATCTTATCTTCCAGAGATTCTGCAGTGCGAACTTCAGGTTCTTCTTCAGTATCAGAAGATTTTACAGGAGTTTCATTTCCTTGAGCCGTTCCACCATAAGAATCAGATTCGCCAGGTTGTTCCTGAGACTTATCACTCTCACCTTCTTGTTCAGAAGAGGAATCATTAGTCTCCACAAAATCACTTGCAGGAGATTGTGAATTTCCTTGAGTCTCGTGAGAATCGAAATCAGAAACCTTCTGTTGTTGCTCTTTTTCTTTCTTACAATACTTATAAAGTTCTTCTGCAGCAATCAGAGTATCTGCAAAACTTTCACAAGCATCAATCAAATTAATGATTTCTTTCTCTTCGGGTTTAAAATTGAGAGTCCGAAAGTTACCAATCTTAAAATAAAGATTAGCACGGTCAGCAAGATTAAAAGTAGAAATATCTTCATCTCCAAGTTGGAAGAAATCTTCCTCGTTCAGTTCTTTATAACCGTTGAAGAAAGTCTTGGCAAGTCCAGCATACTTACGCTTCATTAGTTTTTCAATACGTGCATCCTCAACAACATTTACAAACTGCTGAGGAACTTTCACAGTTTCCAACCAGTCTTCATCGGGAGTGAAGAGTGCATGACCGACCTCATGACCCACCAGAAGGTCATACACAAGTCCACTTGCCTTCTCCCACAAAGGCAAAGTTAAGACACGAGTATGAACGTTGAAGCAAGCGGTCTCTACTTTCTTGTGCTCAACTACAAGGTCTTCAGTAGCAAGGAGTTTTGCAAGTTGAGATTTGATTTCGTGACGGACGGACATTCGACTTGTTTTCGTATGAGACTATTATACAAAAAAAGAGGGTCGTGAAACCCTCTTGTGTGCCAGTTTTGGAAGTGTCTTATGCAGGTGGAAGTTTTACTGGATTTGGACCCGTCATTTTGTTATAAATTTTTTGTGCTCTAGGGTCTTTTAATGTTTGTCCCTTATTCCAAGTTTTGTTATCAGATGGACTATCTGTTGGACCACCAGTCATTTGCTCAACAATACTCTGTCTCCACTCTTCACTCATATTTGCCATAATAGCAAGAGCTGCCTTGTTGGTATCAGCATATCCTTCGGCAACTAGGTATTCTAACAGATAATCAAAGAGATCAACCTCTTCTTCCACAGGAGATGATGGTTTATTAACTCTTAGTCCAGGAACTTGTTTTGCTTTCTTTTCAGTTTCAAAATTTGGAATTCTATCATTTTGTGTAGTAGTAGCAACTTTAACTTCATCAAGTTTTTCTTTAACTTGTGAGTACATAGAAGCATATGCTTCCATTATCTCTCTAACTTCTTTTGCTTTCATTTTTACAAAGACTTTTTAGATATTTATAAAAAAGAAGAACCGCCCCGTGAGAGGCGGTTCTTGAGTGCTTGGCGTCGTGCTTTTGCTTGTCGGAGTGCTTGCGGTTTCAGTTTCCGCTTCTGCTCCTTCTTAGAGTGGTGTTGCCAGTTTGGGACTTGCATGATTCTTAAGTGAGTTAAACCACCATACGCGAAAAACCTTTGACCTTTTCGAATCGGATGACACTTTCAAATCTGTCCTCAAGACCTGTCTTATGAGAAATAACAAAGATGTTTGCATCCTTAATCACATAACGAATAATCTTAAGGAACTCTTCGGTTCCAAATCCATCAAGTGAACTATCAAACACCTCATCCATAATCAGAAGATTTGTATTGACTGAGTTTTTCATTCTTGCAACTTCTCTCCAAGTAAAGAGTAGTGCAAGGTCAATTCTCATTTTTTCTCCTTCACTAAAAGAAGCATAGGAAAAATCTTCATGAATAGGTGACTGGACGGTTTCGTTAAATTCCTCATCAAGAGTAAAGTTAATATAGAAATCCATCATCTGCAAGTAACGATTAACTTGTTGATTGATGAGCGGCAAATACTTTTTAATGATTTTGGATTTTACTCCACCGTCTTTAAGCAAACTATACGAAAAATCGTAATAGTTGATTGTGTCTTTTTTAGAAGCGAGTTCGTCGTATGTAGTTTTTAAGTTGTCTTTGAAGGATTCTAACTTCTCATGTTCAGAATTTCTGTTTGCAAGGTTCTCGGTAAGAACTTGAATTTCGTGTTCAAGATTTCGGATTTGTCTCCGTAATCCGTTAATCTTAATATTGTTTTGAGAAATGCCATTTGTTAGTTTTGAGATCTCCTTCGATAGAGAAGTGAATTGACGCTCTCGCTCTTCTTCCTCTTTAATTGCCTCCTCCAGTTCTTTATAACCAGATTGCAACTCCTTTGCTTTAGATTGAGCGTCGTTAATTCTATTTATTCTGAAGACCTCCTCAATAGACTGGGTACAAGTAGGGCATACCGTATTCTCTGTGAAGAATTTATGCTCTTTAGTAATTGTAGATACTTTTTGAGAAATCTTACCTTTTAGGTTTCCAAGTTTACGTAGTTTATCAGCATATCCAACTAACTTATCTTGCTCTCTGATATACTCATAAAGAGGTTCCTCTAAAGAGCTATTTTCATCCATATGTTGTTGGATTTCTTTATCTAAATCGGAAATTTTCCTATTATTATTATCAATACTTTCCTTTCCGCGATTTTCAAGTTCTTCAATAAACTCCTGCTGCATCTTGACTTTATCAAGAAGAGATTCTTTCTTCAATTCAAGAACTTTGATTTCTTCTTTTGATTGACGAATCTTTTCTTTTATTACAATATTCATCGAAGAGAAGATTTTAATATCAAGCAAATCTTCAATTACTTCTCGACGATGAGCAGCAGAAAGTTGCATGAAGGGAACAAAAGTACTCGAACCCAAAATTACAATTTGAGTAAAAGACTTGTAGTTCATCTTAAGAACAGTCTGTTCAAACCACTTTTGTTGGTCCAGAGCAGCTGAAGACTGGTCTAAAGGAGTATCATTTCTCCAAATCTCAAACAGTGCTGGTTTAATTCCTCTTACAATTTTCCAATCAGTGTTTCCAATTGAAAACTCAACTTCAACTCTACAATCCTTCTCATTTACAGAGTTGATTAGTTGTGGTTTATTAATCTTACGAAATGGTTTTCCAAATAAAGAAAATGTAAGTGCATCCAGAACAGTGCTTTTTCCAGCTCCGTTTGTACCGACGATTAGATTAGTTTTATTTTCAGTAAAATCAACTTCCGTATATTGATTTCCAGTACTTAAGAAGTTTTTCCATCTAATAGTTTTAAATAAAATCATGTTCAGTGTTTGGAGGAATTACAATATCATCGGGAGTAATAACAGTATACTGGTATCCATGCATTTCGCAAGTTTTTACCATCACTTCATCTTCAATTTCAATTATATGCATTTCAGGATATCCATCTTCTTCTAACATCATAGCATATCGAACAGCATCATCTTCCTCCTCAAAGAGATATAAGATATGCTCTCCCTCATCGTCTAATACAGAATATGCTCCTTCAGTCTCTCTGCCATTAATAGTTAGAATGAACATTTAAACTAATTCACATGCCTCTTGATAGATTTCTTGCATCATTTTTTGAATGATCGATTTATCAAGACTGATTTCTGCCTCCTCAATATATCTATTCAAGATAGAAATAGTATCTTCGCTTTCAAATGCTTCAAACTCTTGAGGTTCTTGAATATCAAAGTTCTCAATAATCTTGAGTTCTGCAATATTTGAGGCATAAAGTTTATCAATGAACTTTTCAAATTTTTTAGTATCTGACTTTTTGCGTACAACAACTTTTACAATTTTGTTCTCATACTCACGAGTATCAAATGTTTGATAATTAGTATCCTCATAGTAAATGTTGTAAAACATCTTATAAGGATTATCGACTGGAGTATGTTCTAGTGTTTCAGTATCGAAGATAGTAAAACCACGAGTATCATTTACATCAGTCCAGTAAATCTCATATGGATTTCCTAAGTAAAAGACTGTTCCGTTAGTCGATCGAGTGTGATAGTGTCCCGAGAAGACACGCTTGAACTTCTCAAATAACTTGCTTTCCAAACCATGCTCCATGATGATTTGTCGATTAACTCTAAATCCTTGGAGTTCAAGGTGCCCCATCGCACATGGGCAAGTTGTCTTTTGAATAAGTTTGAGAGTACTTTCCTCATTTTCTTGATTAATCCAGGGTATAAAAAGTGTTAGGAGTTTATCCAACATCACTTCAGTTGGTTCAGAATATACAGTCACGTTATCATACTCACGCAGAAGTAAATCAACTGCGTTTACATTATTAGTATTCTTATAATAAGCAGTATGATTTCCTACAATAGTATGGACTTTTACACCCATTTCTTGAAGACAGTCATAGTAATTATTCTTAGCCCATGACAAAGCAGAGAAATCAATTCCTTTACGACTATCAAAAGTATCTCCCATATCTACAACAGTAGTAATCCCTTGCTCTTCGAGTGTAGGGAAAAATACGTCGTTGTAGAACTTTAAGAAATAATCATGAAAGAGTTTAGAATTCTTTCTTGCTCCAAAGTGCTGGTCAGTAATAATTGCTACTTTCATTCAATACCGCAGTTTGCTGTGAACTCCGTCCTTAATGGAATTATAGTCTGAATAGTTCCCACCGTCAATGGTGTTGTCGTCTGCAAATACTTCAGAAAATCCAGAACGCTCAAGGATTTTGTTCTTGATTTCTAGTTGACGCTTTTCTCTCTGAATACGGCGAAGAAATGCGTAGTGAATGATTTGAGTAAAATAAGCAAAAGGATTTTGAGATTTCTCCGGATTAAAGTTATGAATGTACTGAACACAGTTTTCAATGCCATCAGAAATCATATCTTCCTTAAACATATAGTTCACGAAGTTTGGTTTGAAGGAAAGGTGATTTGCAATCTTCAGGAAACACTCTCCAATGTAGCGAGGAATGGGAGGTTTTGGCTTTCCTTGGATTTCTGCAATTTCTTTATCCTCACGATACTTAATGAGTGCAGCAAGAAACTCTTTATTGTTAACATAATGCTCTGACCTCTTTCTTTTGGTCATAACTGCTGTGGTAATCATAAGTTTTTATCATTATTATGTATAGATTATACCACTTGTGCAAATAGTTGACAAGGTTCCTTAAAACATGTACAATAACCCTTGTCCGGGTTGATAAGATAATACTTAGCTATTTTTATAAAGCTTTTCTAAGATTTCTTTAGCATCATTAACGTTAGCAATATACCCCATTCTTCGATTAATTTTTGATTGGTTCAAAGATTCTTTATTTGTCTGGCGAACATAGGATTGGTACATCATAATCATTTCAACATCAGAAGATTCTGAAAGAGTAAGTACATCTTCTAAATTAATTATAAACATATCTTCTTTAGTGGTTTTTAACCAAGGTTCTAGTTTATAACCAACAATATTTGTTCTGCTTTTTATTTCTGAAATAGTAATTGGATTGGAAATAATTAATAAAGTTCTATCTTCTTCCTCAGAAGCTGCAACTTTAGCAAATATTTCCTCTCCAGTTTTTAGTTTGATAGTAGCATAAAAATCTTCTTCAATTCCCATTTTTCTTAAGTTGTACGGTGATTATTTCATAGTTAAAATTTTCTTCATTATAAATTTTAATTCTTTCAATGAGATGATTTAAAGTATAATTTTTCTTTGAATTTGAAGTGCAATCATCAGCAATGTCATAAAGGGTTGCTTTTACTTTATTTTTTCCCTTTCTAAGAACTCTTCCAATGCTTTGAAGATTTCTGATTCTTGATTTACTGGGTGAAGCGAAGATAACGTTATGGAGATTTTTAATATTGATGCCAGTAGAAAAAGTTCCATAAGAAGCAACAATAATTGCGTTGTTTTCTCTCTCTGTAATTTCTCTAACTAATTCTCTTTCTTCAGTATCAACTCCACCGTGAATGAAAAATACTTTTCTATCATCTCGCTTATTGCTATTTATCTTCTCATAAAGAATAGCTCCATGAGTTTCTACTCTTGAAAATAAAACAAGAGTATTCCCTTTCATATCTAAAGAAAGATTGGTTATGAATTTATTTCTTTGTTCGTGGGAAATCAGATATTGTATCTCATCCTCATAAGTTTCAAACTTTTGTGGAGTGTGCTTAAGAACAATACATTGGATATCAAGTTGAGAAAGATGTCCCTGCTTCATCAATTCATCGGTTCTGGTTACTTTGTATGATGGACCAAACAATCCTTCCAAAACCCATTTGTGAGTTTGAGTTCCATCAAGAGTTCCTGTAAAACCAAATCTATACTTTGCATGATGAAGTTTAGTCATAATTTCAATGAGCGATTTGCTCTTGAAAAGATGTGCTTCATCCCCTATAATTACTTCATACTCCTCAAAAAATGAACGTTCAAGTTTATAAACTGATTGCCATGTAGTAATCGTTACTGAGTATTCATTTGTTTTTTCCCTACCAGAATAGATACGGTGACAATATGACTCAGCATCCCAACCATAGTCTTGGAAATCCTTGTACATCTGCTCTACAAGGGATGTCGTTGGAACAACTAGAAGAATTTTTTTCCCTTTATCTACATAATACCTTACAAGGGAATAAATCATTAAGGATTTACCTGAGGCTGTGGGTGATATCAATAATTTTCTATTATGTCGTAGAGCACCGTATACTCCCTCTATCTGATATTCCCTCGGAGAATGGGAACAAATAGATTTCATATAGTCTTTTACGCCTTCGTATGAGATGCCTTCATTAACTTCAAAAGGCATTCCATAAAACTTATTTTCTTTAAACTCATATTTGTACTTGTGGAGAGATAGTTTGTCAATAACTTTATCTAACAAACCAGCGTAAATTTCTCCCGTATGAGTACTTAACAGGCGAATCTTACCGTCCCAATGCCTACTTCTATATTGGGACATGAATTTTGCAGATTCAACTTCAAAAGTAAAGTACGGTTGCAGTTCATATAAAATATGAGGTTCGCAATTGAGTTTGATGCAAACCTCATTCTTCTTTTCAATAATTACGTCACTCATAGCATCATAATTGCTATGAGTATTTATTTACCCTAATCCAGACTGAAAACGCATAAACTCAATTGCATTTTTAATTTGATATGTTCTATTTTGTATCATCTTTAAAATGCTTTCAATATACGTCAACATTGTATCATAATAATCAATTTTTAAACATACTGTCGAAAGATTCTCATCCGCATCAAGATATTTTTGCATCGTATCTTTATCGCGAATCTTTTTAGGAAATGGATTTTCCGTATAAACTTCTGGGTCTGCTTTACCAGAATAATATTCGTATCTTTCGTGTCTGATATTTCTTTTTTGCTGCTCTGCTTTTTTCCTTAGGAGAAAAATAGTATTATAAAGTTCAAAGTATTTTGCGTGAAGACCTGGGATATTTGTTGATTCTGTATGAAGATTATCCATATCAATTTTAGAATCTTGTTCCCACATCTTTTGAATCATATCAAGATCAAAACTCATAATAAGTTTCCTTGCAAATCTGTTATATTGTAAATAGTATACTTGAAACTTACATCAGCCGTAAAGTATTGTATGTCTGTATTTGTGGCATCAAACATTATCGTTGATAATGAATATGGAAATAAATCCTGGAAAGTTACTTCAAAATTAGGAATCTGACTACTTGTTAATATTTGTAAGGTTCCGTCAGAATATATGTTTTGTCTATCTTTTACATAATTTCCTTGAATTAATCCAGATTCCTGAAGTTCTGCAAACTGTTCTAATCTTTCTGGAAATCCAAGACCACGAATCCAATTTTGTATTTCCATGTAGTTTTTGAGGTCTTCGTCAACTAAAAACCTTATGCTTAAATCTCCAAATTCTATTGTGTCTCCTGGTGTTGGTAGCGCCTTCAGATAAGATGGTTGGTTCGCAACACCAAGATTTAACTCAGGTATGTTTGCTTGGTTGCAGAAAAATGCAACTTGTGGTGTTCTGGTCAGAGTGAATTTAAATCCTGTTGGAGATAAAAAATTTCTATTATCAATCTGAGCTCTTGTCATCTTTTTTTAAATATTTAGATAAAAAAAGAGGGTCCGAAGACCCTCTTGAAATTTATGTGAAGCGGATCACATAAGGTTCTTAACAGCAACTCTTCTGTAGTAGCGGTTGGTGTTAACGTTGAGTCTACCCTCACCTCTGCTGAGACCCTCAGCGAATGGGTTAGCAACAAGACCATAACGAGTCTTGAAGCCAATCTTGGGCTGGAAGGTGTCTTCGCCAACGGCACGCACCATCTGGAGAGGAACGTAAGGGCAATAGAACAGACCTGCATCATAAGGTGAAGAACCCTTATAACCAACAACGTAGTACTGGTTACCAGGAGTTGCATTACCTGCAGTCAGGTTTGCTGAATATGGGTCAATGTATACGCGGAACTTGCCCATCAGAGTACCAGCAAAGGTGTTGCCAGTATCATCAACGTTCAGGTTAGCGTTTAGTGCAGGGGTGTAATCAAGAACACCAGCCATGGTTAGTGCTGAAGCAACGTCAGCAGAACACATGATGATGTTGCCCTTTCCGCGACGAGTTCTTTGTGCGATTGCGTTAGCGTCGCGCTCGATTTGGAACAGAAGACCCTTGAACTTCTCAACAGACCAACGACCGTTTGAATCAACGTCGAGGTCGAATACGCCAGCGGTAGCAACGTTTTGTGCTGCACCCTTTTCAGCGGTCATGTAGATGGTACGAATAACTTCGCGGTTGATTTCAGCAAGAATCTCAGTTGAGAGAATGTTTGCTAATTCCGCTTCAGCATTCAGACCGTGGATTGCCTTGAGGTCTTGAGCGAGCTCGAGTGAGTACTCAGCCTTCAGGGCGCGTGACTTTGCAGTAACAGTAACTTTCTCGATTGAGAAAGCCATCTGGTTGAACTGGTTACCTGCAGCATCGCCAAGTGCTTCTGAATCGCCAGTTGGCATACCTTGACCGACGTTATAATCGGTAGCAGCAACTGAAGCAGCGTTCAGAAGAGCTGGGTTACTACCAGACTGTGCGGTAGTACCAATACCAGAACCTACTTGCGAATGAGCGCCAGTAAGAGTGGTATCGAAACCTGAGTCTGTACCAGAGAATGCAGTATCTACTTCATTGAAGAAGGTTTCTGCACCACTCTGATTGGTGTAGCGGGAGCGCATTGCGAAGATGAGTCCAGTAGGACCACTCATTGGTTGAACGCCAGCGAGGTCATAAGCGACCAGGTTAGGCATTGAACGACGAATAAGTGAGATCAGAACTGGATCGAAACCAGCAACGCTTTGGCTACCACCACTACCAAAAGCGCCGCTAGCGCCAGCGGCATTGCCACTGTTGGTTGGTGATTCCATGAGCATACTCATGGAGCCATTGTCGAAAGCAGATTGCTCTCTAACAAATCTTTCTTGGTTTTCGAGCAGGACAGCGGTTACGGCTCTACGATGAGAATCTTTGATTGGATCAAGACCCTGATAGTCTAAGAGGGGTGCCCACTTTTCCTGCAGATGCTCGGATTGGAACATTTGCTTTTACCTTTTTACTAAGTGTTTGTTTTTTGGGTTTGAATTATATTAAATTCAATTATTTGCTGAATGCTGAAAGAGTCTTCAGATATGCAGCCATTGAACCTGAAATTAATTCGGGTGCATTGTCTACACCTTCTGACAGAGATTCAGTTTTAGCTGAAGGAGAAATTACTCTTGAAGGGAAATATGATTCCTTCAAAGTCTCCAGTTTTTCACGATATTCTTCTTCACTTTCAAACTCAACACTTTCGGCAAGTGAAGCGAGCTTGTCCTTCTGAGTGTCTGCAAGACCTTCAGCGACTTGATCAAAGATTCCATCAGCAACCGACTCTGCGAGACGCTTGTTAAGGGAAACGTTTTTCTCGATTTGCTCGTTGAGTTTTGTCTCCATTTCATCAAGTTTTTCTACCATGCTCTCAAGCACATCATATTTATCTTCAGGGATTGATACATAATGTTCTTCAAAAAGACCTCTCATTCCTTGGAGGAATGATTCGGTCATCTCGGTCTTAAGACCTTGTTCGATAACGAGTGCATTTTCTTCCATCCACTCGCCAGCAACATACTCAAGGTATGCATCTACACGCTCAGAAAGTGCTTCTTTAATTTCTTCAACTTCTTCTGCAAGTGCAACTGCATACTGCTCTTCAAGTGCTTCTTGAATAGAAGCAACTTTTGAACGAAGAGCAGCCTCGAAGATGGTGCGTGCTTTCTCTTGGAATTCCTCAGAAAGCTCTTCACCTTCAAGAAGAGCATTGACATCTTCCTCAATATCAAACTCTTCTTTTACGTCCTCTTCTTCTTCGTCCTCTTCTTCTTCGTTCTCTTCTTCTTTCTTTGCCTTTTTCTTAGGTGCTTCTTCCTCTTCTTCAGCAGCCTCTTCGATTACATCTTCATCACTCTCTTCTTCAATCATATCCTCATTATCAAGTTCTTCTTCCTCTTTATGAAGACCCTTCATTGGATCAGCAGAACCTGCGCCTTTATTTACAACATCTCTAACTTGCTTGAGTGTTGCTCCAGGAGTTTTCAGTTTTGCTGAATCATCCGTTGAACGATAGTTTGAAGGATCAGGTCCACCAAGATCTTCCCAACCTGCAGTTTGGCCGTCAGGAATACCTGTAGTTAGTTTTGACATCGGATCCGCCGCTTTAGCATTTGCATTAACAGCGGTTCTGGATGGTTTAGTGCCTACTTCCATTTCTTGTAAATCTCCACGAGACATTTGAACTCTCCGTTTAACCTTTAGTTATAAACTATATTTATTTATAATTTAATAAATTACAATGAGTTTAAAAACTCATTGAATAATGATAACTTATATTCTTCAAGAATACCTTGGTCTACAAGGGTATTAATTTTATTCTTAGTATTTTCTGCCATTTTTTCTCTAAGGATGCCACCATCCCAAATCCACTCCTTTCCTTCCATAATTCCCTGAACAAATGCGTCGGGAGCTGAGGGATCTGCTACAATATCAGCAGCAGTTGCAAGCATAAAGTCTTCACCAACTTCTTTATATCCCTTATTATTCTCTCTTAAAGACCCAATACCACGAGAAGAAACGCCAAGAGTTACTCCATCTTTAAGAAGAGACTCCGCAATCTTACCCATTGGTGTGGATAAAATTTGTGCCTTTCCGATAAAGTTATTTCCGCTGCGATAAAGTTCTGTAATTTTATGAGAAACTCTATCTAAATTAACAGTAGGTCCGTCTGGATGTCCTAGTTCGCCAAGAGCACGTCCCTTTTGAACGTATTGTTCGTTATAACGATTTACTTCACGTTCCATAATCTGCATAGGATACATTCTTCCATTGCGATTCACGCATTCTGCTTGCAAGAATGGTCCTTTAATGTAGAGTTTTGCTTGCTTACCAGTTCCTTCGGTAATAACCTCTACTCTTTCGATTTCTTCTCTAATTAGTTTCATTAGGCATCTCCTGAAATTTGTACTTGTTGGTAATACAGAGTTCCTGCACCTACACCGTATGCAGAAACTTTATTTGAATTAATTACAGTAGCATCTGTTGAAGAGAATGCTGTGACAATTCCACTTGAATTATAATTAACAGTCATTCGTGTCTGATAGTAACCACCTACCCCAGAAGAAATATCTACAGATAAAACTTGCTGGTGTGTGAAGTTGTAATATGATTGTCCTGTTGCAGTTAGTGTAACATAATCACCAACACCAAAAGGAACTTGAGTTCCTTCTGGAACTGTAACAATTGTTGTTGTGCCGGTAGTTATGCCTACAACTTTATTTGAAGCTTTTGTTAAACCTAGAGTGGCAGATTCTCCAGATGAAACATAGTAATCTGCAGAAGTTGCTGATGGATTTCCGCCTACAGAAATATGCGCTGCACCACCGACTGCAACCACTCTCAAAACACTAGATTGTACCGAAAAGGCAGATGATGTTGTTGCAGCACCTGCAGTAAATGTAAATGAGGAACCCGCCCCAACTGGTCTATGAGCCATTATTTTTATAGTACACTTTTAGTTATTTATTATTTAATCAAGTTATGATTTAAATTACCTCTGTTCAATCCAGTTCAGAACTGCAAGTGCTGCTTTGTTAGTATTAGGACTTGCACAAGCAAGAGTATAAGTATCACTAATTGTTCCAATACCACTTCTACCTAACTGAAGTGCCGCTTTATCATCAAGATTAACTAGAGACCCACCACCACCAATCACAAAACCACTCAAAAGATCAGTTCCACCAGATACTGCAGTTTGAGTAATATTGTACTGCATAAAGGAGTTTGGGTCTGGATGGTCTACCCAAGTTCCTCCAGTTAGTGTTGCATTTTCTAAAAGTTGCCAATAAACATTAGTATTATCATCAGTTGCTGCTTGCAATGATCTCAAAAGCATCACCGCACCTAGATTACTAGATTTTAGACGAATGCTTATAATTGGATAAAATGTATTTGCATTTGCCATCGTTGTCCCTGCGATGGTATTTGATATACTCTCAAGAGTTCCAAGTTTCTCTGGTTCTCCTTCTTGAATCAGAGAATTAGAACCCTGATACATGTAATGAGTTCCTGCAACACCTGTTACATTTTCTATCTCAAGTCTAATTGGTAAGAATGGAGTAGAACACCACACTCCTGGATTTGTATTTGAGTTCTCAAAAGTATGGGATGCAATGGTCTCATTCTTCATCAACCAATTGAACTGAACCATTCCTGCACCATACCATTCATAATTGATGGAAATCATTTGTTGTTTTGTTGGGTCTGCAGTCACTCCAGTCCAACCATTTCCATCAAACTTTTCACCATTCCAATCATCTCTGTATACTCTGGTTTCTGTAACAATTCCAGTTACACTACTACGGAGTACATAAGAATATGTTCCCCCATTATCCTCAAAATAAACACCGTTGTTTTCATCAAACAATCCAAATCTTCTGCGAATACCTACCTGTGGATTATCAAGACGAATCGCAAATGCAAGAGTTGCACCTCTACCGGGAATGTATCTCATCACATTCTTGGTTTGGCGAACAACTTTACTTCCAAGAGTGGACCCAACTTGCATCACAATATTACTGGCATTTGCATTAAATGTTGCAGTTCCAACTCCAACTACTCTTTCATCCCATACATCAGTCTCTTTACCATACTGGAAAGTGTTAAAGAATACTGTTTGATATGGAGATATTTTAAATCTGTTGTTGTTGGTAAATTGAGGTCTCCAGTCAGTCTGGTTTCCCCAGTGATCTGCAATATTATAAACTTCAAAGAGACTTCTCTCTTGATTTAGAAAGTCTTGTGTAGTCTTATTCCACTGAGCCATTATTAATCAATCCATTCCAACTTTGATGGGTGGTATCTTTTTGCGTTTCTAATATTGAAATTCTTTTCAGTTACGGGATAAATCTGATGAACGACTGCTCCTGGATAATCTCCCTGAAGTTGTTCTCCTAAATCTCTTTTAGATGGAATTCCACTTTTAGTAACCAATTCCATCCTATACAAACTTCCTTGCCACAAAACATCCGCAACATACTCTTCTCCAACCTGTTGTGGTGTTTCTGGTTGGGAGTTAATGTAAAGATTTCCGTTAAAGTCTCCGGAAATATTTACTGATTCTGAGATGAATTGTTTGAAGGATTTCATTCTTCCTCTTCTGGTTCGCTATTAAACATCGAATTTGCTACTTCAGGTTTAAATTCATCAACTTTTTCTGCAGCTTTAGCAAACAAAAGGTCTTTGATTTTATCGCTAATCTGCGAAGGTGATTCTTCAGCAGCAATCATATCCATTAAATCATCCATTGTTATAAATGTAATCAGTAATCGTTTTTATTTATATCTCCCCACCCTTAGGCATTTCTGCTATTTTTCCACTTGCTTCAACTGATTTTCCTTGAGAGTCTATATTTGGTTCCATCACTGGTTGCCCCAAATCCATTTGAGAAGTTTGTTGCCCTGGTTCTAGTGGCATACCTGTCATAGGATCTACAGGTATACTGGGGTCTGGAATAACTCCATCCTTAATTTCTTTTTTAATAATTTTGTCTTGCTCTAAAATTTCTTCATCAGTTTGACGAAGAATCTTACGTCTAACGTAATCTTGAGAGAAATATTTTCCAACATATGGTTCAGCAATTTGTACCATACCCAATCTTTCATTTAGCAACTCTGCATCTTTAAGTTCTGCAAAATGATTATCATACAAGAAGTCATATTGAATGTGTTCGTCCATTCTATTCCAATCTTCTGGGGTAATGATATTTTTTAGGATCAATTGAGTCCTCAACATATCACTAAACATATAAGAAAATCTCTTCCTCAGACGAGCAACAAATTTGCTGAATTTAACTTCATCGCGAAGAATCTCTGATGATCTTCCAAGATTAAACCCACCATCTCCACCAATTCTTGTTGTAGGTACATTTAAAGATCTATAAAGTTTTTCTTGGAAATAATTAATGTCAGTAATCTCTCCAAGGTTTTGTCCGCCAGGAAGTGTTGATATTTCAGTACCTCTTCCACCTTCTCTTCTTGGAAGCCAAAAATCCTCAAGCATTGCCATGAATTTTTTATCATCACGAATCTCACCAGTGCTTGCATCATATACCAACTTGTTACGATAACGCATCATAACATCGCGGAGATATTGTTCTGCTTTTACTTTAGGTAGATTGCCTACATCAATGTAGAAAATTCTTCTTTCTGGTGCGCGTGATAGTCTGTAGATAACAAGTGAATCTTCAATCATACGAAGTTGATTGAGAGATTTGATTGCCTTATGGAGATATGAAAGCGTTGAACCCTTATTTCTATCAACGAGTCCTGAAGTACAATATGCCACAGAATCTTTTGTCATTTTGATTCCTGCATTAGAACCTCCAAGAGCTCCAGGTGCTGGAGTTCCTGTTGGATATGTCATTTTTGGTTGATAGATAAAATATTCTTCAATTTCGGGAAAATCGAAATCCATTGGATTATCGACATTTCTATTTGAAATTTTTAATCTATCATTTTCTTTCTTTTTTGCTTGGCGTACATAACGCATTTTCATTGCGTCAATATATCTCAATTCTTGTATACCAGCCTCTGGATTTTTAAAATCTATTACTTTGTGGTAGTATAATCTACCATCAATATACCAATTTCTGTAGATTTCGTGTGCTTTTTTATCAAAATCTAGAAGTTCTAAAATATATTTAAATTCTTCTCTAATTTTTTTCTTAATGCCATCACTAGCATTTAAATTGTCCAAATCAATTTGAACAGGACTATCATTACTATCCGATACGATAGCTTCATTTACAATATCTTCAATGGCACTATCACACTCTGGGTGAAGCGCCATTTCACGATATCTTTTAATTAAATCGAATTCTGTTCTATAAACACCTTCAATATCTACATACGAACCAAAAAATCCACTAGTTAAATAATGGTCTACCCCGTCCTCCTTATTGGGAGGAACGGGGGACATTACACTTTGCGATAATGGTTCATTATCTTCAATAGAAAAACCAAAAAGTTTTGCCATAATTTATTTGATTACTTTTAATCTTTAGACTATTTATTATTCCTCATTTTATTACTTTTGTTTTTTTGAATCTTCCTTATCTTTATTTTTGTCTTCTGCACTGTCCTGTGCGGAAACAGGAGCCCAGTACTGAACTTGGAAGTCAACAGTAAACTCTTCAATTGTATCAGAACTATCATAAGAAAGATCAATTGCAGAAACACTTGTTGGAAAAATATCAAAGAATTTGTAAGTTGCAGCATGAGAAAGGCCGCCGCCAGTAGGGCTGTTTTTACCGGCGGTGCTCTTAGATCTCTTAAACTGTTGTACGTATGCATCACACATGTAGTTTGCTGGGTTTGAAAAACCACTAGCATCACCATACTGTGCTATAGTTTGCATCCACTTTTCCATAGCCTCACGAATTAGAAAATCTTCATCATTTATAATTGTGACAGTCCAAACATCGAATGTTCTGTCACCTGCAACCTTAAAGATTCTTCCTCTAAAAGGTACGTCAATGGAACCAACATTTGATGCCGGAAGTGCAGCAGCCTTACAGAGTAATTTGAAATTATCACCTAAAGTTATATTGGATGGTGGAGTTGGAATAGTTACCTCGAATAGATTGGGCCTAGCGCCACCGCCTTTGAGTGCTGATTTGAAGTCCTGAATAGTGTTTGCCATTTTTAGTTCCCCCCTAATTTTTGTTTTATTTAAATCAAATAGTACCAGCAACTTCTTCAAAACTTACTCCAGTTCTTGTGGCAACGAAAGTAAGTGTTACATAGTTAATTGATTTTGCAGGTTTCAAGTAAATGTCTGCTCGGAATTCATTGTTATCAATAACATCAGGAGTATTGTTGGAAGTATCACAGACAACCAAGAATCCATAAAGACCTCTCTTTGCCTGAACATCGCGAAGATAAGGATCGACAATGTTTCTAAAATTGGCTCTAGTAATTTCGTCGTTTAGTTCAAATAGTTGAGCCTCTGCACTTCTTTGGAGTGATTGTTCGATTGTCAGGAACAGACGACGAACATTGATCCTATCAAAAGCAGATGCATATCCTAAAGCAGTCCTATCTCCAAAAAGCAGAATACCAAGCCCAGGTTGATTAATAATGGAGTTAATTCTTTGTGGGTATAGTTGGTCTCTCTGCGCTTTATTTGGATTATATGCCAACTTAATTGCATTATTGAGGATTCCACGTTGTTGACCTGCAGGTGAGAACCAAGGATAGGCAACAATACTAGTTCTAACCATCAATCCAGCAACGTCTGCATTGCAGGGAATATATCTGAACTTATTGTTGAATCTATCAAAGGTGTACTTATATCCAGAATCAAATACTGCATAAGATGAAGAGGAAAGTGGTGAGAAGAACTCAAGAATATTATCTGTCTGAGTGTCTGTATTTGTAATGTCAACAACATCAGCACGATGTGGTGAAATTACTGTAACACAATCCTTTCTGGAGTTTGCAATTGAGATGAGGTGGTTTGCTTTTGCTTGAGATTCAAACTTATTAGGCATTCCAGGACCCATAATCAAGTAATCAACTTGAATTTCGTCTCTATTTGAGAACAAATTGTAAGTAGTAAATAAATCACCTAGGGTTGCTTGCATTCCTGTTCCATTGTCACCATAATCAGAACCACCGGTTAAGTTATAAGTAACATTTCCCAATGCACTAAAAGTTATGCCTTGTGAGGGTTTATTCCAGAGACCCTCAGCATTTGTGAATTCGGTAAATGCTGTAGAGAATCCTGTTGCTACAACAGTCTCATTTACATTTAACTCATCAGATGGGTTGTCTCCAACATAAACATAATTCGAGAATGTTGCAAGATACTCTTTCCACCAAATTTTCTGTGGAGCACTGACTGCAGATACTGCATCAGATGCTTTTGAAAGACCGACATGCTTTTCTACCAAGTTTCCTTGGATTCCAGTAACAGTTCCAGTATCATCAACAATTACGATGTGAATTTCATCACTCTTACCATTTCTATTTGTGGCATATTGTGATGTGCCTGGTTTTGGTGCAATTGAACTCCAATAAATCGCAGTATTTGACAATGATAAGGTTTGCTCGTTGTACCAATCTTTTATTGGTGCAGTTCCAGTGTTAATAGTTGTAGAAGTTGTAGCAACTCCAGCACTAGTAATCAGATTTACTGTTAGGTTTCCTCCACCAGTTGATGGTCTAAAAGATCTCAGGCGGGAATTTGGAGCGTAAGTTATTTGGGTATTTGTGCCATTTGTAGAAACCAGAGAAGTGATTTTTACGTCAACAGTATCAGTTCCTACTCCAGTAATAATACCCTTCAAATATCCATTGAAAAGGGATGTCGTTCCAACACCAGCTGATGGTACATCAGTAAGAGTTGTGGTAACACCCATACCAACAGAAACTTGTCCAGCAAAATCAGAACCTACTTTAATAATTTGGTCTGCTTTGTCGTCAATAACACAAACTTTTAAATTATTTGCCCAACGTCCTGGATTTTTTGCAGCAAAGATGTAGTTTGCAATATCATCTGCATAGTTTGCCTCATAATCATCAAAGTTTTTGATTTTTAGTGTTGGCTCACCTGCAGTAGAAACTCCAGCAACGTTGCGGATTGCATTCGCATTTACTAGGTTTGCACCATCCACTCTTGCTACCTTAAGAACACCACCATATGAAAGGAATGATGATGCACTCATCCAATATTCATATTGGGCATCGGTTGAAATTGGTTTTCCAAAGGTTTGAATTAATTCATTCTCTGTTGTAATATCAATTGCTTCTTCAACTGGACCAATTGCAAAAGGACCAGCAATTGCTCCGATATTATCTAATACATTATCAGCTCTTCCTACAGTTAGATCAACCTCCCTTACAAGTACGCCGGGAGATAATTGAGGAGTCGCCATGTTTTTCTCCGTAATCTCAGTTAACTAAAAATTATTTATTAAAAACTTACTTTACGTGGGAGGAAACACGACGTGAATAGCAATCACCAGTCAGGATAATCAAACTCAGATGAATTCTTTATCGATTTTCTACCTTCAGATATTCTTTTTATGGTACATTCTTTGCATTCATACGAATATGAGGATGCAACTGGGCCCCTATCTTTACGAGTTCTATAAAATTCTCCAATTAAATTTTTAATTTCGCCACAAACTCTACATTTTCTATCTGTTAGTAAAAGATGACCTAATCTTATCTGCTTATCTAGTTCCATTATGATAGATATTCCCACATATACGCACGATCGCCATATTCATCCACATACCATCTATCACCATCACTGTCTGTAAAACTTGTTTCATCTAGTCCGTCATTAATAAAACCAAATGGTGACATATCCTGCTCTATCTGATTTTTTTGCTCCTCATATAGTCTCTTTCTTACATCTTGGTCTGTAAGTTCTTTAAAATAATCTTGAGCTACTAACCAAGCATAAATTACTAAGCACATTGCCAAGTCATCGTTACATCCTTCTTCAGCCTCGAAAGAGTTGTGCTTCTGGATAAATGTTGTCAACTCCGAAATTATTTCATAGTCGTTAAGAAAAAGTTTACTCTCCTCAATCATTGTCTTTAGGTTTAGACATCCAACTTTTTTTACAGTTTTGGACATTTTAACTCCAAGTTGAGTTTTCTTTCCAGAAAATCCTTGACCAACAATTTGACCTGCTCTACCTCTCATAGAACACATGAGAAGATTATTGTATTCTAAGTCATATTGAAGAATGCTTGCTACCTGATCTCCAACGTCATTTACCTCACATAAAATATATGCATTATTATATGCTGTCGCCGCTTCGTGAATTATACTGGGGAAAAGCATAGGTTTAATTTCATTATTTCTATATTTTGCAACTACTTTGTGGGGGAATTGTGTAATATCAATAATGGTAAACGCAGAGTAATCATTTCCAACACCTCTAGCAACGTCTACAGTAATGAGATAATCATGATTCTCCTCTGGGTCTACATAAACATCTAGACCAGCACTACGGGTCTTGGGGGCATCGTAAACAAGGGTTCTAAGTTTAGATGGTGCAATTAGAGTATCGACAGAACCTAAGAATTCGCATTCAAACTCAACCTTAAACTGTTGTTCTGATGTGTTTGCAATTGTTTGCTTTTTCCATTCCTCATCTCTTCCGGGAACTTCACTCCAATGAACGTCTGTAAAGACATATTCGTTCTTACCCTTTTCCGCATCATGCCACATTCGGTAAAAATGATTCATACCATGTGGAGTAGAAACAATTATAACTTTAGTTTGTTTACCTGAAGTAATTGTTGGATAAACTGACGCAAAGAATGAGTCTGCGATATGATTTGGAACGAAAGCAAATTCGTCCAAAAATAGGATATTGAATGACATACCACGAACTGCAGAAGCAGAAGTAGAAGCAGCCAAGATTTTACTTCCATTTTCCAATTCCAAAGAACCTTTGTTCCAAGATATAATTCCTTGCTGCATCCATTTTGGTAGATTTTCATAAGCGGTTTGTAATCTATCTAATAGTTCCCGTGCCGTTGCTGCTTTGTTTGCAAGAATACCAATATTAACATTATCATTAAATACTGCATAATGTAGTAAAAATGATACTACAGTTGTAGATTTGCCCGTCTGGCGAGGCATCTTGCATATATTGAATCTATGATTGTGAAAGTTATTGATTAACTTTTCTTGGAAATGATATGGTTTAAATGTTTGAAGACCATGATCCAGAGTTACAATCTTTACATAATTATTTGCAAAGTAAACGGGATCATCCTTACATCTCATAAACTCAAGAATTTGTTCTTGAGTAAACTCAATTGGGGTATTTGCTTTTTTTAAAAGTGGATTGCCAAGATAAACATCAGACATAATAAAAACCTACTTATTAGTTACAATTCCAACGGCGAAGTGCTTTATTAATATTGCTATCTGGATCTCTTGCAGTTTCTGCAGAAGTTAGTTTTGATTTCATTCCTTTCATTCGACGACAAAATGAAGCACGACGTTTCGCTCTTTTTCCTTCTGGATTTTTTTCAGTTACTGCAGTTTGAAGTTTTGAACCGGGGTTCTCTCTACGATATGCTTTAACTGCCGCTGAACTTAATCCATCAGTTTTATCTTTACGGTTGACTGATTGCCAATCTTCACCAATTTCAACTTCTTCTCCCATTGTCTTTACATAATTCTTATTTGAACCTAACTTTGCGGAACTGCCGCCCTGGGAACTAAAAGTTTGAATAAGTGGTTGTCCTGGTTGAATTTCAGAAACCGAATGGTATACGACTATTGAACCTGGATAAACTTTTTGAATCTCATCGTTGATTTCTTTTCTGGAAGGTGTCTTTACTTGTGGGAAGAACATCTTGAGAGAATAATATTTTCCTCTCCATGAAAGAGTTACCGCGATGACATTTCCAGTCTGTGCTTGCAGTCTTGTTGCTTCGCTCATTTGAGATTTAAAACCTTTGATTGGTTCTGGTTTGATTACGTCAACTACTTCCGCAAAAGTATTTCCGTTTAAGTCTTCTATTGTTTGTTCTGGCACACAATTTGGAACTGTTTTTTTGCCCTTTTTCTTCATTCCAACTTGCTTATATCCGGACCAACACGCCTCATCAACTTCACTTTCTCCGCCATCAAGATAGTCTGCTGCAGTATCAATATAGTCTGCTGCTTTAGTGATTTTTGACTGAACCCATGCCTCTAAATTACCTTCACCTTTTCCAACTTTTGCTCGCAATCTTTTTACGGCATTTTCGATAGTTTGAAGTTCGCCGCGAACCATTGAATATTCTTCATCTTTTGATTCGGGTATAGTAGGCATAGTTATATTATAGTCTTTTTTTCCAGAAACCACTTCTGAAGGTAATGAAAACATATCCCAGTATTTTTGTCCGTATTTACACTCATCTCTAGACTCAACTTTTTCGCATTTAGGACAATATCTTCCTGGATTTTCTCTAATTGGTCCATCCCACTCATAATTTAAAGCATCCGTACTTTCTGATTTAGTTCCCCAGTTGTCAGCACCAACCTTACGGCATTTAACCAAAGCACCTGATGCATACGCACTTGGCCAAACACTATATCTAGACTTTACTTTATGGTAGCAAGCATCTTTAGTTCCGCTACCTTTACCTTTTTTATCTTTTGCTTCTTGTATATCCATTTCTTCTTTGATTTTCTTTCTAGGTGAATCTGTAGAAACATAAGTTGGTTTTGCAGCACCTGATTTCTCTTGTTGACCAGAATCTGCTACCTTTTTTCTTCTTGATGCGGAACGTCTTTCTGCAGGAGTCATGCTTGCTCTTTTAGAAGAAGACACACATTTTGGAACTCCTTCTCCCTGTTCATCACTTGCACATGTTCCACCTGTAACTACATTTACCCAACCAGATTTACCATCCTTTGATTTTGATTTACCAAACCAATCGCGAAGACCCTCTTCTTTTACAGTATCTTCATATGCAATTCTTTTTTTGCTATGTTCAATTTCTCCTTTTTGCTTAGCAATCAATTTCCTTGACCAAGCGCCAACATTAATATCTTTTGGATTTTCATCTGGCATTCTCTTTTTGGGATTGTCGAAAACATCGACATCACCATCAGCATCACGATCAACATATTGAACAGCAGCGTGATGCACTAACTGTTTAAGATCAAGATTAGGATCTAACTGATGTTGTTTTGCCTTTAAATGTGGCGTTTTGTGGGAAAATTTTGGATATTTCATTCAACTGGTTTTGATTTAGTCTCCTCACCTTTTGCTCTTTTCTTTCTCGCCGCACAGTGAGCACGTTGAGAAAATCCTTTTGGACTAGAGCAATCAATACTCTTTTTATATTTATCGCTCCAGTCTTCTTGAAACTGTTTAAATGTCTTCATTTTGAGTTTGCTGCTTTAAAAGTTTTGCTAACTCGGCAGTAGATCCAACAAAAAGAGCGTTGTTAACTGTAGTGGGTCCTTTACCAACCTTTTCTTCTTCAATATCTTTGAGTTTCTTTTGAAGATCCATTAACTTATCCGTAGCATCCGCGACATTCTTAATCAGTTGTCCGGCAACCTCATAAGCTCTTGGCATTTCACTTTCTTGAGCCAATTCTAAAATTCCGTTAATTGCCTCTTGACCTTTTTCTATAATAGAATAAAGATTTCCTCTTGTATATTCATAATCTTTTTTAACATCATCCATTGCTGAGGATATCTTCTCAAATTTTTCAATTTCGGATTTATTGTCGATAGGAACTATTTCCCCATCTACATTAAAAGCATCATTTAACTTATCGAATTTTTTTGTCATTTTCATGCTATACTACCACTAAATCCAAAATCATCACCTTGCTCTATTAGATCATCATCTGCGGCAGTAATTGATTTTACTGGAGCACCTGCCAAGTGAGAAGTTATGGTTGTATTATCCTTACCCCTTTCAACAGTTATTGTGTTACCGGACTTAGACTTAATGTATAACTCCTCACCCTCAAGATCGATATAAGTATCGACGGTAATTGTAGATGCATTATTTACTTCAATAACAAGGTCCTCAACTCCAATATCGTTGGTTATGTTTGTTAGAACAATTCCAGTATAATTTTTGATCGCTCTAGGTTCGGCAGAATACACCACATCTCTAGATGGAGTTGTTGTATATCCTCCAGCAACATATCCAACCGAAGATTTTTTGATAATATCCCTGGTTGCAGAAGAAAGTGGTCCGAAGAGATAAGTTTTTGCGGTGAATCTTAGAGTATAAATTAAAACTCTTCTTGTATTAAAATCTCCCTCATAATCATCTTGCATTGTGATATTCTCAAGAACTACTGGAATATCCCTCTTTTCATTAATAGTATCAACCAAATTAACTGTCATAGTATATGCTGGTTGAAAGTATGGTAGAATTTGTTCTACAATTTGAAGAGCATCATCATTAAGTTTTGACATAATACTCAATTCAAATTGCATATTATATGGAACTGGTAAATATCCCTTTTTAATTTCACTACCATCCTGTGTAGACTTCTCTGTAAAATATTGAGTTGTTGTTGATTTTCTACTTGAATCGTATGTCAGGCCAGTAAATTCAAAAGACATTCTGGGTAATGTAATTTGAACCGGTTTATTTAAATTTGGCGATTGATTTAATCTTGCTAGAAACTTTTGGGTTGGGCCATATGCCAGAGGAACTTTAATTATACTGACTACTTGATCCGAATTATTTGTATGCCTGATTTCTATATTATTAAATAAAGAACCAAAAGAAACAACAGTTCTTCTTAATATTTCGTGGTAAAAGTATTCAAACATGACACTAATTTATTGTATTACTATTTAACAATTCTATTGAAGACTATTTATGGCATACCAAATGGATTTACTTCGCTAAAATCTATTATTTGATCTGCTTCATCTTCAATTTCATTATTTGCAGCGTAACCATCATCTGCAATTCTGACATAATCATCAACGGTTTTTAAGTAGTATGATGCGCTGGATGCGGCCCCAACTATATTTTCTCCAACTACAAATTTACCAGTAATCTGAGATACTTGAAGAACTCTAGTAATTGAGTTCCACGATTTCACTCTTGCAGTTGTGCTGCTTGATGAACCAACAACAACTTCGTTTAAAACAAAGTTTCCGGAAGATGTTAAAATTGGATTACCTATCGTGATTGTGGGTGCAACAGTATATCCAGCTCCCGCATTAGTAATACGAATTGAAGTAATTGAACCACCTGCCGAAACAACGGCTGTTGCTGCTGCAGATACTGTAGAAACCCCCGTAAAAGTAATAGTCGGTGGGGTTACATATCCAGAACCACTATTAGTTACAGTAATTACTCCAACTACACCATTTCCTATGGATGCAATACCAGTAGATCCTTTACCTCCCCCACCAATAAATCTAACTCCGGGTGCAACTGTATACCCAAATCCTGGGTTTGTAATTTCAACACTTTGAACTGATGATGTATTTGGGGAAACATTCTGATTGCACACAACAATATTATCAATCATTATTGCAATTGCCGATGCAGTTCTTCCTGATGGTGATGATGATATTCCAACAGTTGGGGTACTAGTATATCCCCCCCCTCTGTTAGTAACTTGAATATATCTAACTCCACCATTAACTACTGATGCCAATGCGGTTGCAGTGGCTCCTGCACCAACCATTGTTAAATTAAACACATTTCCAATAGGATTTTTATCACCATCAACTGAATCAGTGCCACTAACAAGATCGTCTATTTCATCAATATCAGTGTCAATAAGTTCATCCTCATATCTAAACAGTTCGCACTTAAGTTGATATGTATAAAGACCTTGAAGTTGATAAAATGGTTTTTCGTGCTCTACAAATTTAATTTCAAATAATCTATTACCAAGAGGAAAATAAATTAAATCACCCTCTTTTGGTCTTGATGATAATTTGATATTTGTTTGGTTTTGAATAAGTGGCGAAATATAGTTTTTAAATCTTTCTCTAGATATAATTAAATTAATCTCGTTTAGAGATTGAATTCCAAACTTTGAAAGAATAGTCGTATTATCACCATATCCTTCATAGTTGTCTATGTAAGCCTCTATTGGATATGCATTATTAAATTCTGATTCTATAACTTCTCTAATGACAGTTTTTTCTGTGATAAAACTTCTTGGAATATAGTGAACGTCAATTCCATACATTCTAAGTTGTTCGTTAATCAAATCTTGAATAAGTCCTTGCTCCGATTTTGAGCCTTGTTGAAAAAATGGGTTTAACATATCTTATCCAATCATATCAAATGGGGGAAGTTCGTATGTATTCGACATTTTTTCCATCAAAATATCAATTTCTCTTTGGGCATCTTCATACATCTGTCTTCCATTCAATTCGACTCCACCTGGGAGCTTAACGCCAGTAAATTTCATCATATTTTGACCCCACTGTTTTTTAATTAATGAGGTTAGGTATGGTTTTAAGAAAGAATCATTCCAAACTCTTGAATAATCATTTGGATCTAAAGTTGAGTAACAATCAATAATGATAAACTCACCTTCTCTAACCGATGACCAATCAATATCTAAATATAATCTATCTTGCCTTTTGTTGAATCTTATTTGCTTCTGAGTGTTTAGTAAAAAATCCAAGTCTTCCAAGTAAGTTTTAACCATTGCATAACTTAATAACTCAACTGCACCCCAATAATAAACATCGTTTAAAAATAATTGATATTTCACACTAAACATATTGTTAGTTATAGTGTTTGCACCATCAAAAGTAAAAATTTTATTAATACCAATTACATTGGGTGGAACTTGAAGATAATTGCTATTTTCATAATAATTGAAAGTTGCTGAAGTTCCCGAAATATTTGTTGTTACACTAGTGCTTGCTATACCAACACCATTTTCTATTCCACCAGAGTGACCTGCCCTTCCTCTATCTATGTCATTTTGAGTTAATTTGTATTTGTAAAAAGTTGGATATACTCCATCAAAATGTCTTTCTTGAAAAAACTGAATTGCATCATCAACTAAATCTTCAATTTGCTCATCAGCAACATTAATCTCTAAAACTGGCGCTCCCAGTTTTCTTTTACAATAATCTATCAATTCTTGTCTGGTAGATGGTTGCGCCATTATTCAATCTTTTTTAAATATTTATGAATGTCTTAACCCCACTTAGATACAACTTCTTGTTGTTTCAAATATAATTTTATGTACGCTTTTGAGTATTGTCTTAGGGTTTCTAAATCTTGAATAGTATCAATATCCCTTGCCAACTTTTCATATTCAAACATCTTGTTAATATCGTCTAAAACTATTTTATTTGGATCCATCAATCAAACTCCTAAGTAAATTTTTGATATCATCTAAATCATTTTTTATATCTCCAACATCATTTTCTAATTTTTTTACTCTATTTGATTCATTTTCTTTTATCTTTTTTAATTTCATGTAGTTATTATATTCATTCATATCTAAATTTAAAATAGCTTGGCTGTTTGGATCCCTTATTAAATTGTTATGATCCTTTACTTTTATGTAATCCATATCATGCTAAACAAATAACTCTTAAGTCTTTTAATCTTGGTGGATACGCCTGATTTGTTCCCGCACCAATTAATTTAATACTAAGATATTTAAATGCTGGAAGATTTGAAATAGTAAATTCATGATCTGTAAAAGACAGTTCATTACTTTTGAATGCTAAAGATTTACTTTTTTCTATCTTATTATCGGAAGTTCCATCACTTAATGCTCTATACAAATCTGGGTCATCTGCACTGGATTCATTCGAATAACCAGGGAAAGGATAGTAAATCAATTCTTGATTTGGATCATTTTTTATTGCATATAAGCATCTTAAATCACTATATTCATTAATATATGCAGCTACAATTACCTTTATAGAGGTTGCTGGAATTTCTAATTGTATTGGGTTTGTTGCATAAACAAAGGATGATGGGTCATCTTTTAAAGTGGAAACTCTATCATCTGCGGCATAATTTTGGATGGGATTATTAATTCTGTTGGTAACAAAAATCATCGATGCCCTATCTAAGTCAACTACCGGCGAAATAAACCTATTAGTAGTTTCCAAAAACATGTTCACTGTTAATGATTTATTGCCAAAGAATTCATTATTGGATGATAAAAATTGCTGCTCATTTTCTTTTGAGCATATCAATCTTGGAGATTCAAAATAGTTAGTTTTATTTAAGTTTATTTCGTCAAATCCCTGATCATAAAAAGAAAATTCCAAACCATCTACACTTGTTCCAGATACAGTTCTTACTCTTGCAGAAATATCAGTTCCGTTGAGTGTTAATGTCTGAATAACTGGTTTTGCTGATTCAAATTGTATATTTTGAGTCGCTGTAATTTTATCTCCACCGGTTATTTTTGTTTCATTAATGTATAACTTTGGAAAGGATGTACCAACACTTCTATCTACTTGTCCTTGAGGTAATGGACTCGTATTTCCTCCCGATGAAGTGTCAACTTTAATATGATAATAATCAAAGTCTATGGAATCTGTAATTGTAGAATCCTGTAGAGTATGTGTTTTATTGATTCTTCTTAAAGAAATTCCATTGAGTTCATACTTATAAACGGGAGCTCCTGCAGAATATGTGAAATTTCTAGTTTGATCTATTTGTCTTGTTATTCCTGTAAGAGTGTTTCCTGAAATCCCCTGATATGCAATAATTTCTCTACCAATTCGTATATAACCCGGATTAGTGCTACTAATTCCTACGTTTTCAAATGTATCAAATTTTGCTACAGAATCAACAACAATATTTCCCGTTGATGATGCACTATAATTTTGAGTTAACTTAACTGGTTTGATATCCGGCAATACATCTCTTATTACGACATTATTTTCTTCGGCGTGCATTGCATGGTTCCTGTGGTTTACCTTTATATGCAATCCATCAGTTTCAGTATCAATTTCTCCATCTACAATCAAAACACCTCCGCCATTTATATCTGTTCGGATACCTGAACTATTGATATACTGTAGAGTATTTCCAATTCCAGTTACAAAGTCTCCCTGAACATTATCTAAAATTAATTCATTTATTCCAAAAAGATTTTGTACAGACATTAGTAAATTAATACCAATATCATCATTACCTAACTGCGATATTGTGACAATATCTCCATCACTATAACCAGTTCCGCCACTGTTTATTGTTGCTGCTACTGCAACCCCATCAGTAATTGTTACATCAACTGTCCCATTCTTACCCTCACCGGTGATACTGGTTAATGCTATTCCCGTATATGTTAGACTACCCGATGATGGTGTGTATCCTATTCCGGGATTTACGATTGTTAAACTACCTGTAGCAATACCCGCAGAATCAACATAATTGCCAGAAGCATTACTTCCCTGCTGTACTATTGTATTTCCTAATTTTAAAATATTGTCTTGAATTGTTGTACCTAAACCAACACGAATTCTCTTAGAATTAAATTCTAAGGGATTGGGTACTAATTCTGCAATCTGATTATTCGCTACGGTTAAATCTGGATTATAAAAATTAAAATCACCAAAAGAAGATGTAAAGTTTGCTCTGTAAAGTGTAAACTTTAAATCTTCAAATCCACTTTCTGTCCAAGTTTCTCCATTTTGAGATTTAAATAATCCACCAGATAGTGGTTGCTTTGTTACCAATAATTGCTTTGATTCTAACCCAGCAAGTGTGGTAACATCTACTTCATTTAATCTAGAAACCCAAAGACTATATGTTGGTAAGTTTGCCATAACAACTATGGCATGAAATTTTTTACCACTTAAGTATACTGGAGATGGAAAAACAACCCTCGTCGGTAAAGATGCATCATCCGATACTTGTATTTGTTTTGGATTTAATACAACCTCACTGAATGGATATACTTTTGGGGTAGGAACTCCCAATTCCATTGGTCTCAGTTGAACTGCTACTGGCAAAGACTTATCTTTTGCTGAAAAATATAAATCTACCGAAGTTATAAAAACTCCAGAGTCGTTATCAATATAAAAGGATTGAGCTAATGGATTTACAACTTTCATTTTATTGAGACTTTTTACTATTTATTTTCCTTTAATAGATCTATTTCTAATTTTAACTCTTTAACAGCTTCTATTAAAACCGGGATTAACTGTATATAGTCCACGGAAAAATATCCAGAGTCATCCACCATTACCATCTCAGGAAATTCTCTTTGAATTTCCTGAGCTATTACTCCATAGTCAAATCCACTTTTTCCACTCAAATCTTTCATTTTATCGTTCCACTCATAATATTTTCCATTTATATTTGATAATCTATCAAGATATTTCATTTTTTAAAAGTTTATATTCATTAATCTTTGTAATGCATTATTTATAGAAATAATATTCTTCTTAAGGCGTATATCGCTCATTTTTCCGCCGCCGCCACCGCCACCACCGCCGCCACCACCGCCGCCGCCCATTTGGCCTGCAGTTCCTCCACCAACTCTACTTCCTTCAACTGCCACTTTTGCCAAATTATTTCCTGGATTTGTTACTGTTTTTTGTCCATGCTTAATATTGCCAGTTCCAACTTGTATATTTGCCGCCGATGCAAAATCACTGTTGTTTATCTTGTTAACAATTCTATTTTGAGCCTTTGCGCTCATATCTTTATCAATATTTTTAATTTCCTTCTTAGAAAGTCCTGCATCCTTAGCTAATTCTTTCAATCTACCAGCACCACCATCATAAAGTTGCTTTGTGCCATAGTTGTAGTAAATTGTTGTTGGTGCTGGTTTGGGTGTTGGTGTTGGTGTTGGTGTTGGTGTTGGTGTTGGTGTTGGTGTTGGTCCTGGTGTTGGTCCTGGTGTTGGTCCTGGTGTTGGTCCTGGTCCCGGTGTTGGAACTGGTGTTGGGTAATCTATTGGGAAATCAATAAATACATCTTCGTTTCCAGGTCCACCTATGACATTGATTACTTGAGTAATATTGGTTTCTACTCGAACTGGTCTAGTGACTATGACATTTTCTTGTACGGTATTTATTTTACCTTCGGCATGATAATTTTCTTCTGCTGCCGTTGTAAAAGTTCCAACAACTAGAGAATTGACTCTACTACTTGTAAGTCTGAAAGCTCTAACACCCGCTTCAAATGTGGGATTTGCATCTACATTTGGGTTTGGAATAAAAAATGATCCAATAACAACCCCATCATCATTTGTCACTAGTCTTAAATCGGTGACTGTTGCCTCCGCTTTGGTTGTTGACCCCCTAAGTTTCATTCCAACAGCAATATAACCTAAAAAATCCGACGCCTTATCGGATAAACTATATGTGTCAACATTCAAAATGGTTGAAGTTGCTGAATAGTTAACAGGAATTGTTTGATTTTGATTGTATGGATTAATATCAAAAATATCTTCTGGATTTGTATAATCGCCATACTTATGATTTTGTACAGCAACTCTAAATCTGCAACTTGGTAATTGTGGATTATCAAAAGAACCAACAACAGTTTCTCCGACCTGGAAAACTCCAGATGTCATTCTAATCTCAATTAGTTTTGGAACAACAAATTTGCTAACATCAACTCCACCAAAAAAAGGATAAACTCTAGTAAGAGGTTTCATCCTTTTTGCAGTAAATTCAATGTTTCTAGACCTCATATAAGGTAATACTTTAGATGCTAGAACTCTATCGCCAAAAGATACCGTTTTTGACTGCGGTTCTTTTGGTGCGGTCATTGATGGTGGAGCTAAAGTAGTCATTTTTTTCCTTATTTTATATTGTTGATATTTTTATTGAATTGTCCTATCTAAGTTATTATTTAGGACAAAACTGCATCAATGTTAAGAACGTTTTCCCATCCTTAAATTAGTTCCTGGTATTTTTGGAGCCCTATTTTGACCCATACCTGCCCCCATAATAGAGCCTGTATTATTTGTGGGTTTACTTAAGATATTTGGATCTTTAATTCTTGGTTTACCCTTGTCATCTCGTTTTACCTGACCTGTCCTAATATCTAAGAGTTTATCAACAGTTCCCATTTTACCTTTAAGGACCTGCTTAACATATTTGTTATTGTCTTTTATTAGTTGACCTTCTTTTTTAGTTCTATCTTCTGGTCTGGTTGCTGGCAATGTTTTCATCGGTGGCATTACAAAAGAACTATTTGCCCCATCTTTTGGTATTCTTGGAGCAACGGAGTGTGAACCCATGCCCATTCCACCACCGCCCATTCCACCACCGCCGCCACCGCCCATTCCACCACCGCCGCCACCGCCACCCATGTTGGCGTTGATACCACCTTTAAGTTTTGAAGGAAGAGCGCAAGCTGAAACACCTGGACTTGATACTTTAGGTTTATTAACTTTTGGAACAGTTTTTGGTGGAGCAGAACTAGCGGCAGTTTGAGCTGCATTAGGTGTTGAAGTGGTTGTTGCAGTGGGTTTAGTTTCTGCTTTTGGTGCATTTGTTGTAGGTGGAGACCAAGTTTCATGAGAATTCCATGTCACTGGCGCTAAACCTGTCTGTTGATCATTTTGAGTAGTTCTTGTTTGTAAACTTGTCTCAGTAAATGCATCTCCAATTTCTACAGTGTTTGGTTTTACTCTTACCTGATCGACCCAAACATCAGATGATGGATATAGTTCTATAGTTCCTGTATAGAACTCTTCTGCAAATGGATTGACATTAACAGATCTAGTTGCATATGGTTGATTAATTAATCTTACTTCATTGTAGTCTAAAGTAATAAGTTGGCCAGTTCTTCTTACTCCACTTCCTATCAATGATCTATCAACTCTAGAATCTGCGTTTGGTCTTAATGGTCCAGAATTTCTTGATAGACTTATTTTAGAGGTTGTTCCTAATTGTAAATCTAATGATGTTGTATAGTGGGTTGGTCTTAGTTCTAAATTTTGGGTATCAATACTATTTTTAACAGTAGTTGATTTATTTTGTGCAATTGTTGTAGAAAAATTATCGACAAAAAATCCAGATTTAAAACGATTCAGTCCATTTTCATCAGTTACAGTGAAATTAGAAGTATCAATTTCTAAAGCAGAGAGAGAAGTGTAGTATTCTAAGTTTTCTATCCTATCTTCAAGTCTGCCAATATCTGCCATAGTATATCTTCTGTGCTCTTTAATTTCAATCTCAGCATCATCAATATTGCAAAGATATGGGGGGAGATATACAGTTGCTAGTTCTATAGCATCATCATTTGTGAGTGGAACCTGTGGTATTTCTGCAGAAATACCGTACTTAATGTAAAATAAACCAGTTTTATCCAACAAAATTTTATCTATTCTAGGTAAATAGAAGGAATATGTTAAGATAATAGACTCATCTGAAGCTAAAATATTAGGTGCAGAATTTCCTGCTGAAGTAAAGTTTCTACCAAAAAATTCAAAAGGAGATCTTGAACCGGCAGTAACTTCTATTGAAGAAACTCTAGGTCTAATATCAATAATATCTGTAGAACGAACATCGTCATCAACGGCATCTACTTCACAATAATCGAATTGTTCATATGAATTTACTGTAGTTATATCCCCGGTATCTGACGGTAAGAAACTTGCCGATTCGTAAACTATTTTTAATTTTCTCGATAAAGTTTTTGCTTTACTTTGTTTTATTATTTTCGAATAGTCATAAATTGTTGATTTTTGATTTGTATCTAATAGGAACAAAGATGTTACGTCCCTATCTCCAACGTCAACCAAAGAAATGTTTGCAGTTATACCACTTTCTTTGAATACTATTTCCTCCCCCTCGATAAATTTATTTGAATTTACATATACAAACCCTATCTTTAGGTCGTTAATTTTTTCAGAGTATAATCCTATTGCTTTACTAGTTCTTCCAACAAATTCTTCGCCAATCAATAAGTCGCCAACTCTATTTGTTGGGCCACTTAGAGATGTGAGAACTAGAGATGGTAGGTCTGGATCATTTATATCATTAGATTCAAAAATTCCATAAACTCTTGTTACTTCTGGTTCCAATAAGCAAATTTCTTCATCTTGAACTCTGGTGCCATATGGATAATTTCCATATACTAAACCATCATTAAGAGTGGTTCCACCAATTCCTGAGGAGGGTAAAGATGATTTATTTACTATTAATACATTTGCCCTATTCTTTGTTTTTATTTTAGATTTTATATTTATTTTTCTTAATGTGGTTATTAATTTTGCTCTACCACTTCCAGACAATCCTTTTATCTGTAATGATAACGAACCATTTGAAAATACTAAATTATTTGAACTTAATGGTTGAGTGTTACCGTCTTCAGTTATTAAAGTATATCTTTCTTCATCATAGGGTAAAAACGTCTCATTTGCACCCGCACTTATAATTTCGGTTGAACCCAATACAATTGTTACATCATATTGTTTTTTTATTGTTAAATTTGTTTCATTTAAATCTACACTTTCTAAGTTTCTCTTGGGCAATACTGTGTATAAAGTATTATCTGAAGAAGTTGGTACAGGAGTTGATAGAATCCTAAAGTCAGTTGGATTTATTGATGATGTGGGCAAAGCTCCATCACATATTCCATGGACGGTTGTTACTCCGCTGATAGTTAAAGTTTTTCCAGAAACTGACTCAACAGATGCGAAAGTAACCGTAGAAACTCCTGGATTGGTAAATGCAACTAAATTCCCGGTAGTTACAACTCCGGTAAAGAAATTCTCAACAGAAGTAACAACCGAAATATTTCCACTTCTAGCACCAATTGTTACCTGACCTATTGGAACAGAAACTGACTGTATAGTGTCTGCAGAAAAAGTGAAGGCGGTTCCTACAATTCCATATAAAGATTCAACGTCACTCATTGAGTATTGACGTGTTTTTTTAACAATTCTGTTATTATCTACACCATCAAAAATTAATTTTTCACCTAAAGAAAATGCCCCCTGTACATCATAAACAGTTAAAGCAACTCCTGCAGAAACTGGATATCTCAAGAATCCAGAAGCACCACTTTGTCTACCCTTAATGTGAGTTGGGGTATTTAGTGTTATTGGTGTGTTAAGGGTTAAATTTGTATATGTTTGTATGTCATATAAAGAAATATCCCATACATTTTCTTGTGGAGATGAAGTTGTATAGGAACCAGATTCTAAAGCAAAGTCATATACTCTTGCAACTCCAATTTCATTTCCTGCAGGGACTAGGGAAGAAGTTCCTACTCTAGAATCTCTAAGAGTTACATAATAACTAGTGCCAAATCCAATTATTGGCGAACCATAAACTCTATTCAGAGAAAGAGAATACCCAGTAGTGTAATTTACACTTTGGTCTGCTAGTGTTTTTGTTGTTCTTGGCTTTTGAAAATCAAAAAATCCTGGACTAATAGATTCAATTTCAAACCCCTTTACATATGCTTTAGTTGGAGAAATGCTATAAGTTCCTAAATCTTCGCTTGGTTGATTGTTATCATAAGTTAACTGCTCTTCTGTAAAAATACCATTATTTCCCTTTAGATTATTTAAAGTTTCTCTAGCAGTAATAACGGGAGAATTGACGTAATAATCTCCAGATTCATCGTAAGTTCTTCTTGCCAGTTCTTGGGCAAATACATTATATTCTGGTTTTTTATTAAACTTTCTTAATACACCATCTTCTATTTCCATCAAAACGACAAAATTATCTAAATCAGTAGCGTCTAATGGAATTTGGTCTAGTTTTGCAAAAATAGATAATCTATCTGCTCCAGGTGCGGCAAAATTATTAAATCCCTGAGAATTATCGTTTAGAGTTTCGTCATCAAAAGAATCTACTATTCTTTCAAATATTCTAAGACCAACTTTTGCACTTGGTGTTGCTGAATATGGCGAAAGATATAAAACACTTGTAGGAACTGTTACAAAAAATCCTCTTATAAAATATACTCCCTCTTCCAAATATACTGCAGAACCTTTAAAAGTGCTTTTTCCTGTTATTGTTGTTGCAAAAGACTGACCTCGCAACAAACTCAATTCTTTAATATCATCATCATTATCTTCTCCAGCTGACTCTAGAGATTGTTTGTCTACAACAATAGTATCGTCATCATTTACTAGTAAAGTTTCTCCGTTTAAAAATGTTAACTGCTCATTGCCTGTACCAGAAGCCAAATATTTTACATATAATGTAGTATTCTCTACGCCGCTACCCTGAGGTAAGAATGCTTGAATAGTTGCAGTTACTCCACTGGTTTGTCCTTTTATCTCCGAACCAATTAGAGTATCTAAGTAATATGATGATGGTTTGCCTTGAAATTGATTTTCTAAGATTACGGCATTTAAATCATTTTTATATGTTAAGTTGCCTGGGATTACTACAGAACCCTCTTTAAAAAAATGATTTCCAAACTGCTCAATTTGATTTTGCAGCATAGACTGCAAAGTAGTTAATTCCCTAGCTTGTACCGGAAATCCTGGTTTAAACAGTACTCTGAAAAAGTTTTTATCTCGGTCATAGTCATCATAATATGGGGATATATTGAGATTAAGTTCTTGTGCCATAATTCTTTAAAACTGCAAAATAATCTTAATGTCTTCTTTTTGATTAGATGACCTCGTTATTGAGGGTCTATTGTCAACATAAAGTATATCTCCAGAGTATTTTTTAACGTCTGGATTTGATACTCCATTGACAAAAACTTGACCAAGATAATATGTCTTACTATTTAGGATAGTGGAAATACCGCTAAAACTTGTGTCTATACCCAAATTTGTGTTTCCACCTTCGATGAGTAAAGAACCACCACTTGATGGGTTTGACGTAAACCTATTCATTCCAAATCCATATATGGCAGATGATGGATTTGAAGTTCCGTCCGAATTAAACCCAACTAAAGATTTATCCTGCCAATACTTTAAAACACCTGTTATTTTATCATAGGAAACAACTCTACCAACTGCAGTTGATCCTAAACCAACTGTCTGTTTAATTGTAGAATCTGGAAGAAAAATTGCGTTACTATATCCAACCCCAACTAATTTTAATGCGTATACTGCGCTGGCCTTGTCTACAATTAAATTTGTATCTGAATTTGCATTTTTTGGATTTCTAACTATCCCAACTCTAGCAATTTGATTTCCTGTAGTAAAAATTGTGTTTTGAATACTATTTTCTAACCTAGAGTAAAGTAATACGTTAGTTGCTCCAAGTTCTTTATAAACATTTGCTCCATGACCACCATCGGGAGGAATAATGACATCAAACGTTGGTGAAATCGTAGCATCAGGAACACCTCCGGATTTTAAATCCACCGTACCATAAGTATATCCAGAACCACCGTTAGATATGGTTATTGAAGAAACCTTTGAGTCTCCATTAATAACAATAGTAGCCTTTGCATCACTACCATCTCCTTTAATTGGTACATTTGAGTAAACTGCATTTGCAGTTCCAACCCCCACTCCCCTATTTTTTATTGTTGCAATCTTTATTTGTCCACTTGTTGCTGCATTATTTCTTACTGCAGAATTTTCTGTGTTTGTTAACCAGTTTTTTGGAACAGGTATATAATTAGTAGATTCGAATTTTATAATATCACTTGGTTTAATAGTAAACAAATATTTCCATATATATCCATCTCCACTATCTCCCGCAGTTCTTGGTTCTAAATCAGTAAAAATTGGTTGGTCAATAGATGGTTTTCCTACAGGATTTTCTGGGTCAACACCATTGTATAAGCAAATATAAACTTTATAATCATCATTTACTACGTAGTAATTTGCATTATATAAATTTGTAGCTTCTGATGGTTTTGATAAATTTGTCCTACTTATATCATGCCTATACATGTCATAAGTAGTGCCGGAGGTCCAAGTATTTCTTTTTATGACTTGCCTAACATCATCACTAAAAATTCTTTTTAATGCTATCATTGTGTCCCAATAATCATCTTCTTGCTCAAAACTATCTTTTGGAGATGGAGGACTAAAATCCCAATTTTCATTATAATTTGTAGGATTTGGTAGGCCAACAAAAGCATAATAACTATTTTCTTCCGATTCTACATCAGATATAAAGGAGTTAGCATTTAAAATTCTGAATTGATTAGTTATAATTGCAGACATTTTTATAGTTTTTTATTTATTTATCTGTTAAATTGCAATTGTATCTAGAGTTCCATCATCCATAACGATTATTCTATATCTAGTTCCATTGGGAGAACTTAAAATTATACCAACAGAGGTGTCTACACCAACATTTACATCACTCGAATATGTTGAAATTCCTGAGACATTTAACTGATTTGAAGATACAGTTCCACTAACTGATAACCCCCCAGTGCTTGCAACAGAGTACTCTATTAGTCCAGTTTCATCAGTCAACTTAACTTCTTTAGCCCCAAGAATTAATGGGAAACTACCAGAAATATCTCTAACTTGACTACTTTGGCCTCCAGCAAATTCACTAGATGCGTGATAAACTCTGAATGAATTTGGAGAACCTAAATTAATATACTTATCATCATCAAAATTTATATTATCTTTAAAAGTTACAGTACTTTCAAATGTAGAAATACCGGATATACTAACTTCTTGTGCAAATAATGTTCCATTACTCACTGTAGTAATACCACTTAAAGTAGAAACACCAATTACATTTAATGAATTTGAATTTAAAGTAGAAACTATACAATCTGTCGAGTTTAGGGTAGTGATTGTGCTTAGAGTACCTACTAAATTATCTGTCGTTACACTTGAACAATTTAAAGATGTTATGGTTGAAGATGTTCCTGTAAGACTTGCAATATTTGCATTTTGAGTAGTTAAATCTGTGCTGTTTAGTGTTGAAATTGTACCAATTCCAATAGATGAAATATTTGTAATCGTCAATTGGTCCGAACTTAATATTTCAGAATCACCAATTTTATAACTTTTACCTGAGTTTAAATTCAGATTCTCACTCAATTTCCAAGAATCGCTTGAAAAATGATAAAGTATTGTTTTTGTAATATTTGTCGAACCTATGCCAATACCAGCACCGTCTAGTAATAAGTTAGTACCAACTGAAGTTGCTATTCCGACATTAAAATCCGCTAACTCAATATTTGATGAACTGACAATAAATTGATCTCCATCAACATATAAATCTCCTTTTATTCTTATAATTCCAACATTATCACCTATAGTTTCTGGATCAATAATAATTGTTGATGGACCTGTAATAGAATTTGCAGTAATATTAATTGCGGTTCCTGTTGCTCCTGTAGAGAAACTTGTTGCAGTTATAATCCCCGTAGAGAAAATATTATCATTAATAATATTGGGGAGAGTTGAAATTCCGGAGCAATTAATATTTGATGAAATTAAATCATTAACATTCGAATTTGTTACAGTTAAATTTGTTATTGTGCAAGATGTGCCAGTTAAAGTATCTGTAGTGATAATATTAGAAGATACTGAACTAATAGTTGCAGAAGAACCCACAATATTAGTAATATTTGCATTAGTAATATTGGAATTTGTATTATTTGAATTTGTAATAGTACTGGCAGAACCTATGATAGAAATTGCATTTAAATTCGTTGTAGTTGTATTTGTTACCGTTAGATCTGTTCCAAAATAAGTTGTAATTGTTGCTGCAGTACCAGTCAAATTTGTAATATTACTATTAGTATTTGTAAAATCACTTATTGTACCAAAACCAGAATTAATCTGGCCATTAAAAGTTGTAGCTGTGACTATTCCTGTAAATTTGCCATCCCCAGAAACAGTAAGTCTGCTAGTTACATTTGTTGTACCTATACCAACACTTAACGTTGTAGTAATTCCAGTACTACGTTTATCCCATATTGCAACATCAAGATTTACGCCATCACCCAAAAAGTTATATATTTCATCAAAGTTTTCATTAATTTTAATTGCACCAACCAGCAATGTATCGCCATCACCGGCATTAGGAGTTGAACCAGTATTTATTCCTAATTTAGACATTGATAGATATTACCTTTTTACATATTTATGAACTAACTATAGTTATTATATTTTAATGGATTAACTCTAATAACACTCGCGGATGTGGTGATTCCATTAATTCCATAAGAATTAAACTGCTTTGGATTTATTCTATTAATATCTGTCAGTTTACCCCAAGTGTATTCGCCACCATAATATATTGTACTATACGAAGTTAATGAACTAGTGTCAAAATAGTCCCAAGTATAATATGTGGAATCAAATGTTATAGTTGAAGAACCTAATCCAATTGTACTCAATCCTACACTAGATGAATCATCTGATTTTACAAAGACTCTCTTAATATATGTTGTTCCAATTCCAATAATATTTGAATTTAGTATTTGAATGTTGCTAACTTGATATATTGAATCTATAAATTGAGTTGAAATGCCAATTAAAGAACCATCATTCCTGTAAGATGGATAAGAATCTGTGGAAATACTCACAACAGAGTCTTTTATTACAAAATAATCTCCAACTTCAATTTGACTGATTGTTATTGCTATTCCTACAATTGATTGGTCTCGTAAAGTGGAATCATCTGGGATATACAAATCAAATATTTTATACTTTTGAATACCAACCATAGTTTGTCCATATCCAACAATAGTTCCAAAATCTCCTTTATATGTGATGTTATCAATAACCTCTGTTACTGGTGATGGTGGTTCAATTAAAACTATTGGAGGTTTTGTGGTCGTATACCCACTACCAACAAAATCAATATTTACTGAAGAAACAGTTCCTGCGGCAGAAACAATAGTTCTGACTCTTGGTGCAAATTCAGAACCAAAACCTATTGGATTTTGAATTGTGATATCAGGAACTGCTTGTGGATCATATCCAGAACCACCCTCAGTTATTAATATTGAAGAAACAATACCAACTGGAGAAATAATAGCTGTGGCGGCAGCAGAAATTATATTGTCTTGAGATACTATTATAATTTTATTTTGTGGTTCAGAACCAGTTATATATTCTTTTTTGCTATCAAAAAATGTCCTTACAGATTCTACATGTATTTCTGTAGATGCTAAACTGACGGTTTGAATTATATTTGTAGTTGGTTGTATTAACGGTTCAATTTGAATTCTATCTTTTGTAACCTCTTTTCCATTGACAAATATATCCTCCCTCTGCCTATATAACGTCATTGGTCTTAATAAAGACTCATTTTCAGTTATTCCGGGTCCACCATAATTATTTGTTCTTATCGAATCTACTGATAATATGTCAGTTACGGTTCTTGAATCTTGAGATAAGAAATTAAAAGTATCATCATTTATTTGAACAGAATCTCCAATCTTTATTTTTTGTATCGGAGTCACTGGGACAACATCAACACTAGAGGTTCCTTCGTAGAATAGTATGGTACAAATGTCGCCAACTTTAGGGGGCTCACTGAAAGAAATTGAACTTCCTCCATCAAATGTATAACTATTTCCTGGAACTTGTAAGACATTATTTAAAAATACCAATAGGCATGATTGAATGTCAATAGGAGAACCTAGTTTTGATTTTATAGAAACAATAGAATTGTTAACTTTTAGAGAGAAAATTCTTCTGCTACCATTAAATAAATCATCTATAGAATCAAAAAGTTTTAAATCTCCAAAACTCCATCCAGAAAAAGTGTCAGAAAGTGTTTTTTCAATTGTGATATTAAATTCTGAAAATTGATTACTTGTGGGTATACCTGTAATGTTATTTGTATCTACAGTTAAAATTTCTCCTTGACCATATCCATAACCAAAGTTTTTGATTTCAAAATCTATTATACTTGAACCCTGACCTACAACAATATCAATCGTTGCTCCAGTGCCAAATCCTAGAGATGATGCGTTACTGTAAACTAATGGAATGTTTGAATATGAAATAGGATTATCAAAAATGACAGTAGGTAAGTTTGATGTGGTATATCCAAATCCCACATTTGTTATCTCTATTGGACCAACAATACTTCCATTACTTATAGTTGCAAATCCAATATGTGTAACTGTAGAAATTCCACTAGAACTGCTTGCAATTCCAACATTAACAAACCCAATAGATGGATTATTAACTTTTATTGATACTTGGGTTTCTTGTGGTATTTGATATTGTGAGGTGCTGCCAATACCTATAGTAACAAAAGAAGAACCTATAGAAACTATATTTGCATTTGTAATATATGTTCCAATCCCTATCTCAAAATTTGATTGATTGCTTAACTTTTCAAGGATTTTAAATATGCTATTTTTATTTTCAATATAAATCAATGTACTTCCAATACTAATATTTGAATTAGTAAAGGATTCTATATTGTAATAAGATTTTGCTCTATAACCCGAACCAGAATTTCCGATTGATATAGATTGTATAGTTCCTCCCACAGAAATTATAGGTGTTCCTCCTGCAGAAACTAGAGGTTGATAACCAAATCCTTTGGTTGAGCCTACAGAAACTATTATTCCACCTTTGGGAACATTTGATGAGTTAATATCATAAGTTGAATTGAGTTCTCCATCATTAAATTTAATGGTAGTTATTCCAGCACTCTCTTCCAACAAATAGTTTCCGACTATTGGATTTGGGAATGTTAATCTTTGTGGAGTTTGGAAAACTTGGTTAATTAATAAAATTCCATTACTTGTAACAATTCCCGATACATCATTTCCATTGGATTTTAAAATAAAATCAGTTTTAATCCCATTAAATCCACTTGAGATGTCATCCAAAATATAGTTAGTAGAATATGCTTCCTCAGATGTTCCTTGGAACCCAGACCTGAGGAATATTCTTCCACCGAAAGAAGAATATGTTGTTATACCAACCCAATCAACTTCATTTGGTTTATTGCTAGTAAAAGGTGTTGGGCCAAATGGAGGATCTATAAAATTAATAGTATTATTAACTATATTATAAGAACCAAAAAGTTTAGTTGCCAGAGTTCCTTGTGAGTGGGATGAAATGCCCGTACCCATCCAAGCTCTGTTTACTAGAACAGAGTTTGTTTGTCCATATCCAACGGTTTTAATCTTTACTATTTCATTATCTATTTTTAGAATGTCCCCTGCAAATATTGAAGATACCCCAGAAAGTCTAATAATATCATCGGATATTAATATCTGTGCAGTAGTACTTGCAGTAATTGCAGTAGAAACAACCGGAGATTGGATGACATTATCTAAAGTTATTAGAGATTTTGTATTTTGATTTGTAGAAGTCAATTTGTGTGCAGAACCAACTCCAACTGATAATATGTTTATTGGATTTGGAACTTCTTTTAATGCATTCTCTGCTGAAGACGCTAATTTAATTGTAGAATCATTAATTTTTATGATATAAAGTTCGGTACTTAGTTTATCTGTAGCTCCAACACCAACAAAAGAAGTTTCTGCTATTCCTATGGGACTTGATAATTCTCCTTCGTAGGTATAATTGACTTTTTCGCCAGTAACAAAAAAGTGATTTGGTATTTTAATTGTATTATCTAATAAATTTACTATATTTGGGTTATCCGCTTCAAACTCTCTTTGGAATATTGGTAGACGATTGTATTCGAGGTTAAATTGTCTTTTTACAGTAGATGATGTCGAATTATATATTGAACTTCCTACATTTAGTGAAGCAGCACCGAGATTTATTGGAGAAGAACTTCCTGGGTTCGTAATTCCCAAACCCAAAGTAGTTTCAAAAACTCTTATTTCTAAAGAAGTATTTGCTAATGGAGTTGCACAAAGTTCAACATTATCTCCAGTAATTTTGCTACTTATTTGACATAAATTTTCATCAGTTATAATTCTTCCATATTCTAGAATATGAGAATCTGTAGTGTTACTTACTACAATAACTTCAGACATCTGCTTTCTATTATTATTTCTATCAGAAACGCAAACGATATAATATGATGAATCAAAATCTCTTTTGTCGTAACTAGAAACTACTTTTTCTTGAGGCGAAGGGGTGGATGCAATTGAAACTGATGATGATTTAAGTAGATTTGTATTTAATTTTATAGAATCAGTACTAGTAACAGAATCCGACAATGAAAATACCAAAGCATTTGTGATATACTCGGAATTTAAATCATTATTTGGCGTAAATGATAATATTAAAGTAGAACCAGAATATGAAATTCCATAAGTTCCTAATCCAACAGAAGACTCTGCTTCTGCACTATTATTAAATTGACCATATTCTAAGAATTCAAATTGATTGCCATTGTTTATTAAACTTATTTCATTGTATTCGTAGTAATTATCAGTCTTTGATGAGATTTGCAGCAGAATTTTTGCAAAAGAATATGAGGTTGAAATAGATACTATTTCAGTTTCTCCAATTGTAGTTGGTAAAATAGTCGATTCTACCGATTCAATCTTAACAGAATCTCCAAAAGAAAGTGTTGAGATGCCTAATGACGAATCAATTAGATCGTAAGAAACAAAGTTTATATTAAAATCATTCGTTTGATATTGATTTGGGTAAAATAGTAGATTCGCCTCGTCACCTATAAAAGAGATATCAAAAGAACCCAAGTCACTCACCGTTGCAACTTTTGCATATTGATTTAACAGTGCAAAATTATCATCATGCAAAATTGTTACCAATGAAGTTTGCTTTTCTCCAGAAAATCTCCTATCATATGCATTAACAATATATTTTTTACTTCTATTTGAGTTCCTTTTAAAAGTATTTGTTACAGAGAAGACAGTACTTCTTTCTTCACTATTGAATTGATCGCTAATATTATCAACCGCCAATACTCTATTATTAACTGATTGAAGATAATTTGAAGCTTCAACATTTTTCAATATCAATTCACTCGATAGAACTTGTGAATTTATTTTTATAGTTTTTTCCTTAGCAAAATCAAAGTCATTAACAGTTTCAAAATCTATTGTTTCACTATAATCAGAAATACCTACAAAGTCTCCAAAATCTTGTTCTGTAGAAATCCCAGAAAAAGAATCTGTTGAAGATTCTACTATCAAATCTCCAAATTTTTTAAATCCTAAAGTGTGATTTTGACTAGTTACTACGTCATCCCATTGGTTATAGTCAATTTTTGTTTTAATTGAATATGAGAAAAATTGATAATAGTCACTATCATGTATTTTTTGATAATTATTATTTAAGAATCCAGTTTCATTTTTAGAACCTTCTTTTACTATTGATGATGCTCCTATAGTGTAGTCGCCAACATAATTGTCTACTGATTTAATAATTCCATGCGTATTTGATGAAGATCCTTTTATAATATCCCCAACTTTAAAATTTCCATTCCCATAAACTTTTAAAATTTTAGAACTAAAATTCCAATCAAAAATAGTAGCCTTTACACTATCCGATGTTATTTCTTCATTAGTGAAGAAATTATTATATAGTAAATCCATATTAAAGGTTGGGAAAAACTTTTTAGGAACGATATTTCCATAAGAAGTCGATGCATCAAAAATTCCGGGCAATTCATTTGAAGATAACTTATCTGCCAAATTGTAAGTTACCGTCGAAGTTCCTCCTAGATTTGGATTAACTGAAGTCAACTTAAATAATGAATAGTTATATGCCGACGAATTATAGCCCTTTAATGTCGATGCGGTTCCTACATTAGTACCTTCTATTAAAACTTCATCGCCAACTTCAAATGGATAATCTGATAAACTAGTATAAGTTGTTGCCAAAGAAACGGTGACATCCTTAGTAGTCTCGTTAAATGTTATTGAATTAATCCCTATTCCATTTGAATTATTAATTGGCAATATTATTGGGTAACTATCGCTTAATTTTGCAGTATCTCTAACTACGGTGATACTCTTATCTTCTAAATTATATCTCAAATCTACATCATCTATTACTTCACCTCTAACAGAATCTATTACTATTAAGTCTGGAGACTTTGTATAATTCTTTCCAAAAGAAGATATGCCTATAAAATTAAACGAAAGTAAAGTATCTACTTTTAAAACTTGAGGTAGTTTTACAGTGGGTCTTATTGTTTTATCCGCAGAATAATCAAAACCAACATCTTCAATTTCAGAAACAACTATTTTTCCAATATTATCCGAATATGGACTTATAATTGCCTGCTTACCCTCTGATGATGAAATTGAAACTATTTTTGGCAGACTTTTATACTGACTTCCTCTGGACAATGCTCTAAAAGAATCTATTGGACCTTTTGCTGTAAAAGAATTAGTTACATATGATAATACTGCTTCTGAAGATAGATAGGACGAAACTTCTGGTCTTTTTGCTATATTGAATGAGAAAGTGGTAGAAGTTATTCCTGAAATAATATTATTTCCAGAAAAACCGCTTTCTTCAACTGAAATATGATTATTTGATAATATATTTACCGAATCTGCTATAATTTTTATATTATTTTCAATGTTCGTATTCGATGATACTGGTTTTAGTGTATAATATAATGATTTTGGAATGTTGTCAGAAACATATAAAGTGACTTTTGCATCTGTGGATATTCCAATTCTTCCACTTTTTTTAATTTCAAATGAATTTGTAAATTTTGAGGTATTGAAAATATTTTTAAAATCAGAATCTGTATAGAAATCAAAGTCAAATGAAGATGAGGGGATTGAATTGATTAAATGGCTTAAAGAACTGTCAGAAAGATCGAATTCAACTACTTGATTTCTAAATACGGAAATTTTGGGATTTACTGCCGACAAAACACCAAAACTTTGACTCGTTAAGTCTATACAAATAGGTTCCGATAGTTTGGAATCGTAAAACGTTTTTGATAATTTGATATTATTACCATCAATAACAACCGCATAATATATTTCATTATCCACCAAACCACCAACAGGTGCATTTGAAGTGTAAATAAGTTTCTGGCCGTTTTCGTATCCATGGGATAGAATTGTAATCGTATCTGTTGCTATATCTACATCAGAAGACAAAAATTCCTTAGGATTTGCAACTAATCTCTTATTGTAAGAATTATATTTTATAATATGAGTTACTGTATTTTTGGAAAGACATGTTAGCGAAATACTATTATTAGTTTCTAGCCCATGAGTGGATGAAGTTGATACTGTTACTAAATTTTTTTCAATCTTACCCAAAATAATATCATTATAATTTGTTTTAAAACTATGTAATACTCCGGTTCCAATTCCAGTAAAATATAAAGTACTTGTTGTAACTTCACTGTTTATTCCTACAAAATTTCCATTAGAACCAATACCAATAGGATTAGTTGCAATACCTATTAAATTATCATTCACTACGGCTGCATATACTACTTGATTATTTTCTAATTGAAATGAAGATGTACCATCTGTTGAAATTGAAATAGATGTATCACCACCATTAGAATATATTAGAGAATCTCCTGTATATAAATTGTGGTCTGGGAGAAAAATTGTTTTTGTTGGAATAAAGAGTGATGTTCTTCCTGTTCCCGGATTACTAAAAGATAATGTATAACCTATACCAACTCCGGCAACTGTCCCCAATCCTATGGAATCATTGGGGTTAAAATAAATTTGTCTGTTATATGATGGACTGTATATGGAAGATATTATTCCAACTCGGAATTCGAATTTTCTAGATTCTTGCTTGATAAGAGAAGATATTGTATGAGCAGAACCAACAGAATTGTCATATTCCCTAAGAACTCTTATTCTAGTTAATTCTGGTTCTATATTCAATACCTTTACTTTTTCGGAACCAATTCCTAAAATATCATTTTCTCTTAGATATGGGTAGAATATAGCTCCACCAACATCAAAATAAGTTACTATTCCGGTAGAAGATGGAGTATCAACTGAAGAAATAAGAGTTAGAATATCAGTTCTCACTCCTACTCGATATGAACCATTTAAAAAACTACCGAAAGTGTTTATACCCGTAACGTTAATTATGTCAAAATCGGAAAGACCATGTGGATTTTCAGAAAATCCTACAATCAAACCTCTCTCTATAAAATTGCTGGGAATAAATTCTACATTTGTAATTGAAGTTGTACTGGAAGAAACTTGATTAATTTCTTTTCCTTTTAATAATGAAACTTCATAAGATGCCCCTTGCCCACCTCCAGTTAGTGTGTTATCAAAGATTATTCTATCACCTACTCTATAGTCAATTCCTGAAGAGTTAATTCCAATAAAATCTATCTCTCCCCTCTTTATTCTTTTTACTGAAGAATTTTGGGGTTTTATTTTATTACTATCTAATATGAAATCGTATCTACTGCGAGAACTTTTCAACTTATATGGGTAAGTATTTCTTAAATATTTCCCAGTATTTAAATCAAAAGTATCTTGATTTATTTTTTTGGAGAAATTATCTTCTATTGGTAATGATTTGAACTCATTTCCAATAAAATATGGGAAAATTGGTTTTCTATAATTTCGTAAATTGTCAAAAAATTCAATAGAAGAATCATTTATAGTTGAAAAATATGCATAAACTCCATTAGGATATTCTGGAGTAATACAGAATCTACCATTGAATTGATCCAAATCTCCTGAGTTTGTATACTCATAATCTTCGCAGAAAAATCCAAGCGGATAATCTGATTTATTGGGTCTATTAGATTTTTCTATCAGTGAATATCCAGATTTTAATAACTTTATTGGACCACCCTCATTCGAAGAGTAACCATATGGGCCATAAATTGGATTTCCATCATAAGCCCATCCTATTATTGGAGAGTGTATATTTGATAATATTTCTTGTCCAGAATTTAATATTAGGTCTGGGATAAAGGATTCTACCGAGTTTATATTACTTCCTCTTCCAACAATTCTTCTCAAACTCCTTGGCGGATATGTGTGAGTATACTGCAATCCATTATCCGAATCAATAATAATACCGTCATCATCTGAGATAGAATTTAAAGTAATATCTCTTTCTACTAAATTTATTTTCCAAGTTTTGGTAACAGATTGTAGGTTACATCCAGAACCAGATGGAATAACATTTATTGTTATTGAAGTCGAAAATCCTGTTCCTCCATCAATAACTTTTACTTCCTTAATTTGGCCATCAGAAACAATAGGGGTTAATATTGCTCCAGATCCTTTTCCATCACTTACAATTTCCAATGAAGGTGGAGAATTGTATTCTGTGCCTCCGTTAAAAACTAGAACCTGGCTAATTTTACCAGAAGAAACAATAGGGAATAACTGTGCATTTTTTCCAGTTTTTAAAGTAAAATTGGGTTGCCTATTAAAGTTTATAATATCTTCTGAACCATAATTAAATCCTCCAGTTTCTATGAATACTGACTTAATTTCTCCTTTAAAAATTGGTTGTAAAGTGGCATCTAATTTGTGCGAAGTTAATGTCGATACTCCAATAACTCCAGTTATGTTTACTGTAATTGGTTCATAATTAAAAGTATGTTTTCCAGACCCAGTTGTTTTGAAATTTTCATACTGATTAGTAGCAAAATAAAAGTCATTATTTGTAGATAATCCAACTACAGCTGATCCTATACCTATAGTTGAAGAAGTTCCAACTCTAGATAACTTAAAAGAATTTTCATCTACTTCTGTAACGTAATATGATTTTCCTGAGGAAAGACCTACTATCTCTTGTTCTGTTGCGTTATATACTACAATCTCCCCAGTTTTATATCCATGCTCTGGTGCATAAACCGTGTTGGAACTAGTAATAATACCTGTTGGGAATACAGAAATTTTTCTATTCTTATATCCAGTTCCTTTATCAATAACTTTTACCAGACCTATTTTTTTCTTGAAGATTGCTGAAGAGAATTCATGAATACCTACTCCATAAGAAGTTAAAGTAACCGTATTAATCCCCGCAAAAGCATCATCTGAGGTGGTATGTAACTTTATTGTACTGTCATCTAAGATAGAAGCATAATATGTTGATTCTGTAGTTAGTCCACCTATTGCCTGTTGATTTTTTGTTTTATAAACAATCGCTTCAGAATCTTGGAAATTGTGGAATGTTGAAAATCCTATGGTATTATTAGTTAAGTTGACTAAACCTGAAAAATCGGTAGAATCAAAAGGTATTTTATATTCGTAAGAAATTAATTCAGATTCTACTTTTGCTCCACTTCCTCCGCCACCAGATATTGTTATTGTTGGTGGTTGTAAATAATTAAATCCACCATTAATAATCTGAATACTATCTAAATCCCCCTCAATACCACAATAACCATTAGCACCCACTCCAACCGAATCCTCAATGGACAGAACTGGTGGAGAAATAATATCGTAATCATTTTCTGATGACAATACGTTTATTTTTTCTATAGGTCCATAAAAAATATTATTTTTTGATTTGTAATTTAAAATTTCAACACCATTTATCAGTATTCCTGTAGTTCCTGGTTTAGTTTCATATTTTTCTACAGTATCTTGTGGTTCTTTAATAGTTTTTAATAACTTCTGAGATTGTAAATCTTTATTATAAAACTCAGAATCTATAATTACATTATCTATCGCTGTACCAGAAACTTTTATATAACTATTTTTATATAAATTTTCTCTACTTCTCGCTAATTTTATTTTTGTAGAACTAATCTTTCTTACAAAATAAATTCTTTCTTCCAGTTCTTTATTAAAGTCTGCATCAAATAAATTATTTTCGATAAGCTCTGAATTTGGGACATATATAACAGAATTTCCTGTTAAAAAATAATGTGTTCCTATTTCCAATTCTTCTTGTTGTTTGTAACTTCCACTGAAAACATTTTTTCCATTAGTTGTTTCTAAATCCAAATCAAAGTAATTTGGAAGAGATGATGCAGATATTAAATATGTACCTTTTCTGTCTCCATAAACATTTTGAACATCTGAAGTGTAAATTTTAGAATTTGGAAAATTTTTAAATTTACTTTTAGATAAAATCTTTTCGACACTGTATACTCTAGAAGCATCTATTTGCCCCTGACCACTCACGTTAAATGATTTTGAATTTATAATCGATATAACTGAAGAATTTATAGAAGGACCATTCGTTAAATGTATGACAATTTTATCCCCTATTCTTAAAAAATTATCTTCAAAAGTCTTAAATGTATAAGAAAATGAAGAAATATCAACTAAAGATACTGATTCCACATCATAATTTATTGGAATATTAAAAAACCAATTATTTGCAGCAAATTGGGTTTCATCTTCACCGAGAGTATCTATTTTTATAATGTCATTTTCGGAAAAAAGTTTTGTGTTTGAGTTAATATTTAAATCAGATAAAACACCAGTTACTCTAAATTTTACGATATTACTCGTCCCAACACCTGCATAGGAATATGCATAAGAATCTATTCTTATATCCTGTTTTGGTGGAATAGTTTGCGAAATTCCACTACATTCATAGAATTGAGTAAGAGATTTTGATTTATAAGTGATAACTAGAGAACTACCATTTTTTAATTTTGCAACTAAAGTTCCTTGATCAGGAAATCCTATAGTGGAATCGACATCTATTACGCTTGAACCTATAGATACTTGGGAGGTTACTTTTGTTATTGGGTGTATTGAAAATTCTCCTTGTTCAGATGTTTCTGAATCTGGAGTATAGTCTAAACTAATAGAATAGTATTCTTTTTCACCACGAAGAATTTTTTCAATATTGTTTATTGAACCAAATGCTTTTTGGGATGTTTGAGTTTCATCTTGATATATTGTTCTATTTAAAACATCATTGACAAATTCCTCATTTTCTAATACCTCAACAACTAATCTTTTTACAACTCTATAATCAGAGTTTGATGGTATAAAAAGATAGTCTCTTGGCTTAATTACTTTTATTTCGTCGCCATAAAGTGCTTTAAATAAAATTTTAAAAGACTGGTCTGTTCCTTTCGATGAATAGAAATCTTTGGCTTGTTTAATGAAAAGATTTTCATTTAAACCCGAATATAAAGTTCTATTTTCAAATCCTGGTGTGAATTGAGATTTTACCTTATTAAAAAATTCACCCAAAAGTAAAGAACTGAGATTTACAACTTTAGATTGCTCTAAATGCTCAGTTATATTTGTTGATGAAAAAATTAGATTTCCTGAATCATAAGATGAAACTCCACTAAATCCTCTGACACACTCTTCAAAAGTTGTATTAGTTTTTGACTTATATGTGATTATTTCGTCATCAATTTTTAAAAGTCCATACGAATCCGGAAATCCTTTGGTTGATACAACTTCGATACTAGTATCAATCAGAGTGGTTTTTGATGTTGTAACGGTACTTGTTGTTAAATTAGTTAAATTATCAAGTTTTATATATTGATCTATATTATTAAGTATGTCAAATGCCTCACCTTTATTTTCTTGTGAAAGGTAATATGTAGATAAAAACTCTTCAACCAGAGGAAATTCTTCCTTAATAAAATCTGGTAATTGATTTTCGATTACAGAACTAATTTTAACTCTTGTCTTTACCATTTTATTTTCTTATGAGACTTCCGTTAGTGTAACTTGTAGATGGGGTGTATAAAGAAGCAGAACTATCATATCCAGTTTCAATTTCATCCAACTTCATTTTTAAGTTTACCTTACTAATATCTAGTTGCAAATAAAGATCCTGTTTTCCAATAACATCATTTGAAAGAGGTATTGCAGAAATTTCAATTACTGGTTTTTGATTTACTTTTTTTGCAGTAGATAGTATGTTTATTGGTGATAAATTAATTTCTCCTTTGACATAATCAATCGTACCAACAGATCTTTTTGCAATGATAGAATCTGTTCCATTTATAGTAGCAAAAAGAAAAATAGTACCAGTTTGATTGTCCGCATTTGGAAAATCTCCAAGATAAACTAAATCTTGAATTCCCAAAACATTAAATCCCGAAGACTTAATGTTATATCCTTGTGGATTTTTTATGTAAAAACTATTACCAAAACAAATTTCATACTCAGCTAACTGGTTTGTGAGAACATTCAAATCTCTTCTAATATTAATTAGAGTAATGTTTGAGGTTATTGACTGGTGACTATCATCTATAATTTTTTGAAATTTACTGTATTTGAACTTGGCACCATACCTATTTAATTCTGTTGAATTTGCATATAAATTTATATTGTTTGATATAATAGAACTAACAAAATTTGCATCGGGTGCTAAGTTTGCATTGTAATTTGCTGTAATATCTGCTTCAACATAAACGTATTTTAAATCTATAAATTCAACAACAATTCCAGCAACACTATAATCGCGTAATTTCACCTTTAAATTATTTTTTATAGATTGTGGTACAAAAGTACCATTATATGGTTTTATGCTAATAAATATTTTTCCAAATTCTGGAGGGTCTAAGGTTTCTCCACCATACACTGATATTGATTGAGTTTCTGGATATAATCTTGGAACTATAACCTCATAATCAGATGCAGTAACAGCTCTATTTTGCGATGCATAAAATCGAGATGCATATTTTTTAATTGAGTTTACTGATTCTATTTCTTGCCCACCACTAGATGCGGTGTTAGTGGTTATTAAAGAAATTCCTGAAGTAACGGATAACCCAGAATTATCGAGTATTCTTCCATTAAATGTAAATGAAGATACCCCATTTGCAGATTCTGCATTAGTTATTATGCAAGAAACTTCAATATAATTTGAATTTTCTAATTTTTCGCCAAAAATTCCATCACCAAAAATTAGTTCATATCTCTCATCTTCAACTTCTTGAACAAAGAATATTCTTGATGATGAAGAAACTGAAAATAAATTATTGGATTGGACAAATTTTCTTGAGACGGTGCTAGTTTGATTATTTCTTACTGATACTGATATTAAAGATGTATCAACATTTGGGTTTGACAAGATAAATCTTTGATTTGCAATGTCGGCCGAAACCGTAAATGTATCTACTACATAATTCCCTTCATAAATTTCAATATCTTCAAATAAAGCAATCCCATTTATCACAGGGACTGTAACATCATTTAAAATACAAAAAGAGTATCCTTGGTCTCCTATTGTTGGAGTAGTTGCAACTACCCCTTTTTTTAAAGTTAATGTTAGAGGATTTGTGTTAAAATCCGTGGTATCTACGAAAAATGAAATATTAGCTCTAGAAGCAGTTCTTGACTTTGGCACATAACCAACGTTTCTTGCAAGAGAAACAACATTTTCTCTTAATGTTGCACTATCAATAAAAACCTCATTGCTAAGCATGTTAGCATTATATGAGGATATGTATGTATTATATGCTAAAGTATCAATTAATACTGATAAATTTGAACCCTCAAAATTATAATCAGTAAAATTTGAGTTCGATCTTAGATAATCTTTAATCGAAGTTTTTATCTGATCAAAATCTAAATTTGTAAAGTTTGCTAATGGCATTATCGTGTAGGTTCTAGAGCGAACGTTAGTTGTTGTGATGGCACATCAATGCCTATAATGTTGTATATAATAGTGACATTGAATTCATTATTGTCATAATTGGGAACAATAATGGTATCGAGCAACTCAACTCTTGGTTCAAAGTTTACGATAGTGTATTCAATTTCATCCTTCAATGCAATTGCAGTATTTTCATCAATATTTTCAAATAAAAATCTAGATACTCTGGAACCAAGATTTTGATTATAAATTCTCTCTCCATTTACTGTAAAAATCAAATTTCTTATGGAACGAGAAATCGCTGTTTCATTATTAAGTGCAATTAGATCATAATTCAATGGATTTGTAAGAAAAGACATACTCAAATCCTTAAAGCCTTGACTTGTCCTTTCTAAAGGCATAAGAATAAAAAATAAATCTATCTTATTTATTAAGGTTTTACTTCATATACGGGTTCTGTACCATAACTCCAGTCATCATAATCTTCATCATTTCGTATTTTTGAGTGAATTTCATTTTGGTAGAAAAAATCATGCTTTTTGGGAGTTATTTCGTCGTTTGCAATCTCACGAAGCATTTTTTGCTTCTCTATTTTGGTCTCCCAACCATATTCACTAGCTAAAAATTGAGTTCCCCACTCATTTTTCATGAAATTTTGGTCTTTATCAACTTTTTTAGTCATTTTTTGCTCCTGATTCGTTAAAATCAGAACTTTTTACGGGGTTGCTATCCCGAATTTTTGTAATTTCGTACATAAAATCGTCTGAAGTTTCAATTTTGCGACGATTTTCGACTGAATATTCGGTTAAATCAATTTCGTATCCTGGATTTTTGGTAATTCTGTTCTTAGTCCATGCATCATCATACCATAAAATTTTATTATTTGGGTATGCATAAAAATTACCATCGTCCATCTTAAAAAAATGAGCGCATTTATGCTCTGGAGTCTCACTAAAGTTAGTGTTCAGAGTTGATTTTGATTCCCATGACCAATCAAGAGTGAACATATACGTTCCTTCATTCTTTTCTCCTCTATAATTAATAAGTTCCGCACGTAAGTTAGCAAGTCTTGAACGTACTTGAACATCAATATAAGGAGAAAAGCAATCCCACCACATACATTCTTCCAATTTTGGAACTGGTGCGTCTGGCTTCCAACAAAATGCATGAATAGGTCTTCGAGTCCAGTTCACCCCATTCTCTAAAAATGCCTCAAAGAGGGGTACGTGCTTCTCTAAGGACGCTACGGAATGCATGTCGCATAAAGTTACCTCCCCATAACCTTTTTTATGATTATAAAGAAATTCATTACGAATGTAACAAGTAATTGTGGGAAGATTGTGATTTAAATATGCCATAAATTTATAATAAAAAAGCAGGAATTTCTTCCTGCTCTATCTATATTATTTTCCTTGTCCGCGATACCTTTTCTTACGTCCATTACGAGAGGTTGCACTGAGTAGTGTACGAGAAGAACGACCTTGACGAGTCTTCTTCGGTGCTCCGGCTTCGAACACAGTCTTATTACTTCCACCTTTAGCCATCGTTAATTTCCTCCAGTTCAATTAAATTAGGATCAACATCTTCATCCGAGTAAAAACGCTCAGATAAGTCTTGAATAACCTCAGTACATTCTTCTGCACTGAGGTCTGTATAAATTTTACGTCCTTTGTAAAGTACGTTGTATTTCATTAGATTACGCGAGTTTTTTCGTGTCCAACTCTAATACGAGGATCGCACCAGATTTCAAATCCCTCTTCCTTTGCATCAAGACAGAATGAAACATCTTCTCCACACATATCTTGAACTGCTCCAGATTCAAAGACTTGCATCTTAGGTGCAAACCAAGGATATTCTAGATTTTCAAAGACACCATTCTTAATCATAACCCATCCAAAACCTGTATAATCAACAGTGAATGGCTTACGACGCTTGCTGATAGATTCTACAGTTTCATGATTCATCACTCCACCATTCTTACGGAAATCATCTTCCTCTAACCAGTGTGCGACAGAAGTTGTGTGACCATCTTCAGTTGCATACCAACCAGCGACAATTTCACGCTCTTCTCCTTCAGCAGGAAGAGCAACATCACAGAGTTGCCAGAATTTTTCAGTTGTAAAAACAATATCACTATCAATCCATAGTTGATAATCATATTGTAGTTTTCCATCCCAAGGAATTTGCTTTGGTCCCCTTAGAACATTTGCTCCAAGTACCTTACAACGTGCAAAGTTTACCATTGATGAGTAATCTTGAGAAATTTGAATACTCATTCCATTTTGTACTAAATCAAAGCAAAGTTGTACAAATTGCATCATAATCCCATTCTTGTTCTTTGGGTTTAGGTGCAGTAGCTTTAACAGTGAATCCTTTTGCCATAAGTTAAAATAACCTTCAACATCAATTTTAACAGTCTATATATGCTTTTGTCAATTTACCTAATGCGAAGAATTCAATACAACTTCTTTGCTCAGAACTAGCTCTTCATACTGCAAATCTTCCCTACAAATATTCATATCAAGAAACTCAACCATTCTGTGCAACATCTCCCAGGTCTCAGAAAATTTTTCCTCTGATAAACTGTGATAGATGCACCTGTCCTTTGCATATATGTGATATACCTTCTCTTCTTTTCTCATAAAAAAATTTTCCGGAATTTTTATTTAACCATCGCATTATATATCATTACTATCAGTACTCCAAGGGGCACTCCAATGATTCGGAATACCTTCCCCGGATACCGTATTAACCACCCCTCAAAGACAACCTTCCAAAAATTCCAATAGGGGGTTTTTTGTCTTCTCATACCTTCCGGAAAATTTTTAAGAGATTGATATAGCTCGGTCGATTTGTCACCTCTGTAGGTTAGGGTAGTTTGGGTTTTTTATAACCGCAACGCCGCCGCGACGATATAAACGAACGGCGCAAAACACTGCCGAACCACTGTCATCACCAAGCATAACATAAGTGCCCCTCAGTGTCAACCAAGGGGCACACAGTTAGACTATATCAGAACGCGATTTCCTCCAGAGTAGGAATACCCAGAGCAGACTCAAGTTGCGGCGACTCGATATAATCAAAACCACTCACATTATCAGCAGTGAGTGCATCCAGAATGGACAGAATCTCGCTGCCAGTGTTACCTTGTGCCAGCAGAGAAAGAAGAACTTGCTTGGACATAATAAAGAAGAAAAGTGTTGTGAACTGTGTGTTGGGTGAGAGTGTCCCTAGTCCTCTCATTGTAGCAGTTGTGCTACTTCCTGGAACGTGCCTAGTTTATACTCATGCGACAGGAGTGAGTGTTACTTAAGACTAGAAATCAAACACGTCAGAGTTAATCTGAATCACGTTAACTTTCGGGTCCTTGAATGATACTCCATCAGGCGTCTTTAGTGAGTTGAAAGAACACGCCTCTAGTGCATCTACGAAGTCTTCATAGTTACCTGCTTCCATCGCAAGGTGATACAAACCCTCATCATTGTTAATCCAGAGAGCAACATTCCAGGTCTCATAATTCTCCCAACCATTATACTCAGTGGAGAGAATGTTGCGTTGATAAGTGGTAGTCATCTGTGAGTGGTTGTCCTTACACTATGGGGACAATCTCAGGGGCCCAATAATACTCACTCAGTCGGTATGAGTTACCACTTATCAGGACGGCTGAGGTCTTCCACATAAGCTGACACACGCTCAGCTGGTTCCAATTTGAATACTTTATCCCAGTCAAGTTGATGCGGGTCGAAGTCTTCGAAGACCTCAAGCTCTAGAGTGACCCTATAACGCTGCTTCTGGGCTTGGCGATACGCAACCGACATAAGTGTGCTCCGTGAGTGTTACTGTGGCTACTATAAGATGCTGGGGGCAATGTGTCAAGACCTTGGGTGTATTTATGAGGGGTGTTGATATTTTATGAGGGTGATTGTGGGGATTTGGAAACGTCGGGGTGCTTGACATTTTGGAGAGTGTGTGATAGCTTGCACGCAAAGATCACAAGACCTAGAAGGATTTAAAAGGCATAAGTTACGGGGTCTAGAAGGATTTAAAAGGGCTTTATTCCACAGATTCCACAAGCTTTTCCACAAGGCTGTTGAAAACTCAGCTATATTTAAAAAAGGCTTTATTAAACGTTTTAATACATTTTTGACACTAAATCACGTTTTTAGGCATTAAAAAAGAGGGGTTAGATCCCCTCTCTATGTGTATTCAATCAAGTGCTAATCGGTAACGAGCATAATCCTCTGCATCGCTACGTTTGCGGAATCGTGCTTCTTCACCTTCAAATCGTAGAGGCAAATACCTATACTTCTTGCCTTCCTTCGTCATAACAATTCGGGAGAATAGGTGCAGTGAGTAACTACCATCCTCACTTCTTTCCTTCTCTTTCTTTACAATGAAGGGGAGAACTTGTTGATCGTTGAATGATGCTTTGGAGAGTAACATTTTGGAAAAAAGTATAATGAACTGGAGTGAATCAGTATGTCATAATGGTTGCAATCGTTCCTGCTCGTGTATAGAAATCAACCATTCTTTCTGCTTCATTGTAGGTACTGAAACCTTGAAACTTCCATCCTTGAGAGTAAGGACAAAACCAGCGAATCGTTGTTCTCATTGTGTTACTAATTCAGCAGGACTACCACACGATTTATAGAACTCTATCATGCGTTGTGCTTCATCAAGTGTAGAGAATGATTGCGTTCTCCATTGTTGTTGATAAGGCGTAAAGTAGCGAATGGTGAACATCAGAACTTATCCATCCATTGTTGAATCTTTTGCAGTGCAGTTGGCTCATCATTGCACTTACACTTGCGGAACTTGGTTGTATTCAAACCTTTTGAAATCAGTTCCAGTTTGCCATCAGCAAGACAGAAGATTCCATATCGTGAGTTATGGAAAATGTTGTTAATCCAGGAATCTTGAGTATCAGCACTGACCTTAAAAAAGATCGAAGTGTGATTAGCAAGAGTGCTATTGTCGATGTGGAGATAAGGGAAAGACATTTGGGAAGTGCTCATACTACTAGGACAATCTCAGGGGCCCAGTATTTGTTAGGTCAGTCGTTTGAAGTGTGAAGAATGGAGATCATCTTTTGGTAATAGTTGTCTGCTTCTACCTCACATTGATGAGATTCGTTTGCATCTTCAATCTCATATTGTTTCATATTAAGACGATGAATAACGCTTTCTAGAAGATCAGTCAGTGCTTCAATCTTTTGTGCTTCAGTCATTAGTTAAGCACCATACCTTCAGTGAAAGGAACTGTGTTGCCATTATCAATCACAAACCATTCAAAGTCACGTTGAAAGATACGGGCATCATTTCCGTGAACTTTCAGAATAGCATTGAGACGTGATTTGGTGGTAACAGTCTTATACCCACAGGTGTAAAGTTCAAGGAAGGTATCACCAATCGTTGCGATATGATTGCCATGAAGCATAACATATGAAGCATCACGTTCGGGCGAATAAGTTACCTCAGTGTTGTCATTTTTCCAGTCTTTGCAATCACAGATTGCTTTGTTCATTTGGAGTTCAATCTTACGCATGGTTGGAAGTTCAGTGGTTATACTACAGGGACAATCTCAGGGGCCCAGTTTCTATCAGGCAGCGATTGCAGACTCCAGACATACCTCACGGGTTTCGAGAAGTACATAATCGAACTCAGATTCTAACTGCTTCAGGTAAGCATCTGCAGCGGAGAAGCAATCAAACAAGCGGAGAGATTTGAAGTCTTCACCTTCATAATCAATGCCACCAATTACAGCATAAACTTTAGACATTTGGAAAGCGTTGGTGTTCATACTATAGGGACAATCTCAGGGGCCCAGTTTTTATCAACTTTTGATTTATTCTTCAGATATATGACAAAACTCCATCAAATAGTAATCAATACTGATGCCAAGTTCGATTGCTTCGTCTTTGATTTCCTCGTAAATGTTTTCAGGAATTGTATGATATTCAGTCTCAATCATGGTCAATTTCTCCTCCTTTGATTTCAACATTTTCAAGAATAGTGACGATAGAATTGTTTGGGGTAAGATACTGAACTTGTAAAACATTCGGTGCAATTTCAGTCGCTCCGATAATGGTTGATGCAATCAGAAGTTCAATCATTGTGGCGAAATAATGTCTGCTACAGTGTGCAATGCGCTTGCAGTAGTGTTGCGAACTCCAGGTGATAAAATACTCGCAACGATGAAGATTAACAGAATTGTCTTCAATTTACTACGTCGTAGCGAAGTGATTTTATGCACCATCCTGTATTGTTTGTGATAACATCTGCAAGACAATCCTCACCATCAGGTGAATCCCACAGACAATTCTTTGCATCATTTACAATCTCATCTTTCTCTTCTTCAGTGAGATCTTCGTAGTCAAAATCAAACTCAATTTCAGTTACTTTGTAGAAGTTCATTGTGGTTTCTCAGTGCTTATACTACTAGGACAATCTCAGGGGCCCAGTTTCTATCAGAACAGATTGCGACCAAAAGATCCACACAAATAAAACGCCATTCCCTTATCCTTAAGCGTCACACCTGCAAATGTCAGAGGTACATAGCGGCCGTTGGTTTTAGATGCTTTCGTGCGAATCTGCAGCAATCCGTTAGGTCCAGTGATGGTTCCTAGTTGTTTACCAGCATCGAAAAGTGTGCGAATGCTGTTACAAATGAACTCATAATCCTCACGCAATTCTTGATAGTGCTCCGCATGAGTTTCCTCATTCAGAATAGCGGAACCCATATAATCGTTCTCACGAGTGAATCCAACATACAGAGTTTGCTTTAGTTTCTGCCCGACTTTGCTATCATCAAACGAGACAGAATCTTCGATGATTTCAGATAGACAATGCTTCAACTGTGTGGCAGCAATCGACTCTCCAACTGTGAAAGTCTTAATTTCCCCATCTTCCAGATCTTGCAGGTCAGAAGAGTTAGGAACTCCCAGTGCAATTTCTAACAGTTGCCCACGAGCACCTTTGTTCTTTCCTGGTTTATCAAATGCACTGAAGTCAGTAACATTCAGTTTCGCAAATACTTCGTTCGTTGTCAGTTTTGGCATCGTGGTTGTGCTCTTATACTACAAGGACAATCTCAGGGGCCCAGTTTCTATTGCCCAACAAGATCGTTTGCAACTTCATCATCATAGATTTCGCGGATTTCTTCAATCAACTCATCTACAGTTTCAAACTGTTTCGTGAGGTTATCAATGAGAGTATCAAGTGCAAACTGTTCGAGAGATTTGTAATCCATACCATCCAAAATCATCTGAGCATAGTTCTCAACAACAGTGCTAAAATCAGGAGTCATTTCAGTCATTTTGTTTGTGGGATTAGGAAGGGAAATCATTGAATAACAGTGTTCACATCAGGATTGAAAGTAACCTCATGGAGCACATCAAAATCATCACTCATCTTGACATAATTCCAGAGAGTGTCAGTCTCATCATCCACATTTTCCTGATAAAGGTGAATGAAACCGTCATCATCTTGTTTTACATAACAACCATCATAATTTTCATCATCAAATACATAACCAGATGCAATCAGTGCGTCAGTAAAAGTCATAATCAATCAACAACAGAGTAACAGGCAACCCAGGAAGGAATACCCGAAAGTGCTAAAGAACCGTTGCGGTCGTCGCAATACTCTTGGGCATCATCTTCACTGTAGAAAGGTCCAACATACTCAGGAGAATTGAGTGCATTGGAATCGAATCGAACTGTGAAAGTGGTTTGTGTCATACTACAGGGACAATCTCAGGGGCCCAGTTTCAATAACCGTTCAGAAAGTCAGCAAGTGCTTCCTGATACTCAGCTTCAGTCTCAAAGGTACGATAACCAATCGTGCAAGGAAAGGTACGCTTTGAAGCAGAAGCTTTAGGCAGGTCACGACACTTATCGAGAACCTGTTGCTTGTAAGGATTGGCGTTGTAGTTAGTGTTCATACTATAGGGACAATCTCAAGGGCCCAATTACTTAAACGTTGCATTGACACCAATCACCTTTGCTGTAGGATTTCGTGCTGTTGCTGTTTCGCGGGCATCTTTTGGGGAGTTAGCATACACTTCCTCTTTGAAGACTTTACCACCAACGTAGAGTTGAACTTCGTATTTCATAGTGTTTGAAACTCCTGTGCTTCTTTGATGTTAGAATTGAAAAACTTTTGGAAGATGGAATCAATCACAGGATACCATTCTTCGTTACCACTTGGGTATCCACATTCTCGTGCTTGATTGAGAAACTTTAAGATGCAAGTTTCCTCATTAGCAGTGAACTCAACGCGATTGAAAGTGTAACCGTCAGTCATAATCAGTTCACCGATTCTTGGTAGATTGACATACCCTTACGCATAGAAATGTAGTCATCAATCATCTCACCAATCTGTTCATAAACGTAGGAAGAACCTCCTACATCACAGAGCACATCTTCAGTGAGTTGTTTAGAGAAACGCACTTCCTTATCATTAGCATCAAACTCAAAGACATCCTCTTGAGTGTATATAAACGCAGCACAACCTGCGTCTTCACCTTGTTGCTCAATCAGTTGGTTGATTGAATCACGGAGTTGGGAAAGTGTGCGGAACATAATCAGGAATAAACAGGAATAGAGGTGATTTCTTTCCACTCTCGTGGGAAGATTTCGTTGGCAATTTTTTCGTTCAGTTTGACACAGTTGAGAGGTTTGATGTTACTTTTGCGTTGGAACTTCTCAACAGTTCCATCTCTAAACTCAACGCGAATGTTGTAAAGCATAATCAAGCAGGAAGGATACAGAAAGTGCCACACCAACCGCGAACCCAGTTTAGAGTTTCATGGTAAGATGTGCGAGGATTGCTCATCTCCATCTTGGAACCGTTGCTAGGATTGTATGCAACAGCGACATAGAGATTGTCGCACTCTTTATCAGTGATTTGCTCAATCCACATTTGATTGACTTTACCTTCCTTCCAATTTGTGTGGTAGGAGTAGACTTCGGAAACGATGGTGTTGCTCATACTATAGGGACAATCTCAAGGGCCCAGTTTCAATCACCAGCGGCCTTGTTGAATGAGAATCTTTTTTATCTCAGTATAAATGAACTGACGAAGTTTAGCGTCTGTGGTGTTATCAAGAGCATAATACAGTCGATTCAGATACTCATTCTGCGTAAGACCTATGTTACCATCACCACCAATCTCATTGAGTGATGAACCTGCTTTAGCTTTGGGGCGTCCAAAGTTACCTGTGACGTTGCCAGATGTCCTCAGTTTGGGACGAATCTTTGAGAGGTTAGAGTAAGTCATTCATCTTCCTCATAAGGGAACATTTCGTCATACTCTTCGTCTGTGAGAGTAAGATACTGAACGTTAGCATTTTTGTGCTCTTCAGCATACACCAACTGATAATGTGCGAAAGAAGAAGGGTCAGAACTAGCAAACTCTAGCAGACCATCAACAAAACAAAGGTAATTCATGTTACTCATTTTGCGTACAGATAACCACCAGACCAATCAGCATTTTCCAGCAGATATTCACGATCCTTTATCAATCGCAAATCATAACGAACACCTTTCGCAGGAGATTTCCAGGAGGCAGACTTATACATTTCACCAGTGTTCTTATCAATGAAGCAATGAACAGAGCGAGACATACCACTGGTAATCATAATCACTTTATGATACTTTTTACCAGTTTCAATCTCATACTCAATAGGACAAAATCCACTCTTGAGTTCATCAATACAGCGCAGATGATACTCTACACTTTCACCACGCTCCGCAGAACGCTGATGCCCACGAATAGCGTACTGACGATAATTGTCTTTCAGTGCTTCAATCAGCAGCAGAGTATTCTTAAGGACGCTTTCTGCGATAGTTTGTTGTGCTTGTGCTTGCATCGTAGGAGTGCTCATACTATAGGGACAATCTCAAGGGCCCAGTTACCAACTCTTTGCAAGAGTGAAGTTCAACCTGCTAAACTCTTCACGATTCACAATCTTGTAAGACCCAAACTTGTTGTGCATTACGAATCCTTCGTGATCGCTGAGTTCACCATCAATCTCACAAGTAATGTCAGTGTCAGACTCAATGAAGCAGAACAAATCCATCTTGATAGACTCAACCAACTTCCAAAGCCGCATCAGGTTGATGTCAACATCATAATTTTCTGCAATTTCATGCTCATCCACCTCCTTACCCTCACGAACGTAGGAATTGATGATTTTTTTGAGTTCTGCTGCTTGCTTTACATTCACGAACTCACAAAGTGTGCTCATTTGCTTGGCAAACTTGCAGAAGTCTTCAATATCATCACGGAAGGGACAAATAGACACACTAGGTTGCACAAACAAGCATTTTTTAGTGCTTGCAAACTTACCCACGATAGGATGAGCTACCATCTCAGGCAGACGCTCACCAGTGTAATATGTGTGAGGGGCAATGATAATCTCCTGACGAACAATCTCAGGGAAGCGATAGGTAATTGTATTGGGTTTGAATGTATCCAATCCACTACCAAAACCAATCCAATCCCCCTGATACACGTTCTTAGTGCGAGGAAGAAAATCCAGGCAGAAGATAAGAATTTGCGTTACGCGAGGTTGACCACCAAAGTGCGTAAAGATGTCGTCTTCGGTATAGCAAAGGCGAATCTTTTTCTTGTTAAATGCTGCTTTGGTGCAGACAAAGAACTTACCATTCTCAGGATTAGTGCCCCAAACAATAGCAGGAGCACCATCCATCTTGGTGCTGATGGTAGAATCTACCTCAGAAAACCAGTCAAGAACAGATAGATTACCCGTTAGGATTTCGTCTTCAGGATGCTCTAGGTGCTTGTTTTGCATTGGTTGCTTACTCATACTACTAGGACAATCCCAAGGGCCCAATTTAGTCTATTGGTAGTTGTGCCACACTTTTACCCCTCTTATGGTCTGTAATGTATTTTCGCGCAGAAGCTTCTGTTCTACAGACTTTCTCAAGTTGTTGGCCATTATGAATGATAAGATACTGCTTGCCATAAGGAATAGCAGCATAAGTATCGTTGAACATCGTAAATCCTTCTTTCATTCAATACACCGCAATGAGTTCGCTTGCTTTCTTCCTACTGCCACTTTTTGCAGCAATAGTTCTTGTTACTTGAATCGGGTAGATTGTAGCATTTTTGTAGAGTTCTCGTGTGATAGGAACATCATGATTAGACACAATCACTTTGATACCCTTCGCTGCAAGAGATTCTGTAAGTTGTGCTAATTGAACCTGCTGGTCGGAGGTGAATCCATCAGTAGCATAACTTGTGAAGTTTGCAGTGGCTGATGCAGGAACATATGGTGGGTCGAAGTAGACAACATCACCTGCTTCCAAGTCTTCATAGAGAGATGAATCTTCAAAAGAAAGTGATGTGAATCTCACAAGTTGTTTGGATAAGAAATACATCCTGAAGTTCATCATTTCCTCCGATGGACAAGATGGTTTGTCATACTTACCAAAGGGGACATTAAATCCACCTTTACTATTATATCTTGACAAACCATTAAAGCAGTGACGATTCAAGTAAATGAACAGTCGTGCTCTCTCTACAGTATCTGTTGCTTGATTAAAATGCTCTCGCAACTCTAGATATGCTTCTTTGGTGTTATTCTCTGAAGTGAATAGTTCCTCACAATACTTGATGAAGTTATCATCATTTGGATTCACCAGATTCTGATAGATTGCTACCAAATCTTTATTCACATCGTTGAGAATGTATTGTTCTGCTGGTGTATTTAAAGCAACAGCAAGACTACCACCAAATGGTTCACAATAACGCTTTGGACTTCCGATGTGAGGAATAAGATGTGGCAGAACTCTCGTTTTGTTTCCTGCCCATTTCAGAAAAGTTTTGTTCATTTAACCTCAGACAAGAAATTTCTTTTCATACTCCAACAAATCTGATGGAGCTGGAATAATGTTGTCATCATATTCTACAGCATTTTCCCATCTTGCACCACTCTTTCGATACAACTTGATGTCAAGATGCTGGTACTTGAGATTAGTTGGAACGTGTACTTTATAGTCGATACCATTATTCTCTGTGAGCATACTCAACCGCTTGTTCTCATCCTTTGTGACTGTGATTGTGGAGCAAGATAACCAAAACAGGTTCTCAAATATATCATAATCTGTCAGGTATTTGTCTGGGTTATCCATAATCATTCGACCAATGAATTGTGGTGACAAACAGTGGTCATAAGTTCGCTCTTTTCGATTATTCTTCGCTCCTTCACTTATCAATCCAAGATGATTTACCTGAGCACAATCAAACACACCAATGTAGTAAATGCGTGTGATGGGTCGGAAGAAATCAGGTTCACCCCAGTTGTCTACATTTGCCTGCAATGAGTTGAATGTTGTTTTGCAGTAGGCTTTCCAGTTCTTCGGGTTCATTTTGAGAAAAATCGGTGATTTTGTTGCGGTTGATGGGTTCTAGGTCGGTTGCAGTGAAATTGCAGAAAAATCAGGTTTTTACACCTGATGGCCACTTGAGTCTTGAGTGAGACTCACCGCCTCACCACCGACACGGCAGGTTCACCTTTTTCAAAGATGGTATCAACAACCGACTGCACAGCTTTGGCAGTGCTGATACCAACCTTGCTGTAGACAGGAATACACACAAGACCAAAGCTCTTGGTGTATTGCGACAGGTTGCCAGGTTGGATGCTACCATCACGGAGACCTTTTGCATCGTCATGATGTAGACGGATGCAGCGACCAATAGTTTGGCTGATACCGATAAAGTCCATGTTGCGAAGGAACAGAACTGCCTCAAGTCCAGAGACATTGATGCCTTCAGCTAGGATGCTATGGTGCAGAACAACAAACTTCTTATCGTTATCCTTACCCCATGCGCTCAGAGTGTCAAAGAACACCTCACGATTGACCTTCTTGCCGTCAATAACTGCGCCAGTCTTAGCAGTAATATACATCCAGGAATAACCGCGACACTCCAACTGGAAGCAGAAATCAGTTTCAGTCACCAGAGACACGATTTGCTTGGTTGCCTTAGCACAAATCAGAATCTTACCAACCTTGTTCTCATCAATCGTTTCCAGCAGATTCTCCGAATCGCGGTCGAAGTTGGTCTGCTTGCCAGTCACCATAGCCAGTTGCTTGACAATAACTTTGGGAGGCACAATGTAACCACCTTCAACCAACTCAGGAGCAGGAACTTTGCAGATTACCTGACCATAAACAGCAGCATCATTCATGCCAGGTTTGCCAACTGCCAGAGAATGTTTGGGAGTTGCAGTGAAGAAGTAGCAACGACGTGCATTAGCAGCAAAGTGCTCAGTTGCAGGAAAGAAGTGACGCTGAACAGAATTATGTGCCTCATCAAAGTAGATCGTATCCACATCAATTCCTGCCACTTGAAGACGCGACAGAGAGTTGTAGGTAGTGAAGATCAGTTGGTGACGATTAGCAGCAGCACACATACCAGCATGAACAAGAATGTCAGCAGGTTTGGTAGTGCTAACGTGATGAGTCTCGCCACTGTGAACGTGAAGAACTTCAGCGTTGGTGATAAACTCCAGAAACTCAGCAGAGAGTTGCTCAGCAAGCAAGATGCGGGGAGCAACAACAACAATGGTCTGGGGAGTTTCAGACTGCAACTCACGCAGACAATCGTAAATCATTTTGAGAGTCTTACCACCGCCAGTAGGAACAATGATTTGCCCTTTGTCGTGCTTCTGCATAGCAGCAACACCACGTTCTTGATGAGGGCGAAGATTGATCAGATGAGGAATCATTACGAATTACAGAGTTTCGGGTGGTTTGGTATCTAAAAAGCATTATAGCACCCTTCCTGACGCTTGTGAAGGGTGCTGATGGCAGTTAATCAACCACCAAACATTTCATCAAACAACCAATCACCAGAACGTTCTTTTTCTTCCCAGACTTTGTTAGCGTTTGCTTCAATCATTGCCCGTTCGATTTGAATATCGAGGGTAGATTTGGTGCTGAACCAGTTACCGTTGCGGTCTTGCCAGAGCATAGTGTCGTTTGAGTGTTGTCCTTATATTACAAGGACAATCTCAGGGGCCCGATTCAAGTATCAGGACCAGTGTACTTGTGCTTCAATTCACTTTCCTTCTTCTTACCTGTCGCTTTGAGAACCAAATCGCGCAGTTTTTGCTTACCTGCTCTTACCATTTGTTTCTTTTCTGCTTTGGTATATTTGCCTTTAATCATGTGCTCTTCAGGTTTTCTTGAGCTTGAGAATCTAGAATCTTTGGGTGCTGCCGATGATTTAGGTGCTGCTTTCTTTCTCAGCAGTTCAGTTGCTTTTGCTTTTAATTCTTTCTCTTTTGGTTTTGCTGCTTCTGGTTTTGCTCCTGCCTTTTTCGCAGCAATTCTTGCCTGTGCAGCTTTTCTTCTCTCTTCCTTTGCAGCTGCTAGTTGTGCTTCTCTTGCGGACCCACGTTCTTGCTTTGGTGCTTCAATCGTAGACTCACGCTTCTTGCCAATATCTTTGCGTGGTTTCTGAACTACAGGTGCAGTCTTTCCACCACCAACTCTCTTTGTTCTACGAATCTCAGGAGTTGTCTTTCTGCGAAGTCTTCCAGTTCTTCCACCTTCTCCAGTCTTAATGACTTGAGCACCAGAGCGAAACTCTGCATCATAGGTGTCACCAGTTGCTTCGCAAATAGACATAAACTCCTGAAAGGTTTTCATTGCTATCTAAACACTACTTTTTAGTATTTAGAACTCCACTTCCTTTGCTTTATATGAACCTTTGAATACACGTCCTTCTGCATAGAATTGCTTCACACGTTCGCGGCGAGTAGCAAGAAGCAAATCATATTCTTCTTGTTGTTGCTTAGTGAACGTGAAATCTTGCCGCCTCCAAGTATCTTTCAGTTCTTGGATGTGGGGAAGCACGTTAGGGATGTGTTCAGTCATTTGAGTATAATAAAGAATGAAGGGTCAGTATGGGATATTTGGTGGACAGTTTAAAATCTGTCAGTAGTCAATGTTAGAGTTAAGATACTCATTCATATTAAAGTTGTTTTTCTCTTCAATCAATTCGGAGAGATCCTCTTCAATAAAATCAAAATTTTCAAGTTCCTCAATTTGATTGTCGTCGAACCAGTCCATAATGCTTGGGTGATTACACTATAGAGACAATCCCAGGGGCCCAATTAAAATCAAAGAGGAGATAGCATCGTACTTCCAACCATTCTCTTCACAAATCTATCAGTATTACTCTGATGTTTCGGTTTTGGTGCTGTTGGCTTCATTGGAGAAGGACCAGCTGGAGTTGCTGCAGATTTAAGGTTTTTCTGATGAACAGGATCACTCAACTTAAACACACTATTAGGACTGATTGGATCACCAACAGCCTCTCTTATCTTTTTTAAAGGCATATTCATGCGTTCTTTATATGAACCCTTATCTATAGTCTTAAATCCAGGATTGAACCTTGGTTGACGATTATCAGGAACACCAGGATCTTTTCCAAGCGAATAAAATGCCTGGACAAGAGATGGTTTTTGCGTTTGTTCTATAAACTGTTTAAAGGTTTTCATAGATTACTCATTTTTTAGGGAATGTTCCAGGAATATCTTTAAATGTTTTTATTTTGTAGTAAGGGTCTTGGTCCTGCTTCTTTCTATACGTATTAAATTCTTTTTCTCTTTGTTGAGCAAGTTCTCTCCTTCTCAATCCAACTGGACTCGTTCCTTGTGCCATAGCATCTGTTACTCTTGAACGATATGCTCTTCTATCATCCAATCTATCTCTAACAACATCTGATGGTGTAGATCCAACCACAGATCTTGGCGACTCAACAATACTATCTCTCCACTCTTCACTCATATTTGCCATAATAGCAATTGCTGCTTCATTTGTGTCAGCATATCCTTCTGCAACCAGATATTCAAGAATGTGGTCAAACAAATCATTATTTTCTTCAACTTGATGAACTTGGTTATATGCTTCTTGAAGATTTCGAAGTTCTTGGGAGTCCATTGTTACAAATACTTTTTTAGGTATTTAGTATTATTCAAACTCAAGTGGTTTGTTAAGTGGTCTGGGGGGTGGTGTTTGGTAATCAGGCAACATAGAACCATCAATCACAACCTGCACTGTTGTTTTATCATTCCAATGCCTCACAGCATTTGCTACAATAAAGCAGTTAGTAATAAAAATAGACAGAAACATCACAAGGCGAATAAGTGCTACCTTATCCGCCTCCTTATCACATTTACTTGCCTTTTCTCCTAGTGATTTAGCTAGCAACCGCCAAAAGGTTTTGCTCTTCTTCATAGATTGATGTGCGCGATTGAATGTATTCAAGTTGTTCCCACTGGTTATTATAACAAATCACAAGTAATCTTTCATTTCTGTGAATAGGGCAGCATACAAGATTGACTTCATCTTTTGGACGAACACTGCGCTCAATCGTGATATATTCATCACACTTGAAGTACACCCAACCTTCTACATCTTTTCCATTATTCCACACAACATAATCATTGACTTGTGGTTCATAGGTCATACAAAGAACGCATCTAGTGGAGATTGTTTAATTGGCATCGCGGTATAGTTTCGCGTTTCCTTGATATTTACACAAGCACCGATGGTTTTACTATTGATGGGGGCGAAGTATTCTCTGGTCTTGGTGTTGTAGAAGGAGTGAATAGTCCTAGTTGGAACACCGCCATTATAGACAAACTTGTAAGTGTTGCATAACCAAATACTAACCACATTTCGCTTGAAGTCTTCACACTCATAATAGTATCCGTTTGGTGGAGAATGAAAGAAAGATGTTGGAAGTTCAACAATCATAGAACTTGTCTCGCGACATATACTCAATTTGCTTCTGCAGTTGTGAGATTTCGTGTTCTTGTTCTACAATTTTATTTTGCAGTTGTTCAATACGTTCTTGATACTGTGTCTTCAAATCAAACACCATTTTATTAGTGTGAGCAACGTGGTGAGTCATCAGGTTGTAAATGCCTCCACCATTCGAGATTGTTCATTTTCTACGAGAGCGAATCGTGGTGCCTTAATCACATTCTCGCGCAGTTTACTATAATGTTCTGTCCAACATTCGTTATCCCATTCTACAACAATATCAAAACATTCATCGTCATTTTCTGCAATAACATTAAGCAAACCACCGTACTCCGATTGCCAAACTGGTACGAAGTAGTCAAGAATGTAAAGAAACTTTTGTGCCATTTGTTTGTGTAAATTACCTCTTAAGTTTAGGATTAGTTGTCGTCGTTGTCAACATCTGCAGCGACAATAAGTGAAGTTCCAATAGTCAAAAGGATACCAAGTCCCATACCAAGAATAAAAGTCATCAATAAAACTCCGCGAGATAGTAGTCAACGGTTACCTCAAGTTTTGCTGCTTCAATCTCAACTTCTTTCCAGAACTCTTCTGCTACTTTGTCCATTTCTGCTTGTTTAATAAGGTCGCGGAGTCGTTTAGGAATCATTTGGATTTCTCCTTAAGTTGTGCTTCTTCAGTAGGATACATTACCTTATAGTAATATATCATAATCGACGATACAAATGCAACCAGTGCTGCATAGATTGCTATACCAAGTCCAATACTCATTCTACGTTACAATCTGGATGCCATCCTGCTTGTTGCTTACAATATTCTTGCTTAGCAGTCTCTTTATAGTATGCTTTGAATAGTTTTTCATCACGCTGGATTAGAAAGACATTCCAACCAAGAATGACTGCAAAACCAATCAATCCAGCGACGACGTACTTGCGGTTCATTTTTTAACAGCAGGTGCTTGTTGAATGTCAAAAGTAGGAACAGGAGCGCCACCATTACTGGGAACCATATAAACAGTTCGACTGGTGTTCTCTTCACCTTGAGTAATCCAAAGATACTGAAGATAAGCAGGATTACCTTTCAAACTATCCCCAATAATGGAGTTTGCTTTTGCGACACCTTGAGCACGGATAATTTCAGCATCAGCGAGTTGTTGTGCCGAATCTTTCTTTGCTTGTGCTTCCAGAACTGCTACCTGTCGGGTATATTCTGCCTTTTGTAGTTCTGCTTTACCAGCAAGAGATTGTTGCCACACATTATATTGGGGACCACCAATAAAGATGAGACCACCAACTAAGAACACACCAGCAATAAAAAGAACAGCAGGAGGGTCAATAAATCCGCTTTGTTTGTTCATTTAGAAGAAACTCCAGTATTTTTAAAAATCAAATTAGCAAGAGCAATGATAGCAAAGTTCTGCCAGAAGGTCAAAGATACATTGAACCAAGACAGAATGAGTCCAAGCAACCACGCTTCAAAGAGAAGTCCAGCAGTAGCAAGGACAATAACAACAAAGGCAGCAGCAAGAGTAGTAGAAGTTTTCATAGGTCAAACGTGAAGAGCAGCAGAGGGGATTTCAACAACTTCAGGGAGTTTCTCTTCAAAGGCGTTCATACTATAGCACACCCACTCACCATTTGTGAAGAGATAGTGATACTCTTCTGCACCATCAGGCAGCAAATACTCACACAGGTCAGCATCAAGACGAGGGGGAGAATCTTCACCGCGATAGGAATAATAGTTGGGACCATAAGAACCCTTCACACCACTATCATTCCAACGCTCATCAGTCCAAGCACAAGACATATCACCACCGTCAATCAGTTCGGCAGCAAGTTGTCTGGTATTGTAGTGAGTCTTGAGAATACGACCCAACCAGGACTCATAACCGTCCCAGTGGTGATACACAGAGAGGATAGAACCATTCTTAAGTTCAATACCGATTCGTGCTCGGGTGCTCATTTGAGAGTTGTTGCTTACATTACTAGGACACTCTCAGGGGCCCAATAACCATCAACCACCCATCTCTCTCATACTTCGCACAAGATACTCAGTAAACTGTTCCATCTTCTCTGGATGAACTGCCTGAGGTCTTTCATTGATGGCATTTTTAAGTGCTGCCATTTCTTTCCATTCTTCATCAGTAAGTTTTGCTTGTTTTCCTGATGAAAGGGTCATACTTTTGCTCCCGCGATTATGTTCATATCCTAACAGTATTTAAGAGAGATATGCGATTTCTTAATGTTGTCTTAAGAGTGTTGTAACTCTTCTTAATCATTAAAGAATGTACCAAAATTACCGCGACTCCCAGGTTTTCTATCTTCCAGCATATCCATCAGTTCTTCAATTTTTTTACAATTCTCCATGTCAAGGAGAAGTTGTGATAATTGTTTCACAACTAATGGTTTTTCTGATGTCGATGCAACACGAATAGCAGCACGAAGATGTGATTCTGCTTCCAAAATATGTTCTAAAGTTTGCTTACTTAATGCCATAATTAACACTCATCCATTCCTAAAGGTTTAGTTACTTTTCTTAATTCAAAACTACCATCACCACGGTCAATCCATTCTACTATATCACCTTCCTTAAGTTCAGCTCTCTCAAGTAAATCATCAGGAAACTGCACGAAACAATCGCCAGTAAGACCATCAACCTGAACAGGGAGTTGCCACTTTACTACTTTATCTTTTACTGGATAAATGTCTCCGTCTTCAGTTATATGAAGTTTGGATTCTTCTGACAAATTATTAACATCTTCCCAAAAATCCCTCCAAGCACCCTTACATTCTGGTGAAGGGTCATCTTTATCACAACTCAAAATTTCATTTAGATAATCCTGATATTTGTTATTGTCAACACCACTATTCAAAAGTGCAAGAAGTTCATATGCTTGAGATGTTTGATGCTTGTAAGTGTAATAGTTTTCTTTTACTACACCAACAATCACATCATAAATCTCCTGTGGTGTTGCTTCACTTGCAGACATTGCATCGTGAACCCAGTTAGATAATTGCTCCAATGAATACTTTTTATAATCCATAATCAATCTTTGGGTTTGGGTTTAGAGCACTCGTGGCAGTAGTAAGAGAAACCATCACGAAAGTATTTTACAACTTGATAGTGGTCCTTGTCAAGTGGTTTTTCCACTCCACACTTATCACATATCCTTGTCTTTCTTGATGGACTTTCGAACTCGCTTGAGTTCTTTGAGTTCCATTTTAATATTTTTGTAAGCAGCGTCAGCATCTAATTTGCCTCCCATTTCCATTGCTATAATAATATCCACTCTCGTTCCAAAATGTGCAAGAGCAGTTTCAAATGAATCTAATTCATACATCCCCATTTTTCCAGTTATCAAGAGTCAGAATATCTATACGAGCATCAACTGCATCAATAGAATTCGAAAGTTCATAGAGACAATTACTGGTTTCTACATTTTCTAATTCAAGTAATTCAACACGTTCTTGCAACTCAATCAGTTTGGAATATACATCATCGGGAATAGGTCTGGTGACAAATCTCACAATAACATAACCACTCATACCAAGGAGTAGTTTTATCAAGAACGTGATAAGGATATTCTACAGTAGTTCTTTCCAAAATTGCTCTCCTTTTTGTAGTGCTAATACAACAGTTGTGTGTTCTCGTGCGTGTCTATCAAGGTCTTTATCTTGGAAGTAAATGTTAGACCTTTCAACAGCACAGCGAAAGATGTTAGCCCAAAATTGTTGATTAGGTGTTAGACGCATTATCATTCTTTAGATTGGGATGTGGTGCATACAAAGGCCCAGGATAGTTGCCAGCAAACTTTGCAAGTTCTTGAACTGCTTTTACTGTTTCTTCTGTCTCTTCCCACTCCCAAGAGTTTCCATTTTTATCTACAAAATTGCGAATAGTCATAGTTTTCCTCCAACAGTTGAATCATAAGTTTTATCGGGTGATTTGTCAAACTCACCCTCTTGCTTTGCTTTCAAATACCAACGGGTTGCTCTCACACATTCTTCTTCAGTCAGTGATGTAATAATCCCACCACCGTCAGGATAATGTGACTGCCATAATCCATACTTTTTCTGCTCCACATAGAAAGCATTGTCGTCATAAAATTGTTTACTCATAATGACTTAATTGCCTCTTCAGTTCTACTTGTGTCGAAATCAGTTTGCTGTATAGAAAGTCTTGATATTCATTACCTTCTAAAAGACTGGTAAGATTATCAATCTGTATTAGTGCAAGAATGAGTTTAGTCTTGTCGTTCATTGTTTTTCAGTTCTTCCACACGGTCCATAATGACTTTGATAAAGTCTTCTTCAGTCCAGGTGTTGAGAATACTTTCCGTAGGAGAAGTTTCATCCCAGGTGATGGTGAATGATTTGTCTTCATTTTCAGTTACTTGTATCATTTTTCATAAACTGGTCTTGTGTTGTTACAATGTAAGAAGTATTTGTATTCGGCAAGTGCTCCATAATGCCATTGGATTATATCACATCCCTTATATGTGCCAACAACTTTTGTTTCTTGCGAATGTTCTGTTGGACTATCACCCCAAGAGATAAAACCAATAAAAATAATAACAACTACAACGGCACTAATCACGCCAGCAGCACCACGAAGAAATTCTTTTAGTGCTTGTTTATCATCTTGTGTCACAATTCACTCCAAGGTATTTTGCGGTCAAATAACTTTTTTAGAGCATCTGTAGGTGGGTCTGGATTTTCAATTTTTTCCATAATATAATCATAATCTACTTCTGAGACATAAAATGTATATTGTTGCGGAAATTCACCCAAACGAAGTAATCTTTCTTCACTAATAGTGAGGTTATACCAATCATCATAAGGATAGATATACATCTGATACCACCCATAATTTAGTTCCTCAAAAAATGCACAACGGTCAATGTTGTCATTATATTGTACGAACCTATAGTTGATAGAATTGACCCAATTCCACCAAGAGTTCTCAAACCAAGTTTTAAGTTGTTTCATCAGAATAATTAACGTAGAGATTGTCCCCACCAATGTTTAGATGATACATTTTACCATTGTTGAGATAGATTCCCAACCACACTGCACGACCTTCTTCCATCGTTTCATAGTGTACCATACGAACATCCTCCAGCACAATCTCGTCTGGGTTTTTAACGAATCTACTCATTTCAGCAACTCATCGACATCAACTCGATAAAAGTCCATCGGTTTGTTTTTGCCAAGCAATCCTAGCACATATCCCTCAAAATCGGTAGAGTCTGATTCGTAGATGACTTGACCATGATTATTGTCGCTCTCAGTATAGTTGTCAAGGTAATCAGAGAATGTGACAAAGATTGCCATAGCTCGTGCTTTATCGTGCTCCGTAAGTGTTTTATGTGGGTGTGCCACAATACACATAATAGTGTTGAATAGTTCCTCTGGCGTATAAGAAAACGCAGGTGCTTCTTCGTTGAGTTTCAGTGGATTAGTCATTTTTTAGATTTTGAATTGCGAGTAGTGTTTCTAGTGGAATCCACGCTGGATTTTCGTTTGCGAACTGGACTTGCACTTCCGTCACCTTTTGGTTTAGGTTTTTGCTCCACTTTTCTCTTGTGTTTTTTATTGGGCTCAGTGGGTTTTGCATCACGATAATCAATCTTTGTTTTCCTAGTATCTAGTTTATACCTTTCTAGGTATTTTTGCAAGTCATAGTCGTCCTTAAACCAACAGATTTTCTTTTCATTCATATGTTCTAATCTTACACCAAAAGTTTCATATGGAAACAGTTCAGTGGAAATCATCGGGTGATGTGTTCGTACTCAACCACTCTACCACACTTAAAGTGGATTCTGCAACGTGGCCAATCATCATAGTGTCCGTTCCATTCTGCTGGATAAATCTCCACGTATTTTGTGATGGGATGAACTCTATACTTTCCGTGCTGTCCTGTAGGAATCCATTCATAGTTTAAGAAAAGATGTTTATCGCTATGTCGTGGGTCATCTTTCTCAATAGTCTCAAAAGTTGATGTTCCTTTATAATCACCACACCACAAATAACCGGCAGGGTCTATCCAGAAGTGAGACATCGTACCACTATAACAGTCTTCAATCTCTTTGGTTTGACACTCTACATTTGTGAAGTGTTCTCCAAGGTTATATGAAGAACGAACGTAGTCAAATAATCCCATTAACCCAACTCCACATCTTCTACAAGGTCTTTCAATCGGTTCATAAAGTCCTCATCCATAGGATATACTTTTTCTTTACCAGTCTCAATATCATCCACCATCTGGAGCAAACTATCCAAGAAGTGTTTGGGATAAATCTCATCTTCAAGACTGTCCCAGAAATAAAGAATACACTGCTCTAATGGGTCATCAGAGACAAGAAGTGCATAGTCTTGATAGTTATTGCATATTAAATCGGCCCAGTTCTGAAAGGCATACCAGCAATTGTACCATCCTTGAATGAAACAAGAGTGCCAGTAGTATTCAAACCAAGATAGTTTGGTTTTCTTGGTATTAGTTCCTAGGATTGGTCTAGAGAATATCATTAGAGATAATGCGGTTTTTCTGTATCAAAATGATAGAATTTTACGTCTTTCATGTCAAGGCACATACGCACGGTTTCATGCTCTCTGTGTTCCCTGTCTGTTCCTCTATATAGTCCTCTGCGTTGGTAAGCACAGCACCAGACGTTGTAGTATATTTTTGTCTTTTCATTTTGATTCATTTTTTTTTCTCATGAGCCCATATCTGAACAGTATATCTCAACTGCGGGGATTGGGGAGAAAGTGGAGTAACTAAATGTAAGGTTCTGTTATCATTTAAAACTGCGGTTCCCATTTCGGGTATTACCACTTTCCAATTTTTGTGGTCTGACAAATATTTTTCTTCTCGATTATTCCAATCAATTTCTTTATCGTAATAAAGAAAATTTCCACCCCAGTCAACATCCCAATATTCGTTCAAGTAAATTGTCATTGCAAAAACGTATCCATGGTCGGTATGTTTGGAAATACCCGAATTATACTGCCAAACATTAAACCAAGTAGTGATATCACATTCAACCTCTGGAATATGTGGAGCGATTAAATTGGCAATTTGACTTTTAATTTCTTCACCTGTGCTTGTGACAATACAAGATCCATTAATATTATTTTTAATTCCCTCCGGCCAAAATACAGTACTAGACTGCCAAACCGGAGTTTGTTCTTTTTTTTTGATTTCCCACAAGTAGTAATTACAGAATTCTTTCGATAAGAGATTTTTAATTATTTTCATTTATCAATCCCAAGAAACATTTTGAACAAGAAATCCAGGCATCACATAAGTCCATGCACCTACATCACCAACTCCACCAACTTTATATTTCCATTTATATTCATATTTGTTATGACTGTCCCAGGTCATATAACCCCTTTCTCTATCAAATCGCCCCTTAATTGTCAGAGCAAATTTATTAGAAAAAATGTTACGAGTACGAAGTGCTCCACCGGTTTCGCGAGTTTCAATCACTACACAGGTGTCAGAATATGTTTCATTACCTGCCTCCAACAAACATGGAGTTTCATAACGGAATGGCCGATAAGTTTTAGTCTCTTGTGCGAAAGCAGGAGAAGAGAAAATAATAAAAACAATAGCAAATAGTTTTTTCATCCGATTACACGATAACAAACAGTAGCATTACCCTTACGGGTTGGTTGAATGTGAGCGAATGCAGAATAACTTAAGTCAATATCTGCATGAGAATATGGACCCCTATCATTGACGCGAACGATTACCTGTTTTCCATTGTCTTGATTTGTAACTCTAATCCTACTTCCCATCGGAAGATATGGGTGAGCTGCAGTCCAACGATAAGCATCAAATCTTTCTCCATTTGCAGTGATTTGACCGTGGAATCCGTCACCAACCCCATAAAAAGTTGCAATTCCACAAGTAAGTCCAGCAATTAAAGATTCTACCATATTATGAGAAATTATAATGAACTTCGGTATAAAACTCTTTGGAGCACTTGGCATTAGAAAGTTTCATCATCACTGGAGGAAGGAAATAAGCACACTCAGTTAGAAAATCTTCTTTACTGAGAAACTTTAGACCATACAGCATCCAAGTGCCAAATTGTTTATGAAACTTTCTTACAGCACGATATTGTTTGCTTGTGACTGGAACATACTTGCTCTTGGCCTTTTCAAAATCTTCCTTTTCACCTGCATTTGCCTGTGTCATCATGATACAGGTAGTTTGACCTTCACCTGTGCCAAAGTATTCAGCAATCATATACACCCAATGTTCATCCACTGGGAATACATCACGACCATACTTTTGCTCGTATTCTTTCATGCAAGCATCAGCAACCAGTTGGAAGTTTTCTTTCTTCTTTGCCTCCAACTCTGCTTTCAACTCTTCCTTTTCAGTTTTAGCAAGCTCTTTGAGAGCATCAGAATACTTTCCTACAGCACCACAAGCAATCTGCATTGCTTTGATTCTTTCGTCTTCAGTCATTCTTTCCTCTTTTTCAATGTCAGCGAGTTGTTGAAGAGCATCACCATTTTCATTCTGTAGTTTTTCCAATGCTTCAAGTGCTTTGTTTTCTGCTTCTCGTTTTGCTGCTTCTTCAAGCATTTCTTCGTGAGTCATTTCTTTGATGTGCAATTGTGTTTCTGGTGTTTGGACTTTTCCCCAAGAACTATCATCAATTGTGAGAGTTTCTTTTCCTTTATCATAAAACCATAAAATACGAATGCGGTTGAGGTTTTATGATCGTAGTAGTAATACTCTTGAAAGACTCCACTCTCAAATGACTCAATTGTTTCATCAAGTTCATCACTACCAGTTGAGTAGTAGCAGTCTAACACAAAATCAGAATATTCACCAACAGGTCCACAGAACCTATCACCAAACTTTGTAATGTCTTTATCTGGGAAGAGTTCGTAGTAGATGTCTAATACTTCCTGTCCGTATTCTTCTAGGATTTCTTCAAGAGTCATTGTTCCCAAGCATAAGATTTCAGGAGTTCGTTGTCCTTTTCCAACTGCTCTATTCTATCACACAATTCGGTGATAATGTGAATTAGAGAACGATAGTCAATACTCTCAACATCATCTCCATTCTCCATATCAGCATAGCATGTGTATAGGAGTTCTTTGGTAAAATTGCGTTCAGTCATACACTCCACTCCCTTGCTTCCCAATCCATCAAACACATATCAGTTTGCTGTTTATCAGTATAATTCTCATAAGCATATTGACGACACTCTTCTTCAGTACCCTCAAATAGCATTTCATACATCTTGTGGTCTCCATCATAGGTAAACTTATAAAGTCCCCACTCATCATAGCAGTCAGGAAAGAAAGGCATTATCGTAAGTTCCCATAAGAAAGTTCTTTGATTTCTTCTTTATTCAAAGTTTTACAATACCCAAAAGTATTATAATCCTCACCAGCATCAAAGACAAAAACAGGAATGTTTCGTTCTTTACAGATTTCTTTGAACTTATTTTCATCAAGTTCAAATTTCCCAACATACTCTACATTTGGATACCTGTCCCAAGATACTACAAGTCCTTCAGGATAATAACTCCATTCAAACTCACTAAGTTCTTTGATAATGGTTTCAACTTCTTCTATGTTTTCGGGATTGGTGTAAATTCTACCATATCCTTTGTATGTGAAGGCAGTCATCAGGTTTCTGTGTGTATGAGAGTATTATAAGGCATCAGGGCACAGAGTTCAAGTGCCCTTGTTCCAGTTTGCGAAGTGTCCTTATGATATTCTTTTTCTCTTGGAAGTGTCTATACCTCTGTTTCTTTGATAGTTAGTAAGTGCCCCAGCATTAGTAATATGACCTGTTTCTAAACACAACCATTTTTGTGATGCTACATTTTTACCTCCAATTTTACCACCCTTTCTACCATTTTCAGTCATTTGTTCTTTACTTTGCCCGTGAATACCAATACCGAGTTCATAAGTTCTATATCCACATTTCCTTCCACTTTCAATCATTTCTTCTTTGGTTCTTCCGTGTATTCCTATTTTATTTTCATATGTAATTTTACCACCTATTTTACCATCTTCACTCATTTTTTCTCTTGTTCTTCCGTGGGCACCAACTCCAAGTTCATATGCTCTTCTACCTCCAATTTTTCCATAAATTTTACCAGTTCTTTTACCATTTTCACTTCTTTGCTCTTTGGTTAATGAATGAACTCCCAATCCAAGTTCATAACATTTATTACCACTTCCTCTCAAAACTTCTAACGAAACAATTCCACCACAATTTTCATTTAGACACCATTTATCCATATTGAGAAATGGTTTTATTACTTTTGTCTCAACTCTTTTTGCTTCCAACCACCCTTCATCTGTAAAGTCAAAAAGTTGAAGTATTTGTTTCTTTGGAGTATAAAGTTCCCAACACCACTTGTTTGTTTTTGGAGAACCCCAATACTCTTCACCAAATGCTTTTTCCTTATGAATTCCATAATAGTAATATGGAACTTCTTCAAAGGTAATTTTATACAAGTATATTCTTGGACTTTGTGAAGTCATAGTTCTACTCTATAGGTCGCAATACTATTTATACAAGAAAAGGAGCATTTCTGCTCCCTCTCTACCTATAATGCGACCTACAGGCACTATTATTTATCTACCTCAAATTACCTCTCATCATTTTCAAACACTTTTCCCACTCATAACTGTTTCTATCACTTGAAGGTGGAATAAACTCTTTAGCAATCCTATCTACAAGAACATCAATAGAAGCATCAGCATCTAAATCACTATCAACAGTAAAAATGTCCTCCCACCATTCCCACAGGAGTTCTTTTAGAGTGAGTGGTTTGTTCTTCTCTCCCCATTCTTTGATAAGGTCAAGAGAGTTCTTGAAGTTCTTATCATTATCTTCTTCATCAATCTTTCTTTGAAGTTCTTTCCACTTTTCTGTTTGTTGTGCCTCTCTAAATGCTGTCCTCATTCCTCTTTCTGTTTCTTCTGGTGTTTGTGGTTTCAACCAATCTAATGGGTCTTTATCGGGATTTTCCTCACACCATTTCACACTCTCACGGACAGCATCCCATTTTTGTTCTTCTTGATACTCTCCTACCTTATAATCCTCTTGTGCAGCATTATAACCTCTCTTAAAAGATTTCCAGCAATTGAAATCATCAGTAGTTTTCAGTTCATTTGGATAAACCCCATAATTATCCTTAAATGCTTCTTCTACTGGTGATTTTGTTTTTTCCAGTTCCTCCAAGAATGAGAGTTTCTTTTCAAGCATTTTGATTTGTGCTTTTACTTCTTCAATTTCAGTCATTCTTCACCCATTTACAATCAAAACAAATCTTCATCATAAACCTCACAAACCTATTAGGCACTCTTCCTTCTTCTGGAGTATACATTATTCCAACACCACCAGGACGATTGCCGAACATATAGCAAGTCCAGTTAGATAATTTTGGATTGCCAATTTTAACTGCTGGGTATTGTGTTTTATACAATTCTTCAGTCATTTCTCACTCCACATAATGATATACAGGTTCGTTGTATTTTCTCAGTAGTCGTATTGCTTCTTGTGCTTCTTCAAGTGTTTGGAATGTATCATTTGAGTAGGGATAATACTTTTTTTCAGTAAGATGATAATATTGAATATAAAAATAAGGTTTCAAAGTTTTCAAATTGAGGTCTTCTACAATTCGGTAATCATAAACTTTCATTATTTCCGTGCCTCCCAATAACGACCCTCTGGACCACAAGAATAATCAAGTTCTTTCCATCGTTCTGCTCTCAACATATCACAAAACCTATTTTCATTACCAGTCACAGGATTTTGTGTTGTATTTGGAGAGGCACAAGTATCATAATGATGAGTTCCATTGAGAATATGGGAAACCCAATCCTTGCGATACCACTTACAATCCTTACATAAAAGAAGTTCAGTCATCAGTTTTCCCCACATTCAAAGTCAAGGTATTCTACCACAGGTTCTCTCAAAAAGTTACAAAGGTGCCACTGTGCTTCTTCAAATGTAGAATAATCACCATCCCTATATTCGTCTACAAATATATTATACCAGAACAATCCAAATCTTTTGTGTTGTGGGTAGTATCTGGTTGAGTGTCCGTCTGT